CTGAAGAATTTAATAAAATAGGTATATATACATTATATATAAGACCTGTAGAAATAAGAACCACTATTACAGATTGTGGTGTATTATCATCATTACCCAATGTTAAGGGTATAATCATCGACTTAAATGGGGTACCACAAGAGTACCGAAATAGATTTATCAATCAAGGACTAATTGGTTACCGTATTGAATATTTAAATAGTGACGGTACTAAGATACCTAATTTTTATAGAGTTGTTACATCAGCATTTTATTGTGAACCAGTAGTAACTAATTTAAGTAATAGTTCTCAAAAGGCGATAAGATATAGATATGTTGACGGGGGAAGTGATTTAATATTTTGTACGGTATCACCTTCAAGTGCACCTTCTAATAAGGCGAATGCAACACCATTTATTGGGCAACCTAATCAAAATATTGTTATGACTAACACATTCTTTAATCCAATTAGTATGGATATTGAATTGGCTGAACATGATATTGATACGTTAGCAATTGCGCTTTACGGTAATCAAACAAAAAGTATGGAAGACGGAATTTATACTATGTATGATAGTAATCTTAATATATACAAACAATATAACTTATATGAGATTAGAGATGAATTTAACGATTTATTATATGAGGTTAGACAAGATAGGGACGACAACATAGATTTCAGTAAAAATTTCAATAACATAACCAACTAAAAATGGCGACAAACAACAATAAAAAGAAGTTTTTTTATCCTCCAGCACCTCCAAGTGCTGACCAATCATTTTCACCTGACTTAGTTGGGTTGCAGGTGGTTGCAGGTGGTGGATTAACACAGGGTAATTTTGAATTTTCTACAAATATTGTTGAGAAAGTTAATAGAACATTTGAAACGGGTGTTTTTAGTAATCCCATATCTTTAAACGACCTCGATGTTGGTAGTATTGAAGAGTCTAAGGCGATTGCAATAAAAAATTATAGAGTTTATCCAAATTATGATATAAGTCAGGTTACTAATTACGCTCTTTATGGGTCATTACAGAAAAGACTATCTACATCTATAACTAAAATAATTAATTTTTTTCCAGCATCAATACAAGTAAATAAAGTTTCGTTACCATCATATTCTACGGCTAATACCGCAAATAATATAACATTTGATAGTGTCGAACAAATTACGACATTTACTATGGATGTCACTAGATTTGATAATCCGTTTGATATAGATTATTCAGTAAATGCTGCTCGTAATGTATCAGTAAGACCATATCCAACGAGCCCATTAAGGGATATGAATACCAATTACAACAAATATGCTTTGTATGTTAATGATATGGAAACTGAGTACCCATTTGTTAATTTTATGGCGTCTCAAAATGTTTCTGCGGGTACAATTACTGTAAGTGTAAAAGGTAACCCATTTAGTGGATTAACCGCATCAACAGATACGCTAATATTAAGACCTACATCATTTAATACTGAATTTACATTTAAAGAAGATTTTGATGAAATTGAGGATTTTTTACTAAATAGATTTAGTAATCCACCGTATACTGCTATATTTGATATGGTTGAAGAGACCGATGACGGACAATTTGTAAAACGTAAAAAAAGAGTAACATGGCCTAAATTAGGGGTGTGGAATTTAGATATATCAACAATAAGATTTGACAATTACTTAACACAGGTTAGTGAAATTGGTGAAGTAATAGATAGATATAAAACTGATTTAATAGTTAGATTTTTAACTACAGGTGCCTTTAAAGACTTTGATACAGGAGATAAAAAAGTTGAAAAAGTTTTACAATTATACGGTAGGAGTTTTGATGAGTCTAAAAAATTCATAGACGCATTATCTTTTATGAATTCAGTTCATTATACCCCTCAAAATGATATACCTTCAGAATTATTACAAAATTTAGCACAAACTTTAGGTTGGAATACTAATATATCACCAATTACTAACGAAGATTTCTTAACATCAATATTTGGAACTAAAAATAAATCTATATATCCTGGTTTTCAAAATGACCCGACACCGAATCAGTTAAATTTTCAATTTTATAGAAATTTGATACTAAATTCAGCTTACCTATTTAAATCAAAAGGAACGAGACATTCTATTGAGGCGATTATGAGGATGGTAGGGGCACCTAAAGATTTAATTGAATTCAATGAAATAGTATACATTGCTGACGGCCCAATAAATGTAAAAAGGTTTGAAGGTGAGTACTTAAAAATGTCAGGTGGTACAAAAGTAGATGACGTACCCGCTTTAGACCCTAATGTAGTTTATAATATACAAGGAGTATCTTATACTGGATTTACCACATCAAAATATGTTAGTCAAACAGACGCCACAAGAGGGGATTACCCTATGAATGAATATGGTTACCCAAGGAGACCTGTAACAAATAATGAATATTTCTTTGAAAAAGGTGCTGGTTGGTATATTGAGACACCTGACCATAGAGCGATTGAAAAACTTGATATCACTAACTCTACATTTACAGGGGCTAACCCTAGTATACAAACATCTTTAGAGACTTTCACGTATGGTCAAAAGTATTTTGATAGATTTAGAAAGTTCCCATATATGGATATTGGTTTTGGGTTAACTAGAACTATTGATAATAATAAATCATGGGATAATACTGAAACGGGTATTAGGAGAAATCGTGATGGTGCGTATAACGCATATTATGAGGTGTTTGACGAAAAATTAGTACTTAACGCTAAAAATGTTGAATTATATTTAAACATGGCACAAGGTATAACCTACGATATATGGAGAATGTCTAGACGTTATGGATATCCATTTCCATCATCAGGTTTAACATCGCCTTATCCGTACCCTGGAGGTAAAGATTGGACCGTTATTAATCCACTACCACAGGAAAAAACATTTTTCGAGTTCGCTCAAACGTTTTATAATACATTAATAAATGTACGAAACAGACAGACTATTAGTGATGGGGCTGCCAACAGTTACCCAACATTACAGTCCATATATTGGAAATATTTACAATCGGAATCGGCGGTAAATATACCTTCAAATCAATACACTTATCAGAAGATGATTGATTTTACTTTAGGTATTGGTGATTATTGGACAAAATTAGTTGAACAGATGATTCCGGCCTCTACAATATGGATGGGTGGTCAAAAAATGGTAAACAATGTCTTACAAAGACAAAAACATGTTTGGAGAAGACAGAGAGGTTGTCAACTTATTCCTATTGACTGTATCCCATGTGTATATTATGGCCAGTTATTCGATAATGATTGTATTGACGAAACACTAACGTGTGATGTTAATATAAGTTCTATACCTACGATATTAAATAATAGTGTTAATAGTTGTATTAATAAATCGGGGTACACTATTAATAATTGTATACAAAATACTTTAATTAGTGACTGGTATGTTGATGTAAGATTAGACTCTACAGTCTTAGTACAGGAGATATTTTATACGGGATATGGTGCACAAGATTACCCAACATTTAACATGTGGATTAATGCGTTGAATGATAAGTTACAGTATTTATATCAAAGTGGTTTAAACTATACTATAGACAGTAATAATATTTTGACAGTAAGTAATACAGGATGTGACCCTGAATTCACAAATAAAACTCTAACAGTAAACGTTGGTGTAAATGTAAAAATCAATTGTAGCTAATGGCAACTTTATATTTTAAATTAGAACAAATAGCGACTGTAGGTTCACCAACTACAGGTTCTACCGTATATATGGCTTGGCCCGATGCAGCTACACCCGCAGGATTAAATAGGGCGTTTACGGAGAACCATCTCCTTACTAACCCTAATACAACTTGGTCATTTAGGTCAAGATATTGGAAAGTTACAAATTTAGGTTCAGCAACAATCCCTTTTGATACTCAAATGGTTACAGGTGAATATTGGAATAAGGTATCAGATACTTCAGTCGCGGTTTATATAGGTTCAACGTTTAATATTAATACAACATTTTTCGCTCAAAACTATATTGATATAATAGGTCCAAGTGGTACGTTTAAATCTCCTAGATACAGTACTAATTTTTATAGTGCAAATACGTTTAATGATTTATCAAAAGTAATAGGTGGTGCGGATACTAATAGGTATGATTTTATTTTTTTAACAAGTGTAAATGATTATAGTCACATAACTAATAATGGGGTTTTAAATTATGATTTTAATAATGCCAGTTCTATTACATCAGACTTAGTAAGTGGTTTAGGTTCGTATTACGTACAGATACCTTATTTCGCAACAAATGCCAAAAACTACTTTAACGGTTTATATGATGGGTGGGTTACAATGTCCGATGATTGTTACGGTAATTTAATAACAGATTCGAGTGGTGTGCAATATTCTGGTGATATGAGGGATAGGGTAGAATCATATTCTTCAATATGGGGGGGTCCGTGTTTAAAGCCTAATAATGTTCAACAACCCTATTCAGGTACTTTAGGTGTTGGTTATTACGACATAGTATCAAATTGGTATTCTAATTGTTCCGATTGTGTTTCTAATAATCCATTTAATAATATATATAAATTTCAACCATCTGGTAATGATTGTAACGGGGTAAATCAGGGTCAAAGCCCTTTTAGTGCTTCAACGTTAACGTGGGGTAACCCGCTTGGAACTGGATTTATAACGCCGCAATTCGTTGAAAGTAAGACGTTCTGTTTTGGTGGTGAAACGGATAAAGTTGACCAAGTACTAATAAGTACTAATATAACATCAGGACATGAAATAACGAACGTTTATGAAAATTGTGTTGACTGTAATAATAATGTAAATGCCTTAGAGGAATATTACTTTTTTTCAGGTTGTACTGGTAACAAAATATTTAGATTTAATGTTATAGATTTTGATAATGATTTTTCAGGACCATTTGCAATAGGGAATACCTATTTAATTGAAAATGTAGGTGGAGTTAATGGGTGTTATAATAGAATTAATGAACCACTTTTAGAACCTTATGTTACTATAATATATTGGGATAATAGTGTTGCTTCAGTGGGGGAAGTAAAGTGTACTGATATTGTATGTCAAGAATCTACACCCACACCTACCCCTACAAATACTCTTACGCCAACACCTACCCCTACAAATACTCTTACGCCAACACCTACACCAACCAATACACCAACTATAACTCCGACAGTTACTCCAACAAATACGCCTACGAATACTCCAACCCCCACACCAACACCAACTTTAAATGTAGGAGCGGGTTGTTTTTCAGGTATTACAGATGGTTTTTATACGTATACGGATTGTTGTGGGAGAATACAACAAGGTAGTGAAATAGGGTTAGAGGTATGTCTCGATACTAGTGCTCCAATGCAAGGAGTACAAATTAGTGGTGACGTATGTGTTATTGGTTGCGATGAAGGTCCGATAACTTATAGTTTTGAAGTTACAGGTACTTGTACTAATCCTAAAGGTGGTGTTATATTAATAAGTCCTTCAGGTGGTACAAAACCATATACTATTACAAATACGTCAACTACTGCGACGGGTGGATTACTGTTAGTTCAACAAACAGGTAACGGACCATTTATTTGGAGTGGCGTTGACGAGGGTAGTTATGTCTTTTTACTTCAAGATAGTTCAGGTGGGGTTAATCAAGATGTGGTTGTTAATGTTAATGTTGAAGGTTGTTTTAATGTTACTATAACTTCTTCAGGTACGACATGTGGAAATATCAACGGGGTTGTAACGGTTACAAATGATTCAATATCTAGCCCATTTCAATATGATTTATACGATACGGTTTCTGGAATTATTTTTCAGTCTTTTAATAGTTTTGCAAATACGCAGACATTTACAAATATTGGTCCTGCAACCTACTACTGTATTGTTACAGATTTTGGAGGTGCAACTGCACAAACAACAAATACAACAGTTGTAAGTACGAACCCAATTAGTTATAATATTTTAGTTGTTCCAGATTCTCCGTGTGGTCCTGGCGTCGGTTCTGCAACTGTCACTAATTTATTAGGTGGTACTCCACCATACACATACTTGTGGTCCAATGGACAAACAACACAAACCGCAACTGGATTATCCGTGGGTTCGTGGAGTGTAACAGTTACAGATTCTGAAGGGTGTAGATTAAGTCAAAGTATTAACGTAGGGTTAGCTGACCCATTAGGTATAGTTTCAACCGTACCAACACAAGCGGGTTGTTTTGATTGTGATGGTCAAGTTGTGGTGACAATATCGGGAGGTACTTCACCATATACATACCAAAATAGTGCGGGTGAAGTGATAACTTCGAATAATTTATCAGAGTCATTTACAGGGTTATGTGGAGGTTTCAATAGTACTCTTATTACAGATGCTGGAGGTTGTTCTGTTACAGCATTTCAGTCTATACCTTCAACTGCAGGTTTCACCATTGTTAATATAGGGGTTACTAATTCCGATTGTAACGATGATGGTTCAATATCGATAAGTATATCAGCACCTGCGGGAACTTTCACTTACGAGGTTACGAATGGTTTAATTACTGATAGTATAACTACTAGGTCACAAAGCCATACTTTTAATAACTTATCTTCAGGTACATATACGGTAACAATTGTATCTCAAAATGGTAACTGTACATATAGTACTGATAAAACTATAAGTAATAATGTTAAATTTAACGTTAATAGTACTATCACTGATGGTACTTGTGGTGATAATAATGGAATAATAGATATTAATCTAACTGCGGGTTCTGTTCCGTTAGAGGGTCCATTTGATTATATTTTAACCGATGTTAATACAGGTTCAGTTGTTTATTCCGTAATTGATGACCCATCAAATACTCAGTCAATAACTTCACTGGCACCATCAACGTACCTTTTAAATGTTATTGATGTAAAAAATTGTACGGTCTCACAAAACATAACAATCGCCCCATCAATAGGAGTAAACTTTATAATACTTCCTACTGAATGTGTTTCAGGTAATGATGGTATGGCAGATATTAGTATTAGTGAAGGTGTTGGTCCGTTTAATATTCAATGGAGCAATGGTGAAACCACGATGTCAATTACTGGTTTAAGTGGTGATACATATACCGCAACTATTACTGACAATAATGGTTGTAGTGCTACGGAGTCAGTAACTATTAACTGTAATAATCAAATTGTTGAATGTTATGAAGTAAATGAGATATGTGAAAACGATTTCATTACCACTTCAGCGGGTATTAGAGATTTTGGTTCTATGTTAAATGAGGGTTACCTTGATTTAACTGTTGGACATGAGAATTGTACGTTGGTAAATGCTGTTTTTTACACTATAGTTGATTTTTCAGGTGGTACAATGACCCCTCCTTATCACGTAGAAAACCCATTCTATACCAGTACAAATTTAAATGATTACCCTAGTGCTCAAGAATGGAGAGATGCAATTGATGAAATACTGAAAACGATACCACAAATTGAAAGTTTCACATTAGATATTGACCAAAATTTAATAACAATTATTTCAGATTGTAAAGAATTAAAGAATGTATACTTTAGATTAAGTACTAAAATTGTGTATGATATATGTTGTAATGATGTTACGCCGACTCCAACTCCAACACAAACTAGTACTCCGACACCGACACCGACAACCACTCTAATTCCAACGCCGACTCCAACACCTACACCGACAACATTACCTTTAGTTACTTGTATTGAGTCTCTAACATTCATTGTTGAATATAACGAGTTTGGGTTAAACGGGTCTCAATGTCCTGGAGGTCATACATGTAATAGAGGGGTGTTTGATATTACGGCAAATGGTATAACTATTGGTCAGGTATCTATGAATAATAATGGAGGAAGCACCGACCTTCTAAATTACCCACCTGATTCTACTTTAGTAGGGGGTCCTGGTTATCCTGGACAAAGTAATAGAGATAGATATAATGCAATTCCTGTATCTTCTATAGATGCTCAGGCTATCGCCGCGAATTCCCCTAGTGGACTTATTGACTTTGATTTTGTTTGTGCATGTATATTTTCAGGACCTAATCAAAACTGTACACCTATACCTCAAGCTGCGTGTCACCAAGATGTTAGTTGGGTTAGAGTAATAAAAGACCTTAACTTATCTACTGAAGAAGTAATGTATAATGATTGTCCTGTTGGTAATTTTATTACGGGATTCGACCCATGTGATACGACACCTCCAGGATATAACTCATTAGGTTTTTTCTTCGGACTTCACGGAGGAGGTTCCTCACAACCATGTAGTAATTTTAATGGTGGTGGTATTCCAAACGTTGAATATTTTACAGATGTTAGTGTATCGACATTTTTAGATTGTCCAACAGGAAATTCGGTTTATGCGTTTACTGGTGGTAACCCTAATTCTTATGTACTGTTAGGTAACGGAGCATTTGTTTCAGATACGGGATGTATTTTTAATGTTAGTAACGGTGTTGTGACAAGTTTCTCACAATGTTTAGGTGGTAATTGTAGTGGAATCGGAAGTGGTTGCTAATAATTTATAAAAATAATAATATATTCAAGTGATAAAACTAAAAAAAAATAAAGTAAATAGAAATCTGTATTTTACATTCTCGCAGTATTTATATAACAAATGTATTAATTAATGTCTCAAGTAATAATAAGATTAACTTTAAGTTCAAATGCTGTTGGACCGTTTGATATTCATACGGGTTCCACTGCGACTGTGCCTATTAGAACGGGTATTACTAGAGACCAAATAGTTGCGGGTGTCGTTTTAGATTTACCAGGTTCAGTTGCTGGTATTGAATATACTATTTTTGTCGTTAATAAGCAACCGGGGTGTAACGATGAGACAGTATCTAAGAAAATTGTTGTTTATGACGATGTAACGCCCACTCCAACTCCTACTAATACGCCTACAAACACACCAACTAGTACTGTAACCCCTACTCCGACACCAACATCAGGTCTTATTCCAACTATAACTCCTACGAATACTCCTACGAATACTCCTACGAATACTCCGACTAATACTGTAACCCCTACACCAACAGTAACATCAGGACTCACTCCAACTCCAAGCCCAACTAATACTGTAACCCCTACCCCAACAGTAACATCAGGACTCACTCCAACTCCAAGCCCAACTAGTACTGTAACCCCTACACCTACAGTAACATCAGGACTTACTCCAACCCCAAGCCCAACTAATACTCCAACTCCAAGCCCAACTAGTACTGTGACCCCTACACCTACAGTAACATCAGGACTTACTCCAACCCCAAGCCCAACTAATACTCTAACTCCTACTCCTACAGTAACATCAGGTTTTGATTGTGAATTTATAGTTGATGGTTCATTTACAAATATTCCAACACCAACACCAACTAATACACCAACACAAACTCCAACTCCGACAGCGTCAGGTTTAGATTGTGATTTTGTGGTTGATGGTTCATTTACAAACGTTCCGACACCAACTCCTACTAACACCCCTACTAATACTCCAACACAAACTCCAACCAATACTCCTACTAACACCCCTACTAATACGCCGACTAATACTCCAACACAAACTCCAACCAATACTCCAACCAATACTCCTACTAACACTCCAACCAATACTCCAACAAATACACCAACTAATACCCCAACTAATACTGTAACACCATCTCCTACTTCAACTCCTGATGCAACTATAACTCCTACCCCTACTAATACCCCAACTAATACTCCGACTAATACTCCTACTAATACCCCAACCAATACTCCTACTAATACCCCAACATTAACTCCTACAAATACACCGACTAATACTCCGACTAATACTCCAACATTAACTCCTACTAATACTGTAACACCATCTCCTACTTCAACTCCTGACGCAACTATAACACCTACTCCAACGAATACACCAACGAATACACCAACGAATACTCCAACTAACACACCTACGAATACTCCAACACTAACTCCAACACTAACCCCAACACTAACTCCAACACTAACTCCAACACTAACTCCAACTAACACACCTACGAACACTCCGACAAATACGTCTACACCTACTAACACTCCAACTAACACTCCAACAAATACACCGACTAATACTCCTACTTTAACACCAACAAATACTCCAACTAATACGCCTACGAGTACTCCAACTAACACTCCAACTAACACGCCAACTAACACCCCAACCAATACGCCGACTAATACTCCTACTTTAACACCAACAAATACTCCTACTTTAACACCAACAAATACTTCTACACCTACGAACACACCAACTTTAACACCAACTAATACTGCGACAGTTACTCCAACTAACACACCTACAAATACTCCTACAAATACTCCTACAAATACTCCTACCAATACTCCAACTAACACACCAACTTTAACTCCAACTAATACATCGACTCCTACAAATACTCCTACAAATACGCCAACTAATACTCCAACTAACACACCTACTAATACACCTACTTTAACTCCAACTAATACATCCACTCCAACCAATACTCCAACTAACACACCTACGAATACTCCTACTAATACTCCAACCAATACACCTACTAACACACCAACTAACACACCTACAAATACACCTACTAATACACCTACTAATACCCCAACCAACACTCCAACAATAACGCCAACTAATACGTCAACCCCTACGAATACTCCAACCAACACACCAACTAACACTCCAACAAATACACCTACGAATACTCCAACTAATACCCCAACAAATACACCTACGAATACTCCAACTAACACACCAACAATAACGCCAACTAATACACCTACAAATACGCCAACTAACACTCCGACACCAACTAATACCCCTACAAATACGCCGACTAATACTCCTACGAATACTCCAACTAATACCCCTACGAATACTCCAACCAATACACCAACTAATACACCTACGAATACTCCGACTATGACTCCAACCAATACTCTAACACCGACACCTACTCCATCAGGTGTACCAGGAGAAACACCTAAGGCTTTATTATTTATAGTTGAAAACTCTAATAACAATGCTTTTGCAACCTATATGAACAATCAAGGTTCTTCTTTCTTTGGATTTGGATTCGCCTCTGTACCACAAACGGCTACAGATATAACAACATTTATGGATTGGCCAGGATTCTATAACGGTACAGCACCTACTGTAATTGAGGCTGATATACCTCAAACGTCAGGTGGTAATGATTCATTTGGTAATACAATTAGTCAATATAATTTTGTAACTACTGAGGTACCACAAGGAACTGCGAGTGGTGGTTGGTATTATTGGTTAATACCACAATCTCAGTTAGGTGCATCCTCTAATAGACAGTTAAGTATTGGTTATAATATTAATTCGGACCCTAATACATTAATTTCTTCGGGTATGGAACCTACAATATATCAGTATGGTGGAAATTATACGGGAGTAAATTGGCCGGCTGACACATATAGCATGTATAGTTCATACTCTAATCCAGCATTTAATATAGGTAATAATAGTACCGATGACCTATACTTTAAAGGTAATGTTGTTGGATAAAAAAATAAGAATTAAAAAAACTAATACTAAGGTAATACCAAAGTATTTATAGTAATAAAAATAACGATAAACGTAACGAATGTCATTCATATATAAAAACCCAAACATAGGAAATACCTTAAGTGAACCAAATGTAGTTGTTAGGTCATCCGTTATTGGTACTAACTATAGTGTCTTAGAGACAGGTGGTTATAGGGAAGTATGGGGATTAAAGGATTTAAATTTTCAAACCTTTGGTGGTTCGGGAACAATTGAAAATAGTGGTAACACTATACCAATTAATTATTCAAAATCTAATTTAGGGTTTATACCTAGTAAGGTCACAATCGATGAAGATGGAATATCTTCAGGAAGAAGAAGACTTGGTATGCAAGTATATGTTCACGAAACAAACCTTGTTTACCAATACGTTATAGAAAATTATGAACAATTATTTAATGCCGCTAGTGGGTCAACACAAGAAGTTGCGAGTAAATATGTTATATCTGATAATACTGCAGTTGGATTAACTTTTGTTAACGCATGGTTAGACTCATCAATAGAAGGTGTAAGTGGAGTAACACGAGCAAACGCCAGATGGAAAATATTTTATGGTACTGATATTACTGTAACAGGTGGTACCTATAGTAATGGTACTGCTGCATTTACTAATAGTACCGGAGGAACATTTAACGTTACAGGATTTACAACAGGTGGTACAGGGTCATATACAGGGTGGACGGCATCTGGTGATAACGTACCTACTACACCAATTGAGGTTGTTGATGGATTCACTTTAAATTTCACGGGTTACCAAGAACCAGGAGGAGCGGGTATAGCTACCGACGCGGCGATTAACCCTGATGAAATGACCATTGCTTTAATAAATAATGGTGGTGGAGCAAACGATAAAACATTTTATAGGGGTGATGGACAATGGCAACAACCAACTGACACTGAATTAACGGGTGGTACTTATAATAATAGTACGGGTACTGTTGAGTTAAAAAATAGTGATGGTTCTGTAGTTACACTAACAGGTTTTACAACAGGGGCTACTGAGGATACATATGTGACAGGTATGTCATATAATCAAATAACTAAGACATTAACGTTAGGTTTAAATGATGGTGTTGATTTTAATGCTGGAACATTTGCGGCTGAAGTAACAGGGGGTACTTATTCAGGTGGTTCTATTACATTAAATAATAATGATGGAACAACTTCACAAATTACAGGTTTAGAAATATTAACACATATTGGATTAGTAAATGATTCTAATGTTTCGGTTAGTGGGACAACTATTGATTCTGTGGATACTACAACATATAGAGCAGTGTTCTTTGATTATGTGATTGATGATGGTACTAACTATAGGGCTGGAACAATACAAGCGGTATGGTCGAGTACTGATATAGATTTCAATGATTTCTCAACGGTTGATATAGGAACAACTAATAATTTTTCATGGGGGATGGAATTGAATGGTAACGATGCGTTACTAAAAGCCAATATTTTAGGGGGGACCTGGAATATCAGGATAATTAAACACATTATATAAAAAAATAAAAAAATGGCACACGAATTAGTAGCAAGAAACGGTTTAAGAGTCTCAGGAAGTACATTCCTTGGAGACGTACAATTAGACCAATCATTATCGTCTACTATTTTAGCGTTAGACCCGTCAAATAATGAAGTAAATTTTTTATCACTAGCCTCGTTTAGTGGTGATACTTTCATATCAGGTGGTACACTAAGCGGAATAGGAGATTCGACCCTTGTATTAACAAATAATCAAGGAGGTACAATATCAATCGCTGACGTGAATATTCACGTAACGGGAGGTACATTAAACGGAGGGACAGGAGCACTGACCTTTACAAATAATCAAGGAACGGACTTTAATGTAGAAGTAGCTGCGGTAACAGGTCTAACCTATAATAACGATTGGGATGTCGCATTAGCGGGATACGGTACTTTAGGTACTAGTCCAATTGAATTACCATTCATTACAGGAGCAACTCTAAATGGAGGGTCACTTACTTTAGAAATAAATCAAGGATTAGAATCTGACATCGTTGTTTCAGGTTTTGGTACATTAACAGGAGATACTTTCGCTACTGGCGGTACACTAAGTAGTTCAGTATTAACTATAGATTTAAATGATGGTACTGACTTTGACGTAACAGGGTTCCAATTTAATTTAACGGGTGACCAAGGTGTTGGTCAAACTGTACAATTAGGTGTGGCGACTCCATTACAAATTATAGGTGGTCAAGGAATAACAACTGTAGGTTCAGCACCAAACATTATAACAATAGATACTGACCAACCGTATGTTTCAGGTGGTTCAATAACTAATAATGTAATAACATTAAATACCGTATCATCTACAGGTGTAACTATAGGTACGATAGATGCTTTAACTGCGGTTACTTACAGTAGTGCGTGGGACGTAGCGTTTGCAGGAACAGGTACACTTGGTACGACACCGGTGGCATTACCATTTATCACGGCAGCGACACTAAACGCGGGGTCACTTACTTTAGCGATAAACGATGGTTTAGAGTCCGATATTGTAGTTTCAGGATTTGGTACATTAACAGGTGATACATTTGTGACGGGTGCTACTGTGGATTACCCTGAAGCGACTTTAACAAGAAATGATGGTAACACAGTTCTAATTGACTCAGAACAAACAATAAGAGTCACATCGTCAGGTGGTGGTACACAGGTTTTATTTAGTGTTGACCCATTAGTATATGGAGCGGTTCATGTTGAATACTTTTTATCTGAAAAAGGTGGAGGAAATGGATACCGTTCAGGATTCTTTACTGCGGTATTTGGTAAAGACCTTGAAAATACACCTACAGTAGAATTTGCTGATTGGTCGACTGTTGATTTAGGTACGTCATTGGGTGTAGTTGAGCTTGACGCAACTGCAAATGGTGAAATAAGAGTCGTTGCAGGAGCAGCTCAAAATATGGACTGTGTAGCGAATACAAGAGCGGTTAAAATATAATTAAAATAAAAGTTATAATAACCAATGTTATTACTTAGAATATCTATTTAATAATAAAGAATAATAATTAAAATTTTGAGGGAAGTCCTCCTTCCCTCAATAGCCTTAAGAAAAAAAAATAAAATGGCAAGAGAGTTTGTAACAAGACATGGATTATCGGTAAGTGGAAAGACATTTATCTCGACAGTTGACTTAGATGTTAACGTCAACTCTATTTTAGTACTTGATGGTACTGAGGTAAAGTACAGAGATATTTCAACGATACCTAATACCAACATATATACAGACGATGGTACACTTGATAGTAACCGTATTGTCGACCAAGATACTAACCACCTAACATTTAGTGGTGATTCAGGAGTATCAATCGGTACAGGGACCTCGTCTCCTGTATGTGCCTTATTAGAATTAGCGAGTGAGAGTCAAGGACTTTTAATTCCGAGAATGACTCAATCACAGAGACTAAATATAAGTAATCCCCTTCCAGGTTTATTGGTGTATTGTACAGATAACACAAGTAACGCTAAAGAGGGTATGTTTATGTATAAATCTTTAGGATGGGTCAATGTATTGTAACAGCCTTACTAATAAAATAGGGATAATAACCAATTAAAAAACAAAATAACAATGGCAACAAATGGTTTAAATTTACAAACTTCAGGTTTAACGTTCGCTACGGGTACGGTTGATAGGATGATTATCGACGCGGCTGGACAATTTGGTTTCGGTACAATTGCACCGAGTACAGATTTCCACGTAGACGCGGCAGGTGTTAGGTTTGAAGGAATCCCATCGTCAAGTTCAAATACGAACTTTATGGTGGTAGATGGCAACGGGGTTGTCGGAACACGTAGTGATATCGCTGTTGGTACAGTAGTCACAGACGTAACCGAAGCTTCAAATGTAGTATCAGTCGCATACAATGATATCGCTGATACCACATTTACTATCGACGCATTAACAAGTGTAGCTTATGATACTTCATGGGGTATTGCACAATCAGGTACAGGTACAGTATCAGGTAACTTTGAGTTACCTTTTATTACTGCAGGTACTTACAACGCGGGTACGATTACTTTAGCGATAAACGATAATTTAGAAAGTGATATTACAATCACAGGTATTGATGGTACTGATACGTTCGTAACTAGTGGAGCAATCAACTCACCAGCGTCAGGTACATTAAGACTTACAAGAAATGATGGTGCTAACATAGACGTTACAGGATTCCAATGGGCAACTACAGGTGACCAAGGTACATCAACAATGTATAACGGTGATAGACTTAATATTTTAGGTGGTACAGGTATTTCAACTGTAGATGATGGTAGTTTAAGTATTACAGTTACACTTGATGATACGGCAGTAACTGCGGCATCTTATGGTGACGCATCAACAGTGGCAACATTTACAGTTAACCAACAAGGTCAATTAACTGCGGCGGCTGATGTAACAATTGATATTACAGCATCTCAGGTTTCTGATTTTAATACTGAAGTTTTGGCGGATGTATTTACGGCGGGTAATTTTGTTGATTCTACAGGTGCAGCGGGAATTGATTTCACAGTAAGTGCAGGAGCATCAGTAACGGCATCTTTAGTGAATTCATCTATTAATACTGCTGGTACTTCAGGTACAGGTTCAGTTGATTTAGGTGGGACATTAACATTCTCATCTTCTGATAGTTCAGTAGTAATTGCTGATAACGGTTCAGGTACATTAGACTTTACAGTAGATGCTTCACAAGTTTCGGATTCATTCGTAACAGGAGCAACATTAAGTACGGGAACATTAACATTATCATTAAGTAATGGTAAACCTGATGTAACTGCTTCAGGATTTCAATTTAACTTATCTAGTGATAGTGGTGTTGGACAAGTAGTTGAATTAGGTGGTACTCTACAACTTTTAGGTGGAACAGGTATTACAGGTGTAGGTTCAGCAACTGACACAGTAACATTCAATCTTGATAATACGGCAGTAACTGCGGCATCTTATGGTGACGCATCAACAGTAGCGACATTTACAGTAGACGCTCAAGGTAGATTAACTGCGGCGGCTGATGTAACAATTGACATTACAGCATCTCAGGTTTCTGACTTTGATAGTGAGGTATTATCTTCAGTGTTTGAAGTAGCTAATTTTGTTGATTCATCAGAAATTGACTTTGCAGTTAGTGCGGGAGCATCAGTAACGGCAGAATTAATTGATGGTTCTATCGGAAACGCAAGATTAGCTAATGATTCACTAACATTCGCGGGAACTACGGGAACTAATTCAGAGGTTGACTTAGGTGGAACTTTGACATTTGTTTCTACAGACGGTTCTGTATCGATATCAGGTGGTGGAGCAGCAGATACACTTGATATAAGTGTGGCTGGTTCAGGTTTAGAGAATATCTATACATCTAACGGTACATTAACAGGAGCGAGAACGGTTACTCAAAGTGGTAATGCATTAACCTTTACAGGTGGTGATGTTCAACTTGGTGGTGGAGATTTCCATTATGATAGGATTAACTCTAATGTTGGTATCGGTACAAACACACCAGTAGTGTCATCGGTACTAGAATTATCATCAACTACTCAAGGTTTCTTATTTCCAAGAATGACAGAAACTCAAAGATTAGCAATTGGTTCACCAGCAACAGGATTGATGGTTTATCAAACTGATGGTAGAGAAGGTGTATATATCTTTAAGTCATTTGGTTGGGTACAAGTTATCTAATTAAAGATAAAAAAAATCAATATAAATTGTATTGAAACTATTTATCAATAGACTATAATTAACGGGAGAGATTCATTTCTCTCCCATAGCCAAAATAAAAAAAAGAACATGGCCGACAACGGACTATATTATAATAATACGACAGGGTTAGATTTAACTTCAGGAGGTAGTGAACGAATAAATATCGACACTAATGGAGTGATAGAATTTAATGGTAGTTATTCATTTCCAACAAGTGATGGTTCAGCTAAACAAGCTTTATTGACTGATGGTAATGGTAATGTTGATTTTAGTACGATACCAAACGCTTCACTTGACAATTCATCAGTTACGGTAACTGCGGGTACTCTATTAGATGATGGGGGTACGGTATCATTAGGTGGTACTATAACTTTAAATGTTGACCTTTCAGAATTAACTACGACAACTGTGTCGAGTAACGCTGACTTCTTCGCTATTGTTAATTCATCTAATAGTCAATTTAAAATTGCTCCAGGAAAAATAAATTTATCAACATTTAATAATGATGCGGGATTTATTACATCTGCGGGAAATACTAATATATATGGTTCAAATGGTACATTAAGTTCAGCAAGAACGTTAAATCAATCAGGTAATGATTTATTATTTGCGGCCACAAGTGCTGAAGCAACAAAAATATATAAGTCTAATAGTAGTGTCATTACTGGCACCAGACCAAGATTATTTCTTGAGGCGAATAATTCATACACTACGGTTCTTCAAATACGAAGTAGTTCCAACTCTACCACTAATCAAATTGAAGGTTATGACCAAAATGGTAAACAAAATTTTGAAGTAGACGGTTTAGGTAATTTACAGGCTACATCTAAGTCGTTCTTAATACCTCACCCAACTAAAGATGGTTTTAATTTAAGACATGGTTCATTAGAGGGTCCTGAACACGGTGTTTATGTAAGAGGTAAATTAGAGAGTAGTAAAGTTATTGAGTTACCAAATTATTGGTTAGAATTAGTCGATGAAAGTACAATAACAGTACAGTTAACACCTATTGGGTCACATCAAAACTTATTTGTTAAGGATATTGTAGATAATACCGTAATCGTAGGGAATTCAAACATTTTAAGTTCTAAAGTTAAGTGTTTTTACTTAATACAAGCCGAAAGAAAAGATATTGATAAGATGTTGGTGGAGTATCCACAAGGAGATAGTTCAATATAGAACCAAAATTAATAGAAATAATAATAAAGAGGTTTAGTCCTCTTTTTTTATGCCTTTATAAATCTCTAATAATCTGAGACTGTCATTTAATTTGGATTCTAAAACTTCAAGCTCTTTCGGGTCACTAGTTTCTATAGAGGCGGTATAATAATTAGTTTCCGCTTCTTCAACTATTTCTGTTATTGTTCTTAATAATTTCATATCAATTATAAATATCTGAAAATGGTGTTTAGTTCTTTACAATTGATTTTTTTATATGATTTTTTAGTATAAGAATAAAATATAAACTTTTAAATAAAATAAAAACAATGGCTCGTAAACCACAAACAATTTTTGTACAAATAGCCGCATATAGAGACCCTGAATTAGTTAAGACTATTGAGGATATGTTGGAGAATGCTAAAAAACCTCAGAATTTAGTGTTAGGTATTTGTAGGCAATATCACCCTGAGGACGGATTTGATAACTTAGATAAGTATCGAGACGATAAAAGGTTCCGAATTAGTGATGTACTTTATACTGAAGCTAAAGGAGTATGTTGGGCTAGAAATCAAGTTCAACAACTTTATGGTGGTGAAATGTATACTTTACAAATTGATTCTCATATGAGATTTGCACCGAATTGGGATACGGAATTAATAAAGATGGTCAAAGACCTCCAAAAATTAGGTATACCTAAACCATTATTAACGGGTTATGTGTCGTCATATGACCCCGATAATGACCCTAAAGGTAGAGTTATGGAACCATGGAGAATGGCTTTTGATAGATTTATCCCTGAAGGTGCGGTCTTCTTCTTACCTGAAACGATACCGAATTGGAAAGATTTAGATATACCTGTACCTTCAAGATTCTATTCGGCACATATGTGTTTCACTTTAGGTCAGTTTTCTGAAGAAGTACAACATAATCCAGAATATTATTTTCACGGAGAAGAAATATCAATAGCGGTAAGAGCGTTTACGTGGGGGTATGATTTATTTCACCCACATAAAACATTGATTTGGCATGAGTATACTCGTAAGGGTAGAACTAAACAATGGGATGACGATAGTACGTGGGGAGAAAAAAATAGTCATTCGCACTTAACTAATAGAAAGTTATTTGGTATGGATGGTGAAAAACAAGAAGGTCACGAAGGTATTTATGGATTTGGTACTGAAAGAACTTTAAGACAATATGAAGAGTATTCAGGTTTACTTTTTTCAAAAAGAGCGATACAACAACATACTATTGATAAAAATTACCCACCAAATCCAGGTATTAAAGATTTTGATAGTGAGGAAAAGTGGTTAGAAAGTTTTTCTTCAATATTTAAACATTGTATAGATGTTGGGTTTGATAAAGTACCTGAAAAAGATTATGAATATTGGGTAGTCGCATTTCATGGAGAAGATGATAAGACTTTATTTAGAAAGGATGCGGATAAAAATGAGATTAAACGAATGATGACTGACCCGGCAGGTTACTGTAAAGTTTGGAGAGAATTCCCAACCGCTGAAAAACCTAAGTATTGGGTGGTTTGGCCATTTTCAGAGTCTAAAGGTTGGGGTGAACGAATAACAGGAAATTTATAGTGTAGATATATATGGCAAAATTGAGAGTACATATGTTTCAAAATGAAAAATGGGGTAGGTATCATTTACCTTGGTATAAAAAATTTATAGAATTTTTAAAGCAATTTTCAGAGGTTGAAGTAGTTAATTATAATAAAGATGGTGGCACATTTAGTGGTAGAATAGATTTACAATCTAAAGTGGGTCAATTTGGTAATAATCCACCATTAAGTGATGTTGATTTTATTGCAGAAAATTTAGATAATGGCGAATTTATTGTCATAACTTTTACTAAGTATTTCACATCGCAAGTGGTTCATTATCTAAAAAGTGATAAATGTTTAGGTATAATGTCAGCACATTTTAGTAGGAGATATATTGTTGAACACTTAAAAAAAAATAGACTATTGAATAAGTTAGATAAGGTACATCCATTTATTTTCGGGTTTTTTCAAGATTTTGATGTTAATAAACACCGAGAAATTAGAGATAATACTGATATCTTAAATGACAAGTTGTACTTTAAAGGTGGTGGTTGGAAAGGTGATGAAAAAACTGCGTACCGAAATGTTGTTAGACTACTATATGATAAAAAATATTTAGACCCTAATAATATACATATTGATACTTACCTTAATCAATTAAGTAAACAAAAAATTGCATTATCTCACTATATGGATGTTGATATGTTTAATAGTGCTAATGAACACCCTGGTGAGCTTTGTTATAGAGATATTGAAATGATGGCGATTGGTGTTCCGTATATAAGAATAGAATATAAAAGCGAGATACATGAGGCTTTCATACCTAATTATCACTATATAACAATACCTAGAGAACACGCATTTTTAGAATTTGATAAAAATGGTCATGAAGGTGTAACAAATTTAATTATTTCTAAATATAACGAAGTAAAAAACGATGACGAATTTTTAAAATTTATAAGTAAAAATCAAAGAGATTGGTATGATAAAAATATGAGATGGCCAAAAAGTGCGGAATTGGTCATTAATAAATTAAAATTAATATAATAAAAAAATGAAAGGACATACTTCATATATTTCAAAAATAACACCAAATTTTAGACTAACAATGCAACAAAAACCGGAAGTTAGTGGTGCTTTTGAAAAGTTATTAAAAGAAATTAAACCTAAACAAATAGTGGAAATTGGAACTGCTGGCGGAGGGACAACACTCTCAATAAGAGAAACTTTAGATGAGATAGGGTTAGAAAAAACAGATATTAAATCTTTTGAAGTTAAAGAACATAAATGGTTTCCAGAAATGAGAAAGAGAAATATTGAAATTATTGTTGAAAATATTTTTTCACATTCATATAAAGAGATTGAAAAACCAGAAATGGTTGAATCTTTTATTGGTCGAGAAGGGACTACATTAGTATTATGTGATGGAGGAAGTAAAGTCAATGAATTTATAATCTTATCAAAGTACTTAAAAAGTGGAGATATTATAATGGCTCACGACTATGTAGATACTAAAGAAAACTTTTTAGAGAATTATAGGGATAAAATTTGGAATTGGAGAGAAATTGGGGAAGAAGACATAAAAGAAACATGTGAAAAATATAATTTAAAAAGTTTTATGAAAGAAACTTTTGATAAAGTTGTATGGGTTTGTAAAATAAAAGAGTAATGGATAATATCACGATAGTAACAGGTTTATGGAATATAAAAAGAGACGAATTATCTGAAGGATGGTCTCGAACGTTTGAACATTATTTAGAAAAATTTAATCAATTTTTAGATTTACCGTATAATCTTATAATATTTGGTGATAAGGAAATTGAAGAGTTTGTTTTTAAAAAAAGAACAAAAGAAAATACTCAATTTATAGTTAGGGACCAAAAATGGTTTAAAAATGAGTTTTATGATAAAATTTCAGAAATAAGACAATCAGAAAAATGGAGGGCTCAGGCGGGTTGGTTAGGTGAATCGACACAATCTAAATTAGACATGTATAACCCTCTTGTGATGTCTAAAGTATTTTTAATGCACGACGCTAAGATAATGGATAGGTTTAAATCGACTCATTTATATTGGTTAGATGCCGGTATTACGAATACTGTACATTCCGGATATTTTACCCATGACAAAGTTATTGATAAGTTAGGTAATATTGATAAAATAACATTTATATCTTTCCCATATAAGGCTGAAAATGAAATTCATGGGTTTAATTATAAAAAAATGTGTGAATTAACATCGTCTAAAGTAGATAAGGTATGTAGGGGAGGGTTTTTTGGTGGTCCAGTTGAGTCTATATCCGATTTTAATAACCAATACTATAATTTAATGAAAAGTACGTTAAATGAAGGTTATATGGGTACTGAGGAATCTCTATTTACGATATTACTTTATAGACACGCTGATTTGTATCAATATTTTCCAATCGAAAGTAATGGTTTAATAAGTAAGTTTTTTGAAGACGTGAAAAATAATAAACATAAAGTTTTAAATGAATCTAAAGTGGAATTAAAGAGTAACGATTTAAATATTAATAATGTTGGTTTGTATGTTATAACATTTAATAGTCCTAATCAGGTTAAAACATTAATTAAGTCGATGAATCAATATGATAAAGATTTTATCGAAAAACCTCAATGGATATTATTAGACAATTCTACCGATTTGAAGACTACTCCTGAATATAAAAAATTATGTGAAGAACACGACATAATTCACGTTAAAAAAGATAATTTAGGTATATGCGGTGGTAGACAATGGGTTGCCGAAGATGCGGAAAATAGGGGATATGATTATTATTTCTTTTTTGAAGACGATATGTTTTTTTATCCCAAGAAAGGTGAGGTAGGTAAAAATGGTTTCAATAGGTTTGTTGACGGGTTATATAGAAAGTCGCTACATATTACTAAAAAAAATAATTTTGACTTCTTGAAGTTATCGTTTAGTGAGTTTTATGGGGATAATAGAGTTCAGTGGGCGTGGTACAACGTTCCTCAAGAATTTAGAGAAAGTCACTGGCCTGAAAAATCAATTTTACCTGTTCAAGGATTGGACCCGAACGCACCTAAGACTAAATTAACTAAAATAGACTCCTTTAATGGTGTACCATATGCTCATGGTGAGATATATTACTGTAATTGGCCTCAATTGGTCTCTAAATATGGTAATAAAAAAATGTTTTTAACTGAAAAGTGGGAAAGACCATTTGAACAGACTTGGATGTCATATATTTTTCAAGAAACCGTAAAGGGTAATATAAACCCCGGTATTTTATTACTTACACCAACAGAACATGACCGATTTGACCACTATGATGGTAAATTAAGAAAAGAGTCATAATAAAATGTCACAAAATCGCTTATGCGATTATTTATATAGAAAGTATTTAGTTATATGGTTGGATATAAAGTAGGTCAAAAAGTTTTATTACTTGATGGTACTCTTTTGAATATTGAAGATGTTCAAGAGGGTATGTCTCTGCAAACTATTGTTTTACCTAATGATGGTGACGTTCAAGAAGCTAAATATTGGTCAAGTAAAGAAATTAATGAATTAGAGTTTACTTCATCTGAGGTAAATAAAGTTTCCACAGAAAATCAAGATTATATAACCATTAATGAACTATCTTTAAGGGATAAGGAAATACTTGTATATAATACTTTAAATAAAACTTTTGAATTTAAAAATGTTAATAATTTATACTTAGGTGATGACCACAAATTAGTAAGAATCACGGAAGACAGTATATTGTTAGAGAATATTTATAGTTATGAAAAATCCACCAATAAGGAGGATTTAATTTCAATTAGTTTACACGGACCATTTCATTATTTATTAGACGGATATGTTGTACATAATGTTGGTACGATATGTATTCAAAATTGTGATAGTTCATTTAACGTCGCATGTATTAATAATACTATGAATCTAGCGGTCGGATTTAATGGTTTTATTGATGGTAATGGTTCGTGTTGGATACCTATAAGTGATTGTCCGAGTTGCTCGCCAACAGTATCTTTTATTGGTACAATACAATCAATGTGGATAGGTAATGGATGTGTAGATTGTCCTGGTGATTCAGGTACGACACCTATTACACCAGGTGATACTCAACAACTTAGTGCCGCATGTAAAATAAAATTAAGAGGTTGTGACCAGATAACGGGAGTATGTCCCTCAGGTGAATTAGGTGGGTGTACGTATCCTTTAGATGGATTATGGGTTACGGTACAAACGCCTTCTTTATTTCCTTGTCCATTTATTGGTCAGGTGGTTACGGTAAATAGTCCGGCACCGAACGATGAATGTTGTTATCTTGTTACAGATGTTGATAGTAAGGCGGTAAGTAACACGACTGTAATTATCAACAGTGTTTCTGAAGACTGTACGGATTGTTGTACAGGAGAGTCTCCATCCAATACTCCGACTCCAACTCCTACACCTACACCAACGGTACCTGAAATAATCTACAGTAGATATCGTGCGGCAAAATGTTGTGACGACACTTTCTTTTTGGATGTAGAGGCACCATCTTTTACTGTCTTAGGTTCCACTTTTGTGATAAATAATGAATGTTACGAACTAGTCGCACTTGGAGGTAATGGTGGACCACAAGTAAATCCCAATTCAGAACAAGAATGTAAAGACTGTAAGTTGTTATTTCCATGTTCGGAACCATCTCCTTCCATTAGTCCAACTCCAACACAAACACCAACACCGACAACAACTGTTAGTTATAGGGGAATAACACTGTATGACTGTTGTACAAGTATACTAAGTAAAAATATATTAGTTCCCTCAGCTGATGCTGGAAATATAGTAGCAAATAACAATGTTTTTTTTATTGATAATTGTTGTTATTTCGCTAATAATGTTGGGGGTGATGGTACTGATGGAGTATTTAACTCTCCCGATTTTGATGATTGTGATGAATGTTATGAAAAAGAGGTTGATTGTAAATATTGGACAATAGAATTGGAAGACTGTTGTACTGAAGAAAGAATAGTTGTAAAATTAACGGTACCATGTAGTGACGGAATTACAAAACCTAGTGTACAATATGGTGGAACCCATTTAAAATGGTTAGGTGATTGTTATGAGATTACGGGTGAATCGCAAGGTGGAGCAGGTGAGGATGGTAAGTTAATTCCTGATGATTTATTTAATTCTTGTGAATCATGTGGTACTTGTCCGTCAGATACACCAACACCAACTCCGACAAATACCCCGACTAATACACCTACCTTAACTCCAACTAATACCGCAACGGTTACACCAACTAATACTCCGACAAATACACCCACATTAACTCCTACCTTAACCCCAACAAATACGCCAACAAATACTGCAACTGTTACACCTAGTAATACTCCGACATTAACACCAACAAATACTCCGACGCTAACTCCTACTTTAACACCTACAAATACTGCAACTGTTACACCTACAAATACTGCAACTGTTACACCTACAAATACTGCAACTGTTACACCTAGTAATACTCCGACATTAACCCCTACAAATACTGCGACAGTCACGCCTACAAATACGCCAACATTAACTCCAACAAACACACCTACAAATACTCCAACAAACACACCTACAAATACGCCAACATTAACTCCAACAAACACACCTACATTAACTCCAACAAACACATCTACGGTAACGCCTACATTAACTCCGACTAATACTGCAACAGTTACACCTACTAATACTCCTACGGTAACACCTACGAACACTCCGACTCTGACTCCTACAAATACTGCAACTGTTACACCTAGTAATACACCTACATTAACTCCAACTAATACTGCAACACTTACACCTACATTAACTCCGACTAATACTGCAACACTTACACCTACATTAACTCCGACTAATACTGCAACACTTACACCTACATTAACTCCGACTAATACTGCGACAGTTACACCTACAAATACTGCAACTGTTACACCTAGTAATACACCTACCTTAACACCGACAAATACCCCGACACTAACACCTACCTTAACTCCAACTAATACTGCGACAGTTACTCCAACAAATACACCTACATTAACTCCGACTAATACTCCTACCTTAACTCCGACTAATACTCCTACCTTAACTCCAAGTGTAACATCAACGCCTGATGCAACCATAACTCCTACACCTACAAATACACCAACATTAACTCCAACTAATACTGCGACAGTTACTCCAACTAACACTGCGACAGTTACCCCTACAAATACCCCTACTTTAACTCCTACAAATACTGCAACTGTTACACCTACTAACACCCCTACATTAACTCCAACTAATACACCATCGTTAAGTCCTACATTAACTCCGACTAATACTGCGACAGTTACTCCTACAAATACTCCTACCTTAACTCCAACTAATACACCTACATTAACACCAACTAATACACCTACTTTAACTCCGACTAATACTGCGACAGTTACTCCTACATTAACGCCAACTAATACCGCTACGGTAACGCCTACAAATACGCCGACAATAACTCCAAGTGTAACGTCAACGCCTGATGCAACTATAACTCCTACTCCTACAAATACTCCTACAAATACTCCTACAAATACTCCAACAAATACACCTACGAATACTGTAACTATTACGCCGACTAACACACCGACTAATACTCCATCGTTAAGTCCTACTAATACGCCGACTCTAACACCAACAAATACGTCTACGGTAACACCAACTCTAACTCCTACAAATACACCTACATTAACACCAACTAATACACCTACAAATACGTCTACGCCGACACCTACATTAACGCCAACAAACACATCTACGGTAACTCCAACATTAACACCTACTAATACTCCGACAATAACTCCAAGTGTAACCTCAACACCTGGTGCGACCATAACGCCAACACCAACTAACACTCCTACAAATACACCGACTAACACACCAACTAACACTCCTACAAATACACCGACTAACACACCAACTAACACTCCTACAAATACACCGACTAACACCCCTACATTAACACCAACAAATACTCCAACGAATACTCCGACTAACACCCCATCGTTAAGTCCAACTTTAACACCTACGAATACTGTAACTAACACTCCAACAAATACACCGACTAATACTCCATCGTTAAGTCCTACTAATACGCCGACTAATACACCTACTAATACACCTACTAATACTGCGACGGTTACTCCAACTAACACCCCTACATTAACACCAACAGTAACTTCAACAGTAACTTCAACACCAGCTGAGACACTAACACCTACTCCATCTAATACTCCGACATTAACCCCAACAAATACCCCGACACTAACTCCTACTTTAACTCCGACTAACACTACTACTGTTACACCGACTAATACTACAACTGTTACACCAACTAACACACCCACCTTAACTCCAACAAATACACCTACGAATACTGTCACTCCTACTCCAACTATAACACCAACCTTAACACCTACGAATACTGTAACTCCTACTCCAACAGTAACACCAGGACTTAGTCCAAGCCCAACACCAACCAATACTCCGACTAACACTATAACTCCAACTAATACACCAACTAATACAGTTACACCAACATTAACGCCTACACCGACAAGTACGTTAATTAATGATTGTGATGCGATAATAATAATAGGTGAGGATATTAAAGATATTACTCCAACACCTACACCTACACCTACTTCTACGCCGCAAGCGTGTATAACGCCTGTTGGTGGAGCGGTAACATTTATAATAGATGATGGGTATTTTGATTGTGGTGAAGTTGCTAGGTTAACTAATTGTGACCCTAATGGTAGAGAACAAGAATTTTATGTTACTGCACCAATACCTTATACAGGTGGTACTGTAACATCAGGTACAACATTCAATGGTACTATAGATGGTGTGGAATATTGTTTAACGTATGAGGAGGAAGTTGATGGTTCATCAACACATATTTTAACTTCTGTTAATAGTATCGATGCCGATTGTTTAGAGTGTACAACACCTGACCCAACTCCATTACCTGAAATTATTAGCGTATATGAAAGATGTGGTGGTGTCGGATGTGTTGAGACGGATATTTCATTTGGTGAGCAAACAGACCCTGACGTAATTATTAGTAATTGGGTTAGATTTTCTAATTTTGCGGGAATTAACTATCCTGGGGCAGGTGAATCAGGGTTACAAATAAATGGAACTATAATCACTAATGACCCTAACATGTATTTTTATACGGGAGCCACAACACCTCCATCGTCATCTAATTATTTAGGTGTTTATAGTTATCCGATGTTCGAAGGTGAAAACACTGGGCCTTCAGGTTTATCACAAAACAATGCGGACAGTGGTAAATTCTATTATAATGATTTTATTAATAAATTTGTAGTTTGGTATAATGTTAAAGGTGCTAGTAATGGTTGGAAATGGTCAACATGGAATCCAACACAAGACACAGGATTAGCATATGGTAATCCGACAGCTACAAGATTTTTAACTACATCAAGTAATTGGTCTACATCCTCTTTAGCGAATAGTAATCTAACCGTTAGTGGTGTATCTAATACAGTTGTGACGGCAATCAATAAAATTACAGATGCGGGTGGAGTTACAAAAATGATTGAATGTTCACAAAATAGTGGATTAATGAATGGGTTTTACTCAACATGTGGTTATAATGAATATAACCATGAAGTAACTTTGGGTAGTACTGCGACCGATAATGATACTATAGGTCTTGTTTTAGCCGCATTTAAGGATGAGAGTGGAGTGTATGGTCCTTCAGGTCAAACACAAACGTTATACCTTATGTTAAACGGTGATAATAATTTTGCTAGAATAGTCTTCAATCAAAATAACAATACTCAATCGTTTACTGATGGTTCAGGTAATTTCAATACTATAGTATGGAAAAGTACTTCACCATTTGGTTCGGGTAATTACAATAATAAGGGTCAAATTAGATTTAAAGTTATAAAAACCAATACAACTATTAGCATATACAATACAGGTAAAATGGGTAATGGAAGTGGGCAAATACCTATAGGTTCAACTAACCCATATACGTTATTAGTTTCTATAGATTTAACTGATGATTCGACATGGACAGACAAACCTTCATACGCCGTTGGTGATGAGTTGGAAAGATTTACGGGAGGTACTCGATTTGGTTACTTAACCTCATCACAACGACAAACTCAGTTTTATGATATAGTATTCTCAGGTACACAACAAACAAATACTGATACATTATATGGATTAAATGTTGTTAATCCTGGAGCTAATAATGTTTCAACATTTAATGAAGTACCAGGATGTTGGGAATATGTTGAAGATATAACAGGTTACGTAGGACCATCATACTCGTTAAGTTTAGATACAGGATACCCTAACTGTACTCAATGTCCTAGCGACGATGCACCATTACCATCACAAAGTCCGACACCGACGCCAACACCGACACCTACAACTACACCAATTGATTCGCCAACACCTACACCTACAACAACGACCACACCTACACCAACACCTAGTTCACAACCAAGTGGTGAATTTAGTGCATGGATTTCGGGAGGTGCTATTCCTTGTAATACGTTCTGTGATATCGCTTACTCTATCAATACTCCGATGACTTACGATGGCGTTTTTTACCAGCCTTCATTCATCTACGGATTACAAGATTGGGGTGGAAATCAAGACAACCCTGCATGGTTTGCTTTTAGGGTCGATAATGGTGATGGTCAGACAGGGGAAGGTAATGATAACACTTACAGAGTAGCTAAAGTAGAAAAGGAGACATCAGGTCCAAATACCGGAGTATATGGTGCAGTTACCTCACTATACGGTGGTGAATGTTTCGCCACAGGTGACGAAGATTGTATACCTCTATAGATATTATGAATAAAAAAAATAAAATTGAAAGAGAGATAAATACTTATAGTAAAATAACATATTCACTTAATAATGTGAGTGATTATAATAATAGAATAGAGAATTAAATGAGTACAGTAACAATAAATAGCGCATCAGGAGTATCACCATTTCAAATATGGGCGGCTGATAGTTGTGATGTGTTATCCCAACAAACATATCTTGGTCAGGTGGCGACTAATGCTGATTTTCCTGCGACATTTAATTTACCAACAATTTATGAAAATATACCGTTTTGTATTAAAGTTATAGATGCTGATTTATGTGTAGTTTGTGAATGTTTCGGGTTCGGACCATCACCTACACCGACAGCGACACCTACTATTACACCAACTAACACTCAAACCCCTACGCCAACACCAACACCTAGTGGTACGGGTCCATGTTTAAATGCAACTTATTATGATGGCGTATTTGAAGGTAATGGATTTACGGAAACAGTCAGGTATACATTATCTACAACGTTATTTAATGGACAAAATCAATGGATTTCACCAAATAATGGTTCAATACAGTGGACAGGTGTAAGATGGGAAGTTTCAGGTTGGAATTTAGCTGGTGTAACATTTTATAATCCAGCGCCAACATTCCCTTCACCTAATACAACAAATTGGTTATACCAAGGTTGTGTAAATGGTGCGACATGTAGTGTGTCTTTTACAACTGAGGGATGTGGTTTTCCAACACCAACACCTACTCCAACAAATACTGCGACACCAACAAACACTATAGACGTAAGTCAAACACCAACGGCAACATTAACTCCAACATTGACTCCAACTAATACACCGACAGTTACATCTACACCTGATGCGACTTTAACGCCAACTCCAACTAATACATCAACCAATACACCTACACCAAGTGTTACATCTACACCTGAAGCAACTTTAACTCCAACACCTACCTTAACACCTACTTTAACACCTACCTTAACACCGACAAATACCCCGACACTAACACCTACTTTAACTCCTACAAATACTGCAACGGTTACACCAACGCAAACACCAACGAATACGCCAACCAACACACCTACTAATACGGTAACCCCTACTCCGACAACAAGTAGTGAGGTAATTTCAACTTATGAAGCTTGTGTACCTTCAATTGCTGTTAGTGATTTAATGGTTAATCCAAATAAATTTAATGTTATAAATGTAGATGATGATTTTGTTAAATTTAATTTTACAATAACAAATGCTAATGGAGCAACATTCGATATACAAGATTGTTATCAAAAAGTTGTTTATGATGTTACCGCACCAATACTTTCTCCGACAGTTAATACCATATTAAGCGATTGTAATGGTGGTGGTAAATGTGGTACGATAAACGTACTACTCGAAGGTTGTGTAAATAATGAGACTATAATTGTACCAATGAATCATAATTTAGCGAGTACTCTTATTGTTGGTGATGTTATAAGTGCTGCGGGATTAGCGAGACAATCTAGTTTGTCAGCGTCAATCGTTCCATCACAAGGTGTTAATACATGTTATACCGTAGGTGGTCAAGCGACTAGTATTACTTCAGCACAGGCAGTTACAGTAGGAACAGATTGGTCGTCACCAGGTTATAAATATGCACAAGTTACGGACTGTACCGATTCTTATTGTGGATGTAAAAGTGGATTTACGGTTACTAACATTGGCAGTGGAACGGTATCGTTAATTAATGTAAAACAATGTGATGGTACTGCAATAGATTTAGAATTCCCACAGGGTGATACCGTAGTCAGCGATTGTATAAACATGAATGTTTTTTGGGTAATTGCGGGTCTTAGTGGTACTAACCTCAGTATCTCAGCAGGAGGAAATTATAATGATTGTACTTAAAAAATAAAAAAATGGCAGGATTAACAGGAAATCAATGTACGATAATAACCATAATACCTATGGAGGTAGAGTGTAATGTCACTAATGCATCTTCACCAACGGCATCCGATGGTAGTGCCATAGTTCAAGTATTTGGTGGTACCCCTCCTTATTCTATAACATGGAATAATGGTCAGCAAGGTAATACTTTAACTAATTTAACGCCAGGTATATATTTTGCTACTGTTGTTGACTATTTTGGAGATTATGTTAAAAAAACAACGTGTGTTGTAGGTAGTAGTAGTGAAACAGTTTACAAGTTTATTACATGTCCAGGATTTTCCTCTCGAACAATTTATGTTTCAGGAGCGACTTATGAACCACCATTCCCAAATTTCAAACCTACAATTATTTTTAATGAAATACCAGGATGTTATGAGTTTATTGGGCCTGTTAATTCATCAGGGCTTGAAGTATCTGCCTTAACAATTAATAGTTCTTATACTACTTGTACTGTTTGTAACCCACCCACACCTACACCTCCTACACAAGACCCATTATGTTTGAGTCATAGTGAACTAAATCAACAATATAATTTCACACCTAACGGTACTGATAATAATGGTAATTTCCAATGGTTAGATACTGTAAATGGTCTTACTTTAACATATAATGTTACGAATGGTTGGTGGGAAGTATTAGTATGGACCTCTATTAGTGGTAATCAAGGCGTAATGAGACTAACTCAGAGTCCTCCACAATTACAACCAATAGGAACGTGGCAAAATCAAGGTGTGCCACCGACAAAGGCAAATTGGGTGATGGTAGTAGGGACATGTTCAAGTAATTTAACCAGCTTATCCTTAAGTGTCACTCCAATATCACCACAATGTGAAGGTCAATTGGGTAGTGTATTAATGAATGCTAATGGAGGTTCATCACCTTATAGTTATGTCATTCAAGGTATAACGTCTTCTCAAGCAAACAGTCAATTTAATAATGTTCAACCAGGTAGTTATGTCGCTCAAGTAACGGATAGTTCAGGTAATGTTGCAACTGCTAACTTTACGATTAGTCAAGGAGTGGGTGCGCCGTCATATACAATACAACTTAATAAGTTTAACCAAGTGGTGACTAATAACTTAAGAGAGCAAGTTGTTAGTTATCAATATGATGTGGTCGTCACTCCTCAATTACCATCAGGTGTGCAGGTATCGTTTGATTTAGATTTCGCTCACACTAGAACTAGTACGTACCCTGATAATAGTAGTTCTGACCCTGTAACATATGAAAATACGTTTACGGGTAGTTTAGATGGTAATGCGGTAAGTATCAGTTCAACATCACCTGTTGTATTAGGTTCACCACCCTCACAAAATTGTCCTAACTATCAAATTGATATAGCTACATTTAGTAGTACTGGAGATACAACTATTACTATAGACGGTAGTTCAACTTTTAACGGTACTGTAAGTACAACGGTTACATTACCTAGATACCTAAGTAGCGGTTCATGTAATTGTCCTATTACGGGATTAAACAGAACTAATGTACAATTAAAGAATGTACAAATAATTGGAACAACAACCTGTGGAACAATAAACAATATATCAACACCAATAACTGGTGAGTCTACTCAATCGGGATGTCTTCCATTAACGTAGATAAAAAAAATAAAAAATTAGATAATAAAACTATTTATAAAACATGGGATACATAATAAAAGATACCGCCGCATTAGTTAACAGTAAATTAACCGACGCAGGAAGAAAAAGAATTTCAGAAGGAACATTCAATATTTCATATTTTCAAGTTGGAGATAGTGAGGTTTGTTATGACTGTATACCAAATGCTGATTTATCAACTGGACGAGTATTAGATGCTGAGTATAATGCGCAAAACTTATCACCGATACCTGAAAAAAATAAAGCGAATGTTAAATATCCTTTATTGGTTTCAACTCAATCAACAAACACTTATGGTATACCAATCCCTGAACCAATAATAGATAATATTTATAATACTGCGGCGACGTTAGGTTTTTTTACTGGTCAAACTTCATATGACTTTAGTAATGTTGTAGATAATAGTTTTACTGCGTTTACGTCAAGTGCCTATACAATCAACCCTAATTATGTGATACCAATGAATACCGTAAATTACGGTAACACAATTAGTTTAAATGCTTCAGTTATTGATGCTAGTGTGACGGGTAATGTTATTTCTAACCATATAATGACAGTTTATTATTCGGATTTTAGTACACAACCAATAAGTAATAACTACCCTGTATTGACTTATAAAGTTATTGATATTACGGGAAACACTTCAGGAAATACGGGAACTGTAACTGTTAAACTTGATAGACAATTACCTGACTTACAGAGTATGGGTTATGTTGGTGATGCAAGAGTAATATTTTACCCTTCAGGTATGACTGAATTATATGATACTTATACGCCTGAATTTTATTGGAATCAAGACGCAATTAATTTCGAAAGTAATTGTGATATCTCTAACTATTTTGTAAAAGTTTGGAATATGAATATTCCGTGGACAGAAAGTCCTGCTGGATTATTTACTAATGTATATCAAGGGTACGACCAATTTGGTTCTACAGGGTACACGGGAACTAAAGAATATTTAGGGTATAATTCTAATACTGGCCAAACTGATACTGATTCTACATATTATTATAATTCATTTTCTGAAAAAATTAATTTATCCCCATCAGACCAAAAATCTATATCCATAGTCCACTACACTAATCAATCAATTGATAATTTTTATGGTGAGAAATTTGCATTGACAACCACTGATAATCAGTTTCCACTTTCAGGTCAAACGGGTCCTGCACGTAGATTTAGAGTAAATGTTCCGACACTTATGTGGCACAAATCCTCAGGTGGTACGATGGGTCAAACGTTTTATGTTGACCCTGATGGGTTTGCAAAAGAAAAACTATTTAAACCTCATTATATTGAATCAAACGTAAATAATGATATGAATAATCCGGGAATAAGGTATTACCACCTATGGGATGACAATCCTAATATAAACGGATTTCCAAATAGAGTAGGTAAAGTTTGGCCCGACCTAAAAATGATAACTTTTGATGATGATGAAATTATAGCGTCATTAAGTTATAAATCGAATAGAAATTGGACGTTACCCGCACCAAAATTAGGACTAATTGTACCTAATACCTTTAACGGTACGACTGGTAGTGATACGGGTCTTTTATCAGGTACAACTGAATGTTTATGGTTAACTTATAGGTTTAATAATTCCGCATTTACCGAGTCGTTACATTGTAATTATTATACACAAATATGTGGTACAGACCCAGATTGTCCACCTGACACTGCTGATGTAACAGTTAGATTTGGAAATGAGTTTCCATTTTTATTCAGTGATGGTTCACAATCAGGATTTTCGGCTAATGATATTGTACTACTAGCTCAAAAAGTAGTGTCGGGAGAAAAACCTGACCCAACTGAGTGGTATGAGGTAGATGTGACTAATCAAATAAGTGGAACATCAGTTAACGGTAATATAACAGTATCAGGTTTAACGGGTAGTACTTTAATTTTAAATAAGACTATGTACGATGATGCGGTATCGAATGGTGATGTGTATGATTTATCAAATTATATTGAGTTACCTAAAAATAATGACCCAGAACCTACTTTAACATTTGGAGATGAATATTATTTTTATGGTAATATTGCTTCAGACATTCAAGCTACGATTTATGTTATGAATTATAAATGTAATTTAGGTCCCACTCAATTTTTAACTTCTCAAAACCCAACATGGTCAACTGCGGATTCAGCTTACATAACTGAAGTTGGTCTTTACGATTTGAATAAAGAACTTATGATTATATCTAAGATACAGTCTCCTGAAAAGAGACAAGGTATACAACAGTATACTATAAAATTAGATTTTTAATATAATCACATGTCAAAACAAGAATTAAATAATACCCCTAAAGTCTTAGGGTTGGATATATCTACAAAAACTATTGGATGGGCACTATTTGATGAGAGTAGTCAAAAATTGTTAGAATTAACACACTTTTCACCAGTTATAAAACCTAAACCTGAAGAAAAGATTGAAGAACTATTACTTAAGGTAGATGGTTTTAAAGAGAAGATTGAAGGATACAAAGATTTAAATATTGTTAAGGTGGTTATTGAAGAACCACTTCTTAATTCTAATAATATATGGACAGTGGGTACCTTATTAAGGTATAATTCTATGATTTCAAGGGTAATCTACGAAGTTTTAGGTTTAGTGCCTCGCTACATATCAACATATAATTCACGTAAGTTTGCGTGGCCAGAATTAGTTAATGATAATGGAAAAGGTAAAAGAGTTTTATTTGGAGGTCTCCCTAAAACAATTGATAAGAAAGAAATTGTTTGGAAAAAAGTAGCGGAATCTGAGCCGCAAATAGTTTGGTTATATACACGTAATAATACTTTAAAGAAAGAATGCTTTGACCAAGCGGACGCATACACATGTGTTCAAGGTTATATGAAACAACAAGGCCTTTGGTAGTTGATTTTGTAAATACTTTATTTTATATTTAGTCCTATATGGACAATCAAGATGAATTATTGGTAGTTGACTTATTAGTTAACATTTTTGGTGAGTCTCATTTACATAATGAGATGAGGGCTCAGATATCTTTTGATTGCCCTGTTTGTTCACACGATATTAAAGGTTCCGATAAAGGAGACGGTAAAGGTAATTTAGAAATAAATTATGGTCAACACGTTTATAAATGTTGGGCTTGTTCTGAAACACATGGGACTCACGGACATTTAGGTCGATTGATTGATAAATATGGTTCAAAGAAGGATAAACAATTTTATACTTTAGTTAGACCTGATGAGTTTATTAGAGACCAAAGAAAATACAAAACACTTAGATTACCAAAAGAATATCAAAAATTTAGCGATGTTAATCCTATATTTCCACCAAGAGCACAAGCTTATAACTATTTAAAAAGAAGGGGTATAACTGATGAAATTATTAAAAAATACGATATTGGGTTCGCTAACAGTGGTGACTATGCGGGACGTATAATAGTACCATCATTTAATGATGAAGGGTTATTAAATTACTTTGTTGCTCGTAGTTGGAATAAGTATTCTAAATTAAAGTATAAGAATCCTGAGGCCCCCAAAGAGCTATTAATATTTAATGAAAGTAGAATAAATTGGGATGAGGATATATGGATAGTAGAAGGGGTATTTGATAGTTTCTTTGTCCCAAATTCTATACCACTACTTGGTAAATTCTTATCTGAAAAACTTTGGGAAACACTATACGATAAATCTAAAGGTAGAATTAAGATTTGTTTAGATGCGGACGCTTGGGAAGATGCTAAGGGGCTTTACTATAAGTTAAGTGGTGGAAAGCTATATGGTAAGATAGATATAATAAAACTACCTGAAGATAAAGATTTAGGTGACTTACGGGGTGTTATTCCTGAAGGTAGTTATGTAAAATTAGAAAAATAATGGAAGACTTAAAAACAATATCTCAAGAGATAAGAGATATAATCGATAAAAAACAAAAAGAATTAGAATTATCATTTACTGAGGCTGAACACATATATTTTATGAAGGATAGGGATGGTATCGTAAGAAATAACTTTCCTTCAGTCTCTAAATTATTAAAACATTTCTACGAACCTTTTCCAGCAGAAGACATCGCATATAAGAAGGCTAAAGGGGACAGAGTGGAGATGGAACGATTATTAGATGAGTGGTCAGCCGCGGGTTCGTATGCCACAAATATGGGGTCTCGAGCTCACTTCATATTAGAGAAGAAAACTATTGAACTATATGGTGACTATAAAGAAGTGCGTAAACCTATATTTGAATGTGACATTGAACAAGAACTAAGAAGTAACTCAATGATAAGTGCGGGTGAAAAATTCTTAAAATTAATGGACGAAAGAGGGGCGTACCTTTTAGATACTGAGATGGTTTTAGGTCACCCTGAATTAGGGTATACGGGTCAACCTGATAAAGTTTGGTTAATAATGAATAAGGAGAAAAACGGTTTTGGGTTAGTAATTACCGATTGGAAAACTAACAAAGAAAAGAATTTTAAAAAAACTCATTGGACAAAACCTATGAAATTACCATTTCAAGATTTACCTGACAACGCTTTAGGTCACTATCAACTACAATTACCATTCTACGGAAGATTAATTTTAAAAATGTTGGAAGGAACAAAATATGAAAACATTTCACTTTTAGGGTGTGTTATCGTATTATTAAAAGGTGACAGTGAATTTGAAGAATTTAAAATACCTTCAAAAACAATAAATAAAGTTATGAATTTAAAATTATCTGATTATGGTATATAAAGACCTATATCCTGACATGTTCGATGACAGTGACTTTGACTTATGGAAAAGTAGAAACATAAGAAAAGAATTTTTATCATATGAGTGGAATATGATGGTTCAGGAAGTTGCTCCTGATGTGTTTGAGTTTCCATTTTTTAATACGAAATTCTGTGATAATTTAGTGGAGATTTTAAAAACGATTAATTGGGACCAAGTAAATCGATGGGGTACGCCTGTTTTTTCAACAAACCTTAAAAAGTTTAATTTAGAGAAAATAATGACTCATTTAGTTCACGATTACATTTTTAGTATAGTACAAAAAGAGTGGCATTTAGAAGGTAAAAAATGGAAACTATTACAACCCGACAATAATGTTTTGAAGTTACAAGAGGGACAGGAAATTAGAATGCATCATGATAATGTACACATTTCAATGTATTGTAAATTAGACGATAATAGTAAAGGTGGTGATTTAGTTTTTGAAAAATATGGAAAAACCATAGTACCAAAACAGGGTTTTATTTATATGTATCCCGGACAAATAACACATAGATACGGTATGAAAAGAGTCGATAAAAATGATAGGTATTTTTTAATGACATATTGTACAAGTGATTAGAATATCTAACAATTTTTTAATGGTTCTTGGAATCATATTTTTTCTAATTGGTAGAGAAACAGGTGGGCAACTCCCATCATTTATGTTTGGGTTATGTTTTGGTATGATATATCTAAATTATAAAAGAGATAAAAAAGAAAATAATGGAAGTTAAACATAGTAATTATATTCATCCTGAGTTGTACACCTATGATGATAACCCCGCGGAATGGGAACGTAGATTCTTAAAACCAGAATTAATGTCTGATAATTCTAATTTATATGTACATGAAGAATTATTAAACATATACACTATCCCTGCATTTACGAGTGAGTTTTGTGATTTCATAATGGAAGAGGCCGAGTCTTGTAATTGTTGGACTGTTGACAGGCATGAAAGTTATCCAACAACCGATATGGTTTTAGGTACTATTGGTTTAGGAGATACTTATGAAAAAATATTAAAAAAATATATATGGCCATTAAGTTATAAGTTGTATAAGTTAGAAGGTAATTCATGGTTAAATATGAGTAGTGAAAATTTCATTGCTAGATATCACCCATACGCTCAGTATCATTTATCACTACATCATGACGCGAGTCAGATAACAACCGTAGTAACATTAAACGAAGATTTTGAAGGTGGAGGTACGTACTTTCCAAATCAGAATTCTAAATTAAAAGGAAAGAAAGGTGATATATCAATTCATCCTGGTCAAATAACTCATTGGCACGGAGGATTACCTGTTGAAGCAGGACAAAGGTACATTATCGTTTCATTCTGTTCAGTAAAAAGATAAGATATGGATATAGGAAATAATAACCAAATGAGGGTCAATCCGTTAGATTTACCTAATGTAGAATGTGAAAAATGTGAAAATATTTTTTATGATAAAGTTACGATTATTAAAAAAGTTAGTAAATTACTAACGGGTTCGGCGACTGATGAGTTAGTTCCAATGGAAACTTACGTTTGTACTGAATGTTCACATATAAATAAAGAATTTAATATATTAGGAAATGAAAAGTAGAGATTTTGTAATATGGATTGATGGATTCATACAGGGTAAGATTAACTTAAGTGTTGATGATATAAGACATATTAAAAATAAAGTTGAGGAAGTTGATTTAAGTGAAAATACTGAGGTAATTATAAGAAGGGAGGGTCCACCAACTCAACCAATAATCATACAGGAACCTAATCAAAATGATGATATGGATTTTCCCGGTAAACCACCTAATGTGTATATGTGATATGACAGATGAAAACGAATTTTATTTTTGGGATGAAATGTGGAATGAAGAAAAAAATAATAAAAAAAATGAGAAAAAAACTACAAAAAATAGCTTGGAAGACAAATCGATGGACAACAAAGATTAGTTTGCTTAATCTCTACTTAGGTGGTGATAATCATAAATTTGGGTTTCAAATACTTAATATTGATAAAGGGTTTGTATGGTCAGGGTCATTGTTTGAAATTACGTGGCACTTCCCAACAGTTACACATGCTGGAGAATTAACAATTGATATTTTATTCATATTTGAAAAATGGGATAATTGGTGTATTGATATGATAGATAGAGTTATGTGGGGTTCAGAACTTAGTCGATGGGAAAAAATAAATAGGTTTATTCATTCTAAATTCAAAAGTATAAGATGAAATTGTCAGATAACATAGGTGTTACACCATTACTTAAGATTAGTGAGAAGATATATGTTAAGGTTGAGTTATTAAACCCGACAGGTTCTATCAAAGACAGACCGGCATCTTATATTATTAACGAGGCAGAAAAGAACGGAACTCTATTACCAGGTGGAACTATATGTGAGGCCACTTCTGGAAATATGGGTGTTAGTTTTGCTTGGTTAGCTGCAGAACGAGGGTATAAGTGTGTTATTATTATGCCTAACAACATGTCAATGGAACGTAAGAAAACCCTAAAACTTTATGGTGCAGAACTTATTGAGGTGGATGCCGGTGCGTTTGATGATGCTATTGCACTTAGAGATGAAATGTGTGAGGTGAATGGGTGGTTTAATTGTAATCAATTTAATAACCCTTTAAATGTTGAATCACATAAAGAGGGTACTGCGGTTGAAATATTACATCAGTGTAAAAATATTTGTATAGAACCTAGCGCTATAATCAGTGGTACAGGTACAGGTGGTACACTAATGGGTGTTGGTCCGATGTTAAAAATGTATTATCTTAATATGGATATAGTTGCGGTGGAACCTGAAGAGTCTCCTGTGATGAGTGGTGGTGAACCAGGTTTACACGGTATACAAGGGATAGGTGATGGTTCAAAATTTTTAGTTGATTTGACTGTTGTTGATAAAATTATTACTATTAGTACAGAGGACGCAAAACTAAGAGCACGTAAGTTAGCTAAAGAACACGGTATGTTTGTAGGTATTTCAGCGGGTTCCAATATATTAGCCGCAGAAAGATATATTGAAAAATATAACCCTGATGGTCCTGTAATAACTTTCCTTTGTGATAGGGGAGATAGATATTTTAGTTGTTTATGATAAAAAAGATAGTACATTTTTCGGACTTACATTTGAGGTTATTTAAAGACCACGATTTATATAAGCGTATTATAACTGATATGTTAAATAAATTTAAAGATATAAAGCCTGACCGAATTGTTTTTACGGGTGATTTGGTTCATAGTAAAAATCAAATGACACCTGAACTTATTGAAGTTGTTGCTTGGATACTTACCGAATGTAGTAAAATATCTAAAATAGTACTTATTCCGGGTAATCATGACTTTTTAAATAATAATCTTAATAGATTGGACGCATTAACACCTATTATAGATTCACTTAAAAACCCTGAAATTGTATACTACAGAGACCGAGGAATTTATGAGGACGATAATATAAGTTGGTGTGTGTACTCTCAATTTCAGGGTAATATACCACCTGAAATATCGAATGCTAAAGGATATAAAGTAGGGTTGTTTCATGACCCAATACAAGGTTTGGTTACTGATACTGGTTATGGTTTTGGAGACCATGCTTACGATATCAAAAAATTTAAAGGTTTAGATGTGTTATTATGTGGGGATATTCATAAAAGACAAGTGATTGATATTCCTAATAATAAAAAGGCGTATATGGTGGGGTCGACTATACAACAGAACTTTGGAGAAAGTATAACTAAACATGGGTTTGGTATTTATAGTGTAGATGAAGATACTTATGAGTTTGTTGATTTAACTAATCCTCGACCATTTCTATCTTTTAAAATAACAAATATTGAAGATTTAGAGAAAGGACATGAGCAACTCACCAATTATTAGTCTTACCACAAAAGAGATAAAGGATATTAAAAGTTTCTGTAAACTAAACGAATTAGATTTTGAGAAGTTTATTAAGATATGTTTTAGTAAAGGATATCAGATTGAAAAATATGGTTTGTTAACAACTGATGATGGTGAACAAATTGTATTTGAAGAGAAAATAATTGAAAAAGAGATTATAAAGGAAGTTCCTATCGAGGTTGAAAAAATTATTGAAAAAGTAGTAATTAAAGAAATACCTGTAGAAAAAATAGTTGAAAAACAAATAACTGTAGAAGTTATAAAAGAAGTCCCTTTTGAAGTTATTAAAGAGGTAGAAAAGGAAGTAATTGTTGAGGTTGAGAAAATTGTAGAAGTTGAAAAACCTAAAGAAGTTATAGTTGAAAAAGAGGTATACATTACCGATGATGAACAAGTTAAAGAACTTGGTAGTAAGATTAGTAAGTTGGAGGAGGTGAATAAAGAGTTATCTCAAGAGATGTCTAAAAAAGATGAAAGTTTAGATAAACTTAGGCGAACTTTAGACATTGAATTAAACAAACCACCTACAGAAGTTGAGAAGTTTATTGAAGTTATTAAAGAGGTAATAGTTGAAAAACCTATTGAAGTCATCAAAGAGGTTAAAGTAGTTAATAAAGATAAATTGTTATTACTACAGGAAACCATATCAAAGATGAAAGATGAGATAAGAAAAAAAGATGAAAAGATTTTACAAATTGAGAATAATGTTGTAGAATTAGAAAAAATAAAAGGACCAATAAAGGGTAAATTTATGGGTTCTACAAATTTAAACGATAATATATATAAGTAATGGAATTAGTAATTTGGTTAATAGCCGCGTACGGAATGAGTCAGATATTAGTATATGGTTCAATTTTTAAAGGATTAAGAGACGGTTTACATAGATGGGCAGAAAATAGACTATCAATATTTAACTTCATGGGAGTATTTCTATCAGGATTAATATCTTGTATGATGTGTACCTCAACATGGGTTGGGTTTTTAATGAGTTTTATTTGGTCACCATTTGTTGAGGTTTTAGGGGTTAATATGGCGTTTGGGGTATTTTTTGATGGTATGTTAGCTTCAGGTGGCGTTTGGATGATTAACACGATTGTGGAATGGTTCGAGGAAACAAAAGGTAATGGATAATGAAATAAAAGAAGTTAGGTATTATTTAGTACCTGGTGATTGGAGAATGGTTTATAAAGTCATCGCTTTATTAGTAAGTTGGTACTTTAATAAATCATTACTTTGGTTAGTTATTCATTATTTATTTGGTTGGATGTACTTAGTATACGTACTCTTAATGGGTGGATTTTCTAATGGAAATGTAGATAATATGATTAATTACTATTTCAATTAAAACCACTTATTTTTCTTAAAATAATAGAACATCCCAACAATAGTTAATATTGTTAAACCTAAAAATACCCAAAATCCGTGGTCACCAGTTAGTAAAGGTACGTCATCAAAATTCATTCCCCACATGCCGGTGTAGAAAGATAATGGTAAGAAAATAGTAGACCATATCGTAAGTAAGTTTAACTTACGGTTCATTTTTTCAGTTTGGTCTTTATCGAAAGCGGTATCAAGATTATCCATTAGGGATAATAGAGTATCTATCTTAGTATCATTAGGGTTATCTAATTTATAAAGTAACATTTCTTTTTTAAGTTGATAAAGGTCCATCTCATCAAAGTTAGGGTGGTTACTTTCTAACCCTTTCTCTAATTCAATAACTTTTTTGTTAAATGATTCTATTTTTTCCATATGTCCATAATCCATAATAAACTTTCCATTCCGTACATAATACCTACAAACATTAATCCATAATGTGTATAACCATTGTTGACTACTCCATTAAAATCTTGTATAATTGATGGTATAGTTGAAACAATAATTGAGACTGAAAATAAAAGTTTTACCAGTTTATTGGAAAGTATTTTTGTTATTAGTTCTCTCATATTAATAAATAGATAAATAATTAAAATTATGCCAAAAAGTAAAACAAGAGGTGGTGCAACGGCTCACCGTAAAAGAGTTCAAGCGAGAAATGCTAAAATTAAGGGGATGCAAAGAAAAATGCAAGAACAGTATACTGCTGAGATGACTAAACAGTTAGAGGAGTATAGAAAAACATTATCAGCGGAAACTGAAAATAATGAGGTTGTTGAGAATGAACAACCACTTAACATAAAGTTATAGAGTTAAAATGGATTTGTTTAATCCACCAAAAGAATTAAATTACACTTATATGAGTCATAAACTAGATGTTGATACTTTAGAGAATCCTTATATACAAGTTGTTTGGGAAGATACGCCAGATAATTTCACTCAGGAGAGACTAAAGAGAGTTAGGTCATATTTTGAAAAAAAATATAAATCTAAGAATGTAAACGTAATAACGAAAGTTAAGACGGAAGATATGGATGTGCAATCCGTAGATGTTTCTATGAATATATTAGATGAAAATTTTCAAAAAGAGTTAATAAAAAAATATCTAATTGCTAATGGGTATGAAAAAAGTTTAGATGAGGTATTAAATATTGATTTATTAGTTGAAGATAAAATTGCTTCAGAAAAGGCGGATATAACACCATTTAAAAAGTGGTACATAAAAAATATTGAATTCTCTAACTTTCTATCATTTGGTGACAAACAAGTTTTAGATTTTGAAAAAGTAGAAGGTATTACTGCGGTAGAATCTAATCCACCTAATTTTGGTGGTAAAACGGTTTTGACTGTGGACCTTTTACTATTTTTATTCTTTAACACAACAACTAAGACTAACAAGGCTGAAGAAATTTTTAATAGATTTAGAAATAAAGATAAAGTAGTGGTTAAAGGTGAAATTCAAATTGATGGTGAGGATTACATTATAGTTAGGGAAGTCAATCGTAAATTAAAAAGAAATAAAACCGATTATACGGTTAGTACTAGTTTAGAATTTTTCAAAAAATTATCTGACGGTAGTTTACAAAACTTTACAGGTGAACAAAGAAGGGAGACCGAAGATTTTATAAAGAAGTCTATAGGAACTATGGACGACTTCTTAATGACTATACTAACTACTTCGACTAATTTAGAGGAATTAATTGATTCTAAACCCACCGCTAGAGGGCAAGTTTTATCAAGATTTTTAGGGTTAGATTCTCTTAAGTTAAAAGAAGACGTAGCTAAAGAAATCACTTCAAACTATAGTAAGGGAATGATTTCAAACATATATAATATTGAATCATTAAAGGAAGAGATAGAAATAGCGAAAATTGATATTGAACAAGAAAATTTAAACATACAGAAATATGTTGATGAACTTAACGATGTTAATGGTCGTATTGAAAAAGGTCAGGGTTATAGGGACGATTTGATTAGAAAAAAACACATAGGGTTAGATGATGAGTTACTTAGAATTAATCCTGACTCAATGAAAGACGATATTAAAGAATATGGGTCAAAAATAGGTGTTACACTTAAGGAACTTACTTCAATCAATGTAGTTGAACCTTCAAAATATTATCATGAAGATGAGCACGACCAAATAAAAGAAAAGTTATCGAATGAAAGGATTAATGAAGGGACAATGTCTTCTAAAAAAGAAGATATAGTTGAAGAATTAAAAACATTTGAAGACGGATTAGAATGTCAATACTGTGGTATTGTTTTGGCTCAGTCAACTTATACGGAAAAGAGAAAGAAAGAGTTAGAGGATATTAATATAGGTCTAACTAGTTCTACTCTTAAATTAAAGGAGTTGTTACTTCAAGAACAATCTTTCGTAAATCTTAAAAAAGATTTCGATACCTATGAAAGGAACAAACTCATAAAGGAAAAATTTGAAATTCAACTTGAAACTTTGGAACTTAAAAAAAGTGGTTTGGAAGACAAACTTAAAAGATTTAAAGAAGTTCAAATAAAGTTAGAGGAAAACAAAAAAATTGATGAAACCATTCTCAAAGCGGATATGAGGTTGGATGTTTTAACAGTTGAGAGAGACGGGGTTAATACTAAAATAAGTGATTCAAAAAATAATATTAAAAACCGTAATTCTAAGATTGATGAGAATAATAGTTTTATTATTAGAATAAAAGATGAAGAAAAGAAATTAAGGTTATATAAAATTTACTTAGAATTATTTGGTAAAAAAGGTATAACTAAAATGATTATGAGAAGTATGACACCGGTAATTAATTCAGAATTACAAAGGTTATTAATTGATTCTGCGGAGTTTAAATTGGAGGTTAGAATATCTGAAAAAGATGAGGTTGAATTTTGGATGATAGATAATAATACTGGTATTGAAAAATTAATGAGTTCAGGTTCAGGATATGAAAGGTCTATAGCGTCATTAGCGTTAAGGGCAGTTTTAAGTAAAGTTTGTTCTCTACCTAAACCAAACATAGTTGTGTTTGATGAAGTATTCGGTAAAATATCTAATGAGAATTTAGAAATGGTTTCACAATTCTTTCAAAAAATCAAAGAGTATTTCGAGAAAATATTTGTGATAACTCATAATCCTTTAGTTAGTCAATGGGCTGATAGTGTGGTAAAAATAAATAAAGACAATAACGTTTCAAAAGTAGAACAATGATAAAAATAGTAGTTACAGGTGGAATGGGATTCATAGGTTCACATTTCGTAAACAAATTAAATAGTGAGATAAATGATTGTGAAATAACAGTTATAGATAAACTCACATATGCGTCTAACCCTAACAATATCAATACTCAGGTTAAATTTATTAAAGAGGATATATGTAATTTGACTGAATTACCTGACTGTGATTACGTAGTTCATTTTGCGGCTGAATCACACGTAGATAACTCAATCAAAGATGGTAGACCATTTGTAAGGACTAACGTTGAGGGTACGTTTAATATGGTTGAATTGGCACTAAAGGTTAAAGGTCTAAAGAAATTTATACATATTTCTACAGATGAAGTATATGGGGATATGAATGATTATGGTTTAGAGGTGTCCGCTGATGAAGAATTTTCGTTGGTTGGGTCATCATACTATTCTGCAACTAAAGCCTCCTCAGACTTAATAGTACAGTCAGCTGGAAGGACATTTGGGTTACCTTATGTGATTACTAGAACCTGTAATAATTTTGGGGAAAACCAACACTCCGAAAAGATGGTACCTAAGATAATTAAAATGATTAAAAACGATGAGTCTATTCCAGTCTACGGTGATGGTGAACAAGTTAGAGAATGGATACATGCCGATGATAATGCGAAATCAATAATTAATATAATGTTATCAGATGAGGTTAATCAAGTTTTTAATATTGGTAGTGGTTATCGTATAACTAATAATGAATTAATTAAAATTGTATCTGAGATAGTTGGTAAAGATGTTAAGTTTGAATACGTAAAAGATAGATTAGGTCATGATAGAAAATATGCGTTAGACATATCTAAATATAATGATAAATTTGGGACTTTGAACTACATTGACCTTAAAGAGTGGTTGACAAAAATTATAGGGTAAAATGGAATGGGATAGATATTTTTTAAATATTGCGGAACAGGTAAAAGAAAAGAGTAAGGATAAGAGGACACATATTGGTGCAGTAATTGTCGGAAAAGATAATGAAATTGTATCAACAGGTTATAACTCTTTTCCTCGTGGTATTAATGATAATATTGAAGAAAGACAGGAACGACCTGAAAAGTATTATTGGATTGAACACGCAGAGAGAAACGCTATATATAACGCGGCACGTATAGGTGTTAGTTTAAGAGAAAGTACAATGTACTTAACCTGTGGTATACCATGTAGTGATTGTGCTAAAGGTATAATAAGTTCGGGGATTAAAAGAATACACTGTAAGATAAAAGACACCACTAGAAATAGAGAATATTGGGACGAACACGCAAAAAGAAGTTTACAAATGTTTAAAGAAAGCGGTGTTGAGGTAATTTTTTACAATGATAACGTTTAATTGAAATTTTTTTATTATCTTTGTAGTCTAAACTTATAGATATGGAAAATATAGATTTAAATAAAGAAATGGCTTGGGTTACTTTCCTTCATGATGGATGGGAGACTAAATGGCATCCAGTTACAGATGCTTCAGGGAAACAATTAGAATGGGGACTTGATGGAGAAGGTATAATGAATCATTGCCGAGCTCAGTTTAACAATAGTGATAATTGGGTGAGCTTTGGTATTGCTCAAACTAGTCAAATGTTACATAAAAATTCAGTAAGAGATAACCTTTAACACCAACGATGTCAAGTAAACTGCACAAGATGATTGACATCTTTAACACCAAAGAGAGATGAAAAATATAAAAACAATAATTAAGAAAATTGAAAGTGTTGATGTGGTATTAATTTTAGCCGCCCTATTATATGTAACTTTCTTATGTTTTCAAATACCTAAAATGTTTTAAAGTATGAAAAGTATTATATTTGATTTAGATGGGACATTAGCACTTATAGATGATAGACGAACACTATCAACTAAGGATAATGGTAAAATTGATTGGGATATATTTTTTGACCCTAATAATATAAATTTAGATAAACCGAATCAACCAGTTATAAAAGTTGCTCAAATGTTTAAAGATAGTGGGTTCAGAATTGTTATCCTTAGTGGTAGATTAAAAACTACTAAAGATGTGACTAAAAAATGGTTAGAAAATTTTAATGTACCATTTGATGTTTTAAAGATGAGACCAGATAATAAACAATTTAAGTTTATGTCTGATGATGATTTGAAACAAGGTTGGTTAGATACTTTATTCACAAATAAAGAAGATGTATTTGCGGTCTTTGACGATAGGAATAAAGTGGTTGACATGTGGAGAAGTAATGGGTTAAACGTATTTCAAGTTGCGGAGGGAGATTTTTAAAAAATATTAATTTAAAATAAATAAAATGGTAAAAGAGTTAACATACAAGAAAAGAGGGACAGACGAGTACTATCCACCACTAAAATATTATAAAATGAGAGATGGTACACATATTGCCACCTATCAAGGATTTAGAGGGGATAACCCTGATTTAGACTTTATTGTAAAATATAGGGAACCTGGAAAACGATTAAGAACCCCAAGTCATACTCATTGGATTGTTGATTTACTTGTTAAGTGTGAATACAATAAAGGTTTGGTTAGAGGTTTCGTATATAATATGTTAGACAAGTATGACCAAATGGAACCATTTAAGACTACTGATGAAAGAGATAATTACGAATTAAAAGTTAAAGATGAGTTGGATGAAGTATACAATGAACTAAACGGTCACGGATACTATCAAATGGATACCTTAACAACATTTATTGAACTATTTATTAGATGTGAAAAACAAAGTGAAGGTGCGTTTATGTTTAAAGCCTTATTGCAGTTAATCTTAGATTACTGTGATGGAATAAAAGATTTTTACCAAATAGTTGGTTATTCAAAAAGAGTGTAGTATGAACATATTAGTTACAGGGGGTGCAGGTTTTGTCGGTTCTAACCTAATAAAAAGTATAGTTAATAAGTATCCTAGTTATAAAGTAATCTCTGTTGACAACTATTTTACAGGTAAAAAAGAAAATCATATTGATTCGCCAAATGTGACTTACGTAGACATATCAGTTAATGATTACATCGATAGTGGTGGGGGTATTATTCCCGATGTCGTATATCACTTTGGTGAATATTCAAGAATAGTTAAATCTTTTGATGATGTTGATTACCTTATTGAGACTAATTTATATTCAACATCTAAGTTAATTGAAAAGTGTAAACAATGGGGTAGTAAGTTAATTTATTCGGCATCATCATCAAAGTTTGGAAATGATGGTGAAGATGAAAACTTATCCCCTTATTCTTGGGTTAAAGCTAAGATGGTTGAATTAATCAAAAATTATGGTAAGTGGTACGACTTAAATTATGAAATTGTTTATTTTTATAATGTTTATGGTCCTTGTCAAATAACTGATGGTGATTACGCGACTGTTATAGGTATATTTGAAAGACAATATAATAATGGGGAAAATTTAACGGTTGTTGAGCCAGGTAATCAACAGAGAGATTTTACACATGTTGGTGATATTGTGGACGGGTTAATGCTGATAAGTGAAGAGAGTAAAAACCATGAGTGGCATCTTAGAAGTGGTGTTAATCATACTATAATACAGATAGCTGAGATGTTTGGGGAATGGGAATTTATACCTAAAAGACGAGGAGAAAGATTTGTTAGTGAGGAATTTAAAACTGATACTGAGGAGATTTTAAATTGGAAACCAAGACATTTAATAGAGGATTATATTAATTCAGTAAAATAACTTTCTTACGTTTTGTAGAATAGAATTATTGTTGTATATTTGTAAAACAAACGAGGAAATATGACAAAAAAATACGACATAATTGAAACAACTACAGTTGAAACTCTTTGGGGTGGTGAGGTAACTAGAAAAAAAATCAAAGACGATTATTTCAGGGATTCTAACGTTATTGCTAAATCACAAAGTAAAGTGGCGAAGTCTGAACGTAATGATTGTGTTGTTAGAGCGTTTATGATGTCATTAGATTTATCTTACGATAAGGCTCACAAATTCGTGTCGGACAAATTTAATAGAGTAAATCGTAATGGAACTCATACTTCGGTTTATCTTGAAAATATTTTAGGTAAGCAAAAAAATGGTAAGAGAATGAGGCTTATGGGTTATCACCCGACAAGGTCTTTCGGAGGTAGAAAAAAACTTACCAACCCTAAATATAAAAAAGAAACGGGGTATACAGTTAAGTCTTTTATGGAACAACACCCAAAGGGTAATTACTTTATGATTGTTAAGGGACACGCATTAGCTTTGGTAGATGGTATTCTTTACGGTAATTCAGATGAGCAGTACAATGGTTTTCGTAGACAAGTACATTACGTAATTAAGTGTCAGTGATTATATGAGTGGTGACATGTTTGTAATTGGTGAGATGGTTAGTTGGTTAGATTCGACATACTTTATTCAGGAAGTTAGAGAAGATGGTTTAATTTTAAAACAAAATTTTAGTATAGGTACGGTATTGACAAAACCAGTAAAATTTAGCGAAGTTGTGAAGATATAGTGTTAAATATTTTTTTTATAGACAAATCCGCCGTATATTTGTAGAACAATAAGGGTTTAACAATATAAAAAAGGAAAGATATGTATATTAAAAAGTATGACAACGTAATGGGTAAAGGGTTTTCAGTAGAACAATCAGTTAACGGTAAAATGTGTAAATTCATGGTAAATGATAATGGCTTTGATTCTGAAACTGAGTATGAGTACAGAGCAATCACTAAGTGTGTTGCAGGGTTTCTAACGATTTCAGAGGGTAAAGGTAAACTTTCACAGATTGCCACTCGATGGGAAAAGAATCGACTACATACCCTTGAAGTAAAAAACCAATACGGTAACTATCAAACGGTCTTAGCTATGAAAGCTAGTAAATTCTACATAATTGATAAAGTTATTATCGAGAATTTAACGGTTGGAGATATCCACTCTGGTTTTCCTAAGATGGCTGACCATAATCACTGGAAATCAATCGGTTCTAAAACATGGGCCGACCCTGCTTACGGAGTGTTAGTTGATAGTTTTAAAAACATAACTCTTCAAATGGTTTAAACCATAAAAAAACCCACCAATCGGTGGGTTTTTAATTTATATATATATGGGTTTAGAAGTCCATATTGTCGTAGGGGTCTAATAAACTTCTTTGTTTAAATCCAACACCACCAACATAAGTTTCTCTATTTTTAATTTGACCTCTGTAAAACTCTAACATTTTTTTAGCGACTGCTCTATCATATTCTTTATCATCCGTCTCAGGAACCATATCATCAACATAGATAGACCCTCTAAACCTTCTTAAGGGTCCTTTGTGGTTGTAAATGTCAGTAATGTCAGATTCGTCCATATCAAAGTCAAAATCATCTACAGGGTATTTAATAAACTCCTCTTCTTCGTCTTCATCAAATTGTTCTGAAACTATATTATTATGAAAATCTACACCTTCTAACGAGTTAAAAAAATCAACAAAGTCGTCACGTTCATCATCCATCTTACTTATATATTCTTCAGTTTCTCTGTAAGGTTGAAGTAAATCTGGATTTTCACAATGAAAATCTACATGAGCCGCGTAGTCTTCCATTGTTACCACACCATCTTTATCTAAATCAAAATGTCTATAAAGTTCATCAGGACTTATGATACCATCTTTATTTTCATCTGCGGAATCTTCATTAATTGGTTCTGTTTCATCATCAATAACCATATCGGTCATATATTCTAACATCTTGGGTCCGTAGATATCTAATAAACGGTTTATAACAACCTTAGGGTTTTTTCTCATATATCTAACAATATCAGCGGGTATCTCGCCACTGTATTTACCAAACACATTTTCTAATTCAGTTTCTCTTGGTGTTTTACTTATTTGAGGTTCGATAGTAAAATCTTGTTCAATAAGTTTTTTTTCTACGGCTTTTTGTATTATATTTGTAAGCTCAGATTCAGGAATGACAAGTTTTTTCATAATAATTTGTTTTTTCTTATAAATATAATTAGAATTAAAAAAAAGTGTAATATGCAAGAAAAGTCTAAACCTTATATGTTGTTTATTTTTTCGGAGTTCGAAAAGGGTTCAACAATCCTAAAAGATATACCGTTACAATTATCACCAGTAAGTTCCTCAAAGTATCTCAAATACAACCATACTGATACTCATGTGGTCTGTAATTTCGAATCAAATATAAAATTTGAGGATTTAAGAGAATTTATTGACAGTACTATAGGATTAATTGTCGACCAGTGGTATTTATTTGAACATCCTAATAAAATGGCGGTACATATTGATGATACGTTAAAATTGAATTTATTTGATTTAGAAACGGAAAATATGCAATATGAAAAAATGCCTAATAAACAGGATGATGATGAGATGTTAAAGATTATGGATTACTTCTTACAGAATAGTATGAAGAATTTTGATAAAGATGAAATTGATAATATGTTTTACAATGAAGAAGATTCTTTAATAAATGGGCTTAAATTGAAAAAAAATGTTACCTTTGTAAAACCAACATTAGATGAATTACTTGAAAAGGTTAAAGAAAGTGGTGTGGATAAATTAACTAAATACGAAAAACAAATATTAGACGAATATGCGAGAAATTAGAGACAACAACAGTATGTACACATTAAATCAAGATGACATTCAAATGTACTTAAAAGACTTAAGACAAATCGATGTCATGACTCCCGAAAGAGAAAAAGAATTATCGAATATAATGTGTTCGAATGACTGTACACAAAAACAAAGAGACGAAATTCATAAAGAATTGTTAGAAGGTAATCTTAGGTTTGTTATTACGGTCGCAAAACAATATCAAAATCAAGGGTTAGATATGTCAGATTTAATTGCTGAGGGTAACTACGGTTTAATGAAGGCAATCAAAAATTTTGATTGGACAAAAAAACTCAGATTTATATCATATGCTGTTTGGTGGATTAAACAATCTATTTTACAATCTCTTAATGAAAACTCAAGGACGATTAGATTACCTGTTAATGTTGTTCAAGATTTATATAAAGCTAAAAAAGTCGCTCAAAAGACAAATACTGAATTAGATTCTAAATTTACAAGTCTACCCAAAACAACGTCAGTAGATAACTTTATTAATGATGAGGGGGACACTCTAATTGATTTACTTGAGAATGTGGACTCAGTACAACCCGATGAAGGTTTTAACACGGCAGATGAGTTAAAACATAGGTTATTTGGTATTATGTCAGTACTTGATGACCGAGAAAGAAATATTGTTGAAGAGTATTACGGGTTAACAGGCACACCAAGAACACTTGAAGATATTGGGGGTGATTTTAGTCTAACTAAAGAAAGAGTTAGACAAATTAAAGAAAAGGCTTTACGTAAATTACGTAACGAAAGCTCTACTTTATTTGATTACTTATAGGACTTTTAACTATTTATAGATAACTAAAATCACTTTATGGGTATTTTAAAAGAAATTAAAAAACGTATTTTCCCCACTGTAGTGGCACTCTCGGCGTTGTCTGTGAGTGTTTCTGCTGCGTTTTATTCGGTATCAGGACTTAGTAAGTTATTTGCGGGAGCAACCTTTGAGGTTATAGTAATGGCGTCATCATTAGAAATTTCTAAATTAGTTATCGCGTCACTATTATACCAATATTGGGGTAAGATTAATAAATTGTTAAGGTTCTACTTAACTTTGGCTACAATAATATTAGTACTTATTACTTCTGCTGGTATCTATGGATTCTTATCCGCGGCATATCAAGAGACGGCGACTAAGTCGGGTATTGTTGATAAGAGAGTTGAAGTTTTAGAACTTAGAAAAAATAGATTTATAGATAGTAGAGATTACTTAATGACTGAAAAGGGGGTCTTAGATAAAAGTATTTCAAGTCTTAGGGATGGTTTATCTAACAATGTTATCCAATATAAAGATAAAGAAACGGGTCAAATAATTACCACAACTTCTTCAAGTACAAGAAAGGCATTACAAAATGAGCTAAATACTGCGGTGACACAAAGGGATAAAATATCTATTAGGTTAGAGACCGCTACCGATTCAATTAACGGTATCGATATTAAAATTTTAGATACTGAGAGTAGTGCTGAAATAGCAAGTGAATTAGGTCCTTTAAAATATTTAAGTGAATTAACAGGTAAACCTATGAATATTATAATTAACGTACTTTTGTTAATTATTATCTTTGTATTTGACCCATTAGCGATTTCATTAGTAATTGCATCTAATTTCATGTTTAATCAATTAAAAGGTAAAAATGAAAATGAGGATACAGAAAAAGATAATTTAGCAGGTGACCCCATAGATATATCAAAAGAGGCGGGTAAAATTGAAAAAGAATTACTTAGTGATGAACCCAAACCTTTAGAGGTTTCTGACGAATTATTAAGTAGATTAGAAAAAGAATTAGGTAAAATAGACACCAAAGAGACTGAAAATGAAAAAAGTATGGTGATAACTGATGATTTATTGAAAAAAATTGATAAATTATCACAAGTGATTGATTTGGAAAGTGACGTAGAAGAACAATCAGAGAATATAGAAAAAAAAGAGAATAATAAAGTCACTCCACAACCAAATAAACGTATTCTAACATATAGAAGGAGAGATGGCGGTGAAAATTCAAAAACTGATAGGACTTAAACCTATTGGTAATTATAAAAAAAAGAAACAAATACTATTAACACATACGGGTCGTAACGCTAAAGATTATTTAAATGGTCTTAGATATCGAATGAGTGGTAAATATAATAAATTACCTCATTATGTGATTTCAAGAGAGGGTGAGGTACATGAAATTATACCACCTGAAACCTATAGTAATTATATGGATGTGAAGTCCCATAATAAATCTACAATAGTCATATCATTAGAAAATTTAGGGTGGTTACGTAAAAACCCATTAGTTGGTGGTTACATTAACTGGATTGGTAATATTTATAAAGATAGGATATATGAGAGGAAGTGGAGAGGTTACTTTTTTTGGCAACCTTACACTGATAAACAAATTGAAACTTTATCTGTATTAGTTAATCAGTTATGTGCTGACTTCAATATACCTACGACCTTTATTGGTCATAATGTTAAAGTGGATAAGATTGAGAAATTTCATGGTATAGCGTCTTACAGTAATTACTATAGAGAACGAACCGATTTAAATCCATCTTTTAACTTTGAAGAGTTTATAAAAAAAATAGAAAATGAGTAATCAATACGATGAATTAAAGAATTTACTGAATGTATCTAGAAATATGTTAGGTAAAAATGACCTTACAGAGTCAAGAAAAGTTTTAACAAAAAACGGCCTTATTAGTGAACAAGAAATAGAAGATGATGGTGCAACAAATATCGAGGTAGATTCTGAACAAGAAATTGAGGTACAAACTACCCCTGATGAAGATAAAAGTAAATCATATAGAGTGTCTGGTGGATTAATTACTTTACACGGTAATACCAAACAAGAACTAGAACTCTCAACAGATGAGAAAATATCTTTTCAAGAAACTATGGACGAATTTGTAAATGAAGTATCTGATTTATCTGATTTCGGCACATTAAATTTATATCCAAATAATGTGGATTGGTCAGGTAAAGTAATAGACTACGATGTTGAATTTTACTTTTCAATAGGTGAAGACAACGGAGTATATATCAATGGAGATATGATTAAATTAGATGATGGTTTAGTGGAGTTAATTAATAAACTTACCTCTTTCTATGACAAATTTAAAGCTAAGTGGGCTAAAGTACTTTCACAAAGAAAGAAAACAAAAAATATAGATGCGGTATGATTGCATTAACTGGTATCATAAACGTTTTTAATAGTATTTTTGATTTTATCAAGAAGAACCCTAAGTTTTTTTTAGGGGTTATTTTTGCATTATTAATTGTTTTATTGTTTAAACAATGTGATAACATTAAAGGATTAAAAAATGAAATAGAAATTAAAGAAGTTGAATATGAAAATGAAAAAAACCGTTTCTTTAATAATATCGAAAATTTAAAAGATTCAGTAGAGTTTGTTGAAGAGGATAACGTTTATGTTAAATCACTTTTAAGGGTTAGAGAAGGTGAATTACAGTTATTAGATAGAAAATTAAATGACGCTAAAATAAACATTCAAGAGTTAGCCGATAAACTCGATGAAAACGTAGAGGTTAAAAATATATACGTTACTGATGTGAGTTCAGAGATAGTCACTAATGACGTTATGACAAACATTGAACGTGATAGTGTTGGTAATATCGGTTTAGGTATAAAAGATTCCAACCAAATATATACACTTGAGACCCAGAGTTGGTTTAAGTTAAGACCATTTAAAGACTCATTGAAGTTAGAGTTAGTGGATAGATTTGGAATCGGAAAATCATCTCAACTAAAACACAACTTAAATTTTTCACTTACATTATCTCAATTGGAGATGGGAAATGGGTTAACACGAGTAGTTGTACAACCAACAGATAATAATGGGAACCCAATACCTCCAAGTATTTTACAGATACCATTCGTTAATGGTGTAGAATTTATGGATATAAAACCTAATATAATACAGTCACCTCCAAAACGTAAAAGTAGAAGGGGTTTTGGTATGTTAATTGGTCCATCATACGGTTTATACAGTATAGATGGTTCGTTTCAACCTACATGGGGCATAGGAATAAGTGTAGGTTATAAGATTTTTTAATATTTATTAATATGGCACTAACACAGGCAGACAAAAACGACATCGAGATAATGATAAGGAAAGAAATAAAAGACTTCCTTGGGTCAACGACTATTAATCAGTTTGAGAAAAAAATTATCGAGAAAATACAAGATGAGATACGTAGAGGTAAAATAACCAAAGATGTTAGTGAAATAGTTGCTAAGGTTATGAAAGAATTTTATAAAATAATGTGGACTCAAAGAAGTTTTTGGGAACCAAGACTAAAAAATGTTAAATAATGAAAGATGTATCACAACAACTTAAAAAGGCAATAGGAACTCAAATGACTTCGGCTATGAGTAAAAATTACACCGCTCATGGTGATAGTGATTCATCGTCAGAATTTATGAGTGCGGTTAGTAGTCTTAAAAAAGAAGTGCAAGAAGATGGTAATGAAGGATGGTCACCTCAAATAGGTAAGACTGAAGGATTAACTAGTGATACTTTAACTAAAATATTAACTAAAATAGCTAAAGATTTAGATGATGAAATGGAGACATCTAAAGAAGAACCGAATGAAGCGACTAGTGCGGGTTCGGCCGGTGGTTATGTTGGACCTTTATTTGGTGAACCTCAAAAAAGAAAAATTAAGGAAGAAAAATTAGAAGGTGGTTTATCTGATGGTATGAGTATTGAAGATATGGCATCTCATCACAAAGTTGATGTTGATAATATTATAGATGCTTTAGAGAAGGGTGTTAATGTTGAATTAGAACATACTACTGAAATGATGGTAGCTTTTGAAATTGCGATGGACCACATTTACGAGGATTTAAACTACTATAATAACTTAGAGAAGATTGAATCCAAAGAGGCAACAACCTCATCTTCTGTTGGGGCATATGATGCACCGTTTGGTGGACCAAAAAAGGACCCATTACAAATAGATACACCTAAGAATGTTTATTCAAAACTTAGGTCAGTTAAAGATAAGAACTTTCCAAAGTTAGGTGGACCTGGAGGTAAATACGTAAAAATAAAAGATAAGTGTAAGAAGTTTCCTTACTGTAATCAGGGTGACATAAATGCTTTAGAGTTCTTTGAAAACAATATAGTTAAAGAAGCCATAAAACAAGTATCAAAAAAATATAACTTGGATAGTTCCTTTATTAAAGGAGTTATAATGGAAAAGTTAAATAAATAATTGATACTTACCATATATTTATAATAAAAATACTGATATGAAAGATATTGAAAATATGATTGAAAACCTCGTAGAGAGAGTTCTAAGTGAGGAAGTCAACAAAAAAGTAAAAGATATAACTGAGTCTGTTTCAACTGAAATTGATGAGATGGAAGAGTACTATGAAGTAGCCAAAAACCGTAAAGAGGAAAGAAAGGCGACTAAAAAAGATGAACCAAAAGAAGGTATGGGTAAGATGCCTGAGTTAAGAGATAAGTTTGATGGACGTGACTCTGAAGTTGTTGGTGTCTATTCTGATATAGATAAACAACGTAAAGAGATGGGTGAGGACGAAGTAGAAGAAGGTAACGAATTTAGTGGTGCGAGAGCTAAAGCAATCGAAAATGGTGAAAAAGAATTTACTGTTGACGGGAAAACCTATCCAGTGGAAGGTGAAAAGAACGAGTCTAAAAAACAAAGTTTAAAATTAACTGAAGATGAGATGATTGAATTAATCCAACGAATAGTTAAAGAACAAAAAATCTCAGGGATTACAGGTCAAAAAAAGGCAATGAAAACATCTAAGAAGGATAATGAAGATTATATTAAATCAGTTACTAAAAAAATGAAAGATTATCTTAAAAATGCTGATGAAGGGGAATACGTAGCTGACCCTGAAAAATTTCCAACAGGTAACGGAGATAGAAAAGATGATAAGATGATGTACACCGCATCTGATGGTGTTGAAGAGTATATTGACCAAATTGCACGTTCAGGTGGTATGGAAAATTTAGATTACGACCAAATCAAACCTGATGAAGAGTGGTTAGATATGAACATTCTTGGTTCGTCAGAAACTGGTAATAATCCCGAATGGGCAAATGCTGTTAAGACAGATACAGGAGAAAAGGTAAAAGATAGAATGGATAAAAACATTTTAGCTAAACTTAAGAAACAATCATATAACAAAGCACCTCAACCAGTGACAGATTATTCAGGTAAGAAAAAAACAACTGATAGTATGGCAGGTATCGAGGTTTCAGAGTCTGTTAAAACAGATAAGAAAAAAGAGAGAGTAAATGAAGATATCGATAAGATGAAAAAACTATTTTCACACAATTACAAAACTCAATAACAAACAAAACTTTATATTTTTTTGGTCCGTTCTATATTTTTACTATGAAAAGATATAGAATGGACCAATTTTTTAAATGGTTATCTACACCAATGGATAAGGAAGATATCGACACATGGAATCGTGCTAATAATATTATACCTGAATACTGTGACTTATTTGAGGACTTTAGTTTTTCACTTTATTACTTAATTAGTGAAACTTACTTAGGGTTTAGTCATGGTGATAGTAATGCAACAAAAATTGGTATAATTAATGACGATAAGTTAGAACACTTTAGATGGTGTTTTAATAAAGTTATAATAGATTTCAAAAAGGAAAATATAATATTTAACTTCAGCAGTAATGATTATGACTTTTTTGAATCATTTTACATGGAAGTATACTATGAACAGTTAGATGGGGTCGTTAGAAACTCAATAGAGAGCTTCTTACGAGAGTTATTTAATAGGAGAAGGACGATTACCAAACCTGACCTTGAGATGTTTACAGACCTTTATAAATCACTAGAACGTTCGGTCCAAATATAAATTTTTCCCATTTCTATTTACAATGGGCAATATAAAATTAAGTTTTTTAAAAACATAAACTATAATAAGATTATTAAAAATGACAAAAACATTAGAAACAATCAAAGAATTAACCGAAACACTTTCCGTAGACACAACTAAGTTCTTCGAAGGTAATAAGTCGGCTGGTGTAAGAGCACGAAAAGGAGCTCAAACACTAAAAACTTTACTACAAGATTTAAGAAAAGAAATTTTGGAAGAAAAAAACAAGTAATAGTGATAGAAACAATAATGACATATATAGCAACTTTTATTGCGATATTCACATCATTATCAATCGTAAGATTGGCAGTAAATTTCATAAAGGCCCTATTATCAACTCCACCTAAAAAGTTCGAGATTGGTGTAGGGTCCTTAATTTACTACGGTCTATGTTTATCCTATTTAATAACATTAATAATTACAACAATATGAATACGTACTATAATTTTTTAAATAAAATACAAAAAAATCTAAAGATGGTTAGAGTATTAGATACTCATGTTAGTTACGATTTATTATTTTCAAATAAATGGGTATTACCACGTAATATGGGTAAGGGTGTTGAAGTTGTTAAAAATGGTATAGATGGAGACAAGATATCTCTCTCATTTGTTTGTCCAATAAATGAGATTTCAGTTAATCAACTTGAAGATTTGATTGATAATATAATTAAATCTAACTTAGAGAGAGAGGCTAAAGACAAATTATTTAGAAACAAAGTTCAGGAGTTAAAGGGCATTTTTGAAAAAGAAAACTTAGAGGACTTACAGAACCTTAAATTTGATGTGGATGAGATAACAAGTATTATAAATTCAAAAGAAATCATAGATGGAGAAGATAACAAATCAGGAAATAGAGAAAGAGTTGACTCTACTGAAGTTAGAGAAAAAGAAGTCGATAAGGCAAATTGAATCATCTAAAAACACACTTATTAAAGACATTCAGGGGTTCGATAAAGAAATGGTGTCAAACACTATCTTCATTGAAAAGAAATATACGTTATGGGAGAGGATAAAAGTAATTTTAGGGATGAGTTAAGTCTTTTAGCTAAGATATCTAATGATATTGAATCTTCTATACTTTCTAAGGGTGATGTAAAAATTATTATTGAGTTGGAGCCATTTGAATATAATGAAATAATAAAAAACTTTGCAGCGGTTTATCATAGTAATGATAAATTTAATATTGAAATTTCAGGTATTAACTTTACGTTCGTTTTGAAAAAGTAGTGGTCTGACGATATAGTTTTTTCTTATCAAAACCATTTTTTACTAAAAGATTGTACATCCACTTTCTCTGAGTGGTTGATGTATCTCTTACAAATATAGCATCATTTCTCCCATTATTTCTAAAATAATTTTCTAAGGTACTAAGTAAACGATGTGAATCGTCTATATTCTTTAAACTAAATACAAAAAACTTATCGTTAATTTGTATAATTAATTTATTATGAAGAGTAGAGATACTCTTCATTTCTTTTTTTATACAGTATTTTTTAACTATTTCATTAAATGTGATACGATTATTAGTGGACCAATCGTGAATTTTTTCTTCAATAGAATAAGGAACCATACGTTTTATCATATAATCGGTATCTGAATCCATAAATAATTCAGTGTTTCTACCAAATTCATCTTCTTTAAATAACGGTACTTGATATGAATCTTGATTGGTTAGCAATCCTAATTCATAGGTTACGTACTCCGCATTTTCATAAGTTACTCCAAAGTCGATATTGTTTTCTTTAATTAATGATTTAAATTTACTAATTGCGCGTTTCTCTGACTGATAACCTTTGATTATCTTTTTCTTTTTCTTATTCTTAAACAATACAATTATATAATTTTGCATGAAGGACTATTATCAAATTTTAAATATTAATAAAAACGCATCTCAAAGTGAGATTAAAAAAGCGTATAGGAAATTAAGTAAACAATATCACCCAGATGTAAACCCTCAGGGAGAAGAAAAATTTAAAGATATAGTCGAATCCTATGAAACTTTAAGTGATGAAAAAAAACGAAAGCAATACGATAATCCTAATCCTTTCGGTGGTCAATTCGGTGGTAATCCTTTTGATATGTTTAATCAACAAAGAAGGTCAACTAAACCTAAAATTAAAGATAAAGTAATAAGAGTAACTTTAACACCTGAAGAATCGTTTGTCGGTATTGAAAAGGAGATAACTTATAAATCTAAGATTTCATGTGAATTATGTGTTGGTACTGGTGGTAAAAAAAATACATGCACAACTTGTGCCGGTAGAGGTTTTATTAGACAAAAAATGGGTACAGGTTTTTTCACACAGACAGTGGATACTCCGTGTCATACTTGTAGAGGAAGTGGACAAATGGTTGTTGACCCTTGTTTAAATTGTAATGGTTCGGGGTCTATTGATAAATTTAAAAATTTAAAGGTATCAATACCTAAAGGAGTTGATAGTGGTGATTTCTTAAGAGCCGCAGGTAAAGGTGATTATCTAAATAACATTCAAGGTGACTTATTAGTTCAAATTAATATGATTAAAAGTAAATACGAGAAGGTGGGTAAAGATTTAGTTTTTAATTTAAATATAACCCCTATAGAAATGATAATAAATAAAACGTTTAGAGTGTCTCATCCTGATGGGGATTTAGATATAAATTTACCTAAAAATTTAAGTACAGAAAAACCACTAAGAGTAAAATCTAAAGGATTTGTCACTCAAAGTGGAATTGGAGATTTCTATATAAAAGTGGGTGTAACTAACAAGTCTATTAGTGATGAGGATAAGGTAAAATTAAAGGATTTACTAAAATAAATTAATTAAAAGTTGTATTAACTTAACAGTTCCATATATACTTGTCCCTAACATATAAAAAGAAAATAATATTATAAACTTTTGACCAATATTTAATCCTTTTGAGCACGCTTTACAATCTTTTTTTTCATTTATTTCTATTGAGTTAACATTGTATTCTTTTGACATAATAATAATTTTATATACGTAGTTTAAGATAAAAATGTGCGATAGTAAATTGTAAAATAAATAAGAATACGTAATAATGTTATATTTATAATAAAAAAATATTATGAAAAAGATTTTAGATTTTATTAAAAAGATTTACAACATTATTAAAACATGGATAATGTTAAACGGTATTGAAGGTGTTGTTGGATTACTCACGGGATTAGTATTGTGGGTGTTCGGTTTTAAAATTTACGCAGGATTCGCTTTTGGAGTCTTTGCTACAGTAAATTGGAATTTATTTAAAACTAAAGTACTCAAACTGAAAACCCGATTACAACGATTAAAAACCCAATTACAACGACTAGATGATAAACTAGTTAAATTCTTTAAGAAATAAATTTAAAACCTCACTTATGTGGGGTTTTTTTTTGATTTACATTTGCCTTTTACTTATTTTTTCCTATATTTGTAAAAAAGAAAATTATGTTATCATATATAGGAGGTAAAAGTAGAATAGGTAAATGGATAGTAGAGTACTATCCAAAAGATATGGAAGTTTATGTTGAAACATTCGGTGGGATGTTTTGGTGTTTTTATAACATGGACTTAGATTTGTATCCAAATTTAAAGAAAGTTGTTTACAATGACTTTAATCCACTCAACTACAATTTGTTTTTATGTATCCAAAACCCAACAGAATTACTTAAGGCGGTTGAAAATATACCTTGTCAACAAAGAGATGTTTTTCCAACACCACCTGAGTATAGAGAGTTATTTAATAAAATACAAAAGGAAATATTTGTGGATACGTATACCGTGAGTACTAAACCAAACTATGAATTAGCAGCTAAATATGCTTATATACTTACTCAAGTTTTTAGTGGAAGTAAACCTGAAACTTCAAGTTATATTGACTTAAAAGGTAAATACAAATCAAAGTACCTTACTTTTAGGGATAAATTAAAGAATGAAAAATGGGTTAAAAAATTCTTAGCAGTAAGTCATATTGAAAATATGGACTTTGATGATGTCATTAAGAAATATGACTCCCCAACGACATACATTTATTTAGACCCACCTTATTGGAAGACTGAAAACTACTATTCTAATCATGATTTTGATAGGGATGACCATGAAAGGTTAGCCAATTCACTTAAAAATGTAAAAAGTAAATTTTCTTTGTCTTACTATGATTTTGAATTATTACATACGTGGTTTCCTAAAAATCGATATGTGTGGGTTGAAAAAGACTTCGCTAAAGCAGCCGCGGCGTCTAAAGGTAAAAAACAAAATAAAGGTACAGAACTTTTAATAATGAATTATGAAATACCTAACTTCACCAAATTTGAAGTGTCTATAGATAATGAACACGAGAATAGTCAACTTAGTTTAGATATATAACCCATATAAAAATAGAATATTTTTAATTTCTGATATATTTATAAGAAAACAAATAGACTTATGAAGTTTAATAACATTATAAAAAGTATTATAGTCGAGCAGGGTCGTTACGAGATTCTGAAGAAGACTTATACTCAACCTAAAAAGAAAGGTGAGAAAGTTAAGCCGGCGAAGATGTCACTTGAACAACTTAATAAAATGGTGATGACTGACCCAACCACTCGTAGAGACGGTGATAATATCAAAAAGGCTGGTAAATATGTAAACTGGATTATTAAACAATTTTTACAAATTGAGCCGAATATTGAGGCATCATACGGAACACCACAGTTTAAAAAAGAATTTAAAGAAAAAACAGATTTATTTTTTGAAGATTTATACAAAACAACTGATGACCTTATTAAGTTTGACAGATTTAAAAGTCAAATTGATGATGAATTAAGAGATATTAATAAATTAACTATTGATAGTTTATTTAATACTGTTAAAGATTTTAGTTTAGAGAAGGCGAGTACCACTAAGGCTGAACGAAAAGAAATGAAAGTTCATCCGGGTGCTGAATTGGTATACTCAGGTAGTAAATATGACGTTTACATGATTGAAGACCAGGGGGATTTAGGTAAAGAGGCGGCATGTTTCTATGGTGGTCAAAATAAAGAGACAAGATGGTGTACATCCGCACCGGGGTTATCTTACTTTAATACATATATCAAACAAGGACCACTTTATGTTTTAGTTGATAAGACCGATACGGAAGTGGGTGATATATCAGGGTTACCTAAACACAGGTACCAATTTCACTTCCCTAGTAACCAATTTATGGATGTTAATGATAGACAAATCAATTTAGTTGATTTTTTATTAGGTGAGGAAGAAGGTTTGAAACAATTCTTTAAACCTGAGTTTATGAAAGGACTATCTAATGCTGATGGTACAGAAATTTCGGTAGAGTACCCTAGAGATGCTGCATCTAAATTTATTGCTTTATATGGTTTTGATAAGTTCTTTGACGATTTACCAGACAACTTAGGTAGATTAGACTTTATTAAAACAAGTGGTAGCGGTAGATACGGGCAGGAATCCGCAAAAGATTTAAATATAAAGATACCAAGTAGTATCGGTAGGTTTAAAAACATGTATGCTTTACACCTTGATGGAATATTAGATGAATTACCATCAGAAATTTCAAACTTAGAGGACTTGATGTTTTTATCTTTACCTAATAATAAAAACTTAAAGTCATTACCAAAAGAGATGGCTGAAAAAAATGGTAATGATTATAAGATGAAAAATTTAGCGGTTATTACATTGGCGGGGTCTAATCCTAATATTGACATCCCTGAAGAAGTTCAAAAAATGATTGAAGACAAAGGTATTAAAGTTTTTAAATAATCTATCGAAAAACTTTACCTTTGTAGTTAATTTTTATAAAAAAACATTTAAGATGAGTAATGTAGATATTGAAATATATTTTTCACAGTTTAAAACCTTCTTTTTAGAAAATCCAACTGAACTTATAAAGTTAATTGGTAATGCATCCGAACGAGATTTTTTTAACGAGGTATATAGTACTATTCATGATAATCACGATAGTGGTGATGAATTACAACTTACACACAAACAAATAATGGACATTGTCATCAAACTAAATAAAATTAGAGAAGTTGATAATTCATATTCTGATAGTCAAATATTTCAAAAAACTAAATTTGGAATGTTTTGTTTAAACTAATAACCCCTCTTTATCCCTTTATTTATTTGTTTAATGATTTATTTTCTAAATGAAATAAACAACTAATTAATTAATCAGTGTATTTTAGAGATAATAATTATAGTGATGGTATTGACAAATTTATGGTCATTACTGTTGCTACAGAAGAAAACGAAGAATTAGTCCGTTTTAGGGAGTCTTGTCATCATCATGATATACCATATAAAATTTTAGGGTTAGGTCAAGAATGGACAGGTGGTGAAGCCAAAAATGGGGTACTACTTAAACCAGGTGGTTCACAAAAAATAAATTTACTTAAAGAAGAGTTATTGGATTATCCTGATTTAGGTAATCATATTATACTTTTTACTGACTCATATGATGTTATTATTAATGGTTCATCAGAAGAGATAGTTAGTAGGTTTAGAAAGATGGAATCACCTATAGTATTCTCAGCTGAAAAAACATGTTGGCCAGATGAAAGTTTAAAGGGACAATACCCAAAATCACCTACCGACTACAGATATTTAAATTCAGGTGGGTTTATTGGTTATGGTGACCACATATCAAAGTTGATTAATAAAGTTTCGGTTAATAATGAATACGATGACCAATTATATTATACTGAAAGGTTTTTTGAAGACCTAAAAGGTAATCAAGGTACTATATTAGATTATAACCAATTCTTATTTCAAACTATGAATGAATCTTTAGAAGATATTATTGTTGAAGATGGTATTATTAAAAATACTGTAACTAATGAGTCACCACTAATAATACACGCAAATGGTGGTAGTATAGTGAAAAATACTTTAAATGGTTACTATGAAAAAATATTTGATAAAAGAGAGGTAGATTCTTTTATTACTAATAATGATAAAATCAAAAAAGACACTAATGAATCTGACATATTAATTGGTTTATTTTTAGATGAGAAGGTGTTAGATATTAATCAAACTTTTGACCATATCAGGTTTTTGAATTATCCAAAAGATAAGACTTCATTTCACATAATTTATGGGGATAGTAAACATGAGTACAAAGTTAATATGTTCAAAGAAAAGTATTCGGATATATTTAAAAGTTTTAAAATAACACATACCAATAGTAATAAAATTATATCAAGAAAGAATTTTCTTATTGAATCTTATGACGAGGCTGACTATGTCATTATGATGGAGTCTAACCATATATTTAGAAATATTAAATCTATTCAACTACTAATTAATGAATGTAAGGGAATTATTAGTCCAATGATTAATAAGGAGGGTAGTGAATGGGTTAATTTTGAATCTAAAAATAAAAAAGAATATCAAAAATATATTAAGAAAGGTATTTGGGATGTAGATATAATATATGGTATTCATATAATAAAAAATGATTTAATACCCTTTAGTGTTAGTTCGCTTTACGTGGATAGTGAAAAATATAGTCACGATGATTGGGATATATTAATGTGTGATAACCTAAATAAACAAGGTTATCAAATACAAATATCGAATACTAATTACTACGGAGGAATAATTTAATTCCTCTTTTTTTATTACTTTATTTTAATTACATTTGTGGTGTGGATAAAAAAACATTACATTATAAAAAAGTTATTGATACGTATTTGGTTACTAAATACCATACGTATAATGAGATAGGTGATAATTCTGTCAGAGAATACACTAAAAGATTAAATGAAAATAAATATGGGTGTTGGGCAGAATTAGAAACCGATAAAGTTTCCGAGGAAGAATTCAAATCTAATTACGGTAATACGGTATCTAAGGTTAGTTCAGAAAAAGTAACTATAGTTGTTGAAGAGTATCCTAATAAAATTTCATGTAAGGTATATCAAACTGAAAGAATTAGAAGAGTCGGGTCATCCTATTTTAGGGTTCGAAAATACCTCACCTACATAACATATAATTTTAAATACAATAATTTTTATTCGGGCACAATAAGTAAAAAAAATAAAAAAATATTAAGTAAAAAAGTTAGAGTTAATGACTTCAACGGACATGTTTTTAGTTCTTTAAATTTAGAAATAAGGAGACATTTAAGAGATAACGAATTACGTAACAATAACTTTTCTAAAAGAGTCCCTAAAGAAAACTCAAAACTTTCATGGCAGGTTACAAAGAAATATAGCGATAGGTGTGAGCACTCTAACGATATTATGGATATTTTTTTAAGTAGAATTAAAGAAAGATGTGGTGTCAATAAAGATATAAGAGGTAAAGATTATGAGGTTAAATTTTTCCAACTATATTTGGAGACCAATAAATTTAAATACCCTAATAACTATAGAGAATATGTTCAGTTATCGATACCTAAAAAATTATTAAGAAAACAAACCAATTTAGTTTCTTTATATATGAATGTTAATGAATTAAATGGTAGAAAAATTCGTAAGATTTTAAATGTCGGTCATGATTTAGATTTTGAAGTCTTAAATAAAGTGTATACTTTACTTGGTGTGGATTACTTTAACAAAGTTAATAGTAGTGTATTTGTTAAAAGTAATCTTCATTTTTCCTCAAACTTTAAAGTTGAAAAAGTCAATTTAGAGACGAGTAATTTTCATAAACAAAATATTGTTAATGTTTTAAATGACGGATTAAACCTACATTCACTTATCGAACACTTTAACATGGTTAAAGAATTAGAAGATAAACACGGACATAAGTTTAAAGTTAAATTTAAAGATATTGAACAATTTAATAATGAACACTATGATGTATCTGAACTACTACAATCGTATAGGAAAGGTGTGGTAACTAGATATTATGGGGACGGAGTTACAAGCTTAATTGAAGGTAGTGTTACCGATTTAGTGGGTGTCGAGTATTATCCTAAAGTATTGATGACTACCAACGATTACAATGAAGAGTCACAAACTCAAAAGAATTGTGTTAGAACTTATGTTGAAAACCCAAATAATATTATTATTTCATTGAGGGTTGGTAGTAAAGATAGTAAACTACGGGCTACGATAGAATATCGATTTATCGGTAACACATTAAAAAGAGTGCAATCACTTGGTAGTAAAAATAGTAAATTAACTCCTATGTGGGACACAATATTAGAAATTTTAGACGATAAGATAAATTCACTATATCGAAGTGATACATTAAAAACACCTGAACTTTCTAAAGTTTATAGAAGTGGTAGGATTATTACCAGAAAGTCTAAATACGATGGGGTTATTCTTAGGTGGGATAATGAAGATGAAATTGATGACATAGGTAATATCGATTTACCATTTTAAGGTAAAAAAAATTAAGAGGTAGGTTGACTACCTCTTTTTTTATGATTATAATTTAGTGAGTTAAATTAAATCTAATAAATAAAAATATGTCAGAAAAAATTTATGTCCGTAAAATTGAGACTTGGACAATCTCATCAGCAAGTAAACCTATTGAGGTTAACGTAGACGCATTAAGAAAGTGTGTACCACCATATGAAGGCGATTCAGAACAAGAATTGGTAAACTATCTACAAAACGAAGTGTGGAATGAATATGAATTCTATGAGAACGAAACTAATAAAGAAGTTTATGGTGAGGATGCCGTATATGATTTATGTATGGAAGAAGCTTATGTTGAAAATGAGTTCTTCGATTCTCGTACTAAGGGATGTGATGAATCTATTCAAGTAGGTGTACCAAATGAAGAGTGGACAAAAACCGGTGGATTTCAAGCATTGGCATACGGAGAAAACGAATATTAAAAAAATGATAAAAATGAAAAAGATAAGTAAATTTTTTCAGAGCTGGTACCCAGTAATCTTTGCATTTATGTGTCTACTATATTCAGTAGGTTTAGGATTGGCTGGTTACACAGAAGAGGCTCAATACTCAGCACATTGGCCAGGAACTATCCTCCTATTTGCGATAGTAATCAGACAAAGACGTACAACATGAATTTAGCATTCTTTATAGTGGGTGGAGTTATTTTTGGAGCTTATATCTACTTTACAATTTGGAATATATTCTACGGTGCTAGAAAACAAAGAGAAGAAAACTATCCTAATTATTACGATAGACATGGTCAAATGGTAGAACCTAAGGCGGATGATATGGATATGGACGGAATGGGTAACTTTAGTCGGTTTCCTAATACTAAGTCAACTAATAAACGTAGGGTAAATAAAATGGATAGAGATTGGAAAAGTCGCCGAAAAGAAAAGGTGAGTTAAAATGTCTGAACAAGAATAAACGAATAATAATAAATAAAAAAGAAAATGGCAAAACTAAGAAGAAAAGTGATTATCACAACAGTTCGTTGGGAAGACACAGAAGAATTAACAGAGGACCAAGTTAAGAGATGGAAAAGTGGAGATGATGACCTCCAAGATGAAGTTCATGATGAAGTAGTGGATGATTTTGATTTGGTAAGAGATAAAGTATTAGAGGACACCGAGTGGCCTGAATTAATAGAAGAATAAAGATATGGCAAATAATTTAAAAAGTTTTGTTACCATTAAAGGTAACGATGAGTCAATTAAACTAATTGATTCAATGGTAGATAATATTAATAATAATGATAGTGACAGTCCTATTACCGCATTCGCAACAGCATTTTATAATGATGTTGAATTAACTGAAGACCGTAGTGTCTTAAACACATGGTCTAATGAAAATTTAGGTTCTAAATGGACCACATTGTATGATGTTCAAAACGATGGGGAGTTTTCTATTGAATCTGCTTGGTATCCACCAAAACAATTTTTCATCCATCTATATAACCTGTGTGTTACATTAGATGAGAATGTAGAAATTGAAGTGACATACGAAGATGAAACTTACAGTCCGATTGGTGCGATTGTGATTAAAAAAGATAGAGATGGTACACCATGTATTTGGGAAGAAGAAGACAATGATATTGAAAATCCGCTTGAGGATATGGATTGGGATGATGAAAAGTACGATGATGTATCTCAAGAATTCTATGAGAGTCTATATGAAAATCAACAATCTTTATTGGGGTTATGTCACGAGTTAGTAATAACTGATGGTGAACCAATTGAGGAATTAACAGAAACAGAATAATATGAAGATAAAGTTAGAATATATATGGTTGGACGGGTATAGTCCTGAACCAAACCTAAGAAGTAAGGTAAAAGTAGTAGACGCTAAATTACATGAAGTAAAAGGTAAGAAACTACACGGAGTTTCATTAAATGATTGTCCTCAATGGGGATTTGATGGTTCTTCCACTAAACAAGCTGAAGGTAATTTTTCGGACTGTACTTTAAATCCTGTTAGGTTATACCCTAACCCACTTAATAAAGGAGTGTTGGATTCTTATCTTGTGTTTTGTGAGGTACTCAATCCTGACGGCTCACCACACGATTCAAACACTAGAGCGCTAATAGGTGATGACAACGAAACTGATTTATGGTTTGGATTTGAACAAGAATATACCATTATGAAAGATGGAAAACCGATTGGTTTCCCTAAAGATGGTTTTCCTGAACCACAAGGTAAATACTATTGTGGTGTGGGTAATGGTCAAGTTAATGGTAGACTTTTTGTTGAACAACACATGGAAAATTGTATCATGGCGGGAATTGAGGTGACAGGTACAAATGCTGAGGTAATGTTAGGTCAATGGGAATATCAAGTATTAGGTAAAGGTAAATTAAAGTCAGGTGATGACTTGTGGGTTTCAAGATACATATTAAATCAAATGTCTGAGGACTATGGGTTTAATATTGAATATCACCCTAAACCTGTTACTGGTGATTGGAATGGTTCAGGATTACATTGTAATTTTTCAAATACAAAAATGAGAGAAGAAGGTGGAAAACAATATTTTGATGCTATATTTAAGACATTTGAATCGAGACATATGGAACATATTAAGTGTTATGGTTCATCTAATGATATGAGATTAACGGGTGACCACGAAACACAATCAATACATAAGTTTAGTTGGGGAGTATCTGACCGAGGTGCATCTATTAGAGTCCCAATATCAACGGAAAAAGAATGGAAAGGATATGTTGAAGATAGAAGACCCGCATCAAATGCTGACCCTTATCGAATAATTAATATTATTAATGAATCGATTATTAATTCTGAAGAGTTATATAAAACTTTACATAATATGTATAGCGATGTGAAAGTAAGTGATGAAGTTAAAGAAATGGTTTTGACTGAACCATTAGAAAGAGAAACCGAGTAATGGAAAACAATAACCAAAATAATAAAGAAGAGTATCTTTTACCTAAAGAAGTATTAACTCACGTTAATAATCTAATTGGTAAAGGTACTCATACTTTATCAACAGTTATTGAAACTGAGTTTTACACTCATGAGGCTTTAAACCGAATGTTAGAAAAAAATGAGATTATTTGGTCACACAAATTCTTTAATGGTGGTCAAGCAATATTAAAAGAAGGTCTTATAAGGTTTTCGGAAACTTTTAATTACTTATATTTCATTAAAAGGAAGGACGAAAATACTTATAAGTTCTATACGATTTGTAAAGAAGAATCATCAGACAGTATGATTTTCTTTTTAAGAAGTTATAAAAATTTAAAAACAATATAAGATGAGAACATTAAACTCAGAAGAATTACAAGAAAAAATTAATAGTGGTGAAAAATTTATAGTAGATATGTATGCTGATTGGTGTGGACCATGTAGAATGTTATCTAGAATAATTGAAAGTGTTGATAAAAAAATGATAAGTGAAGGTCATGAAGTTAATCTATATAAATTTAATATTGAGTCTGACAATCAAATGTCTACAAAATTAGGTGTTCGCTCAATACCGGCATTATTAGCATTCAATGAAGGAAAAAACGTTGAAACAAAAATAGGGTTAGTCCAAGAGAATCAAATTATTGAAATGGCAAATAAAATATTGTAGGTATTGACGTAATAAAATTATATTAAAATGAAAAAAGTTATAGTTTACACCATGGAAGGTTGTCGTCATTGTGATGATATGAAAAAAATGTTAAAGGACTCCAAAATTGAGTTTACACCAAGAGACATAGACATCTTTAAAAATGAATATGATTTATTTGTTCAGGCTACGGATAGTGAGTTTATTCCTGCGTTTATGTTATTGACTGTTGAAAAAGGTGACAAAACATCTAACATAAAATTACTGGTACCTGATGATGACTTTGAAGATTTAGACGAAGCTTTGGTTAAGGTGAAACGATATTTAAAATAATATCATTTCACCTACTTTATCTTTTACTTTCCATATATTAAAATGACTTATGATTTCTTCTGAGAAATCATACTCATTCAAATCCCACCTCTTAATTATTTCATCAGGTTTAAATGTAAATAAATCTAAAATTAAAGATTCTAACCACTCATTACTTGTCATTAAACTGTCTGAGGTAACTTTAAGTGATATATTCTCCCAATTAATTGTGTCAAACTTAGCGTCTGTAAAAAATTCAACGGTTAAGTCACGACATAGTCCTCTCTCAAATATATTATAAACAATGTAGTTAAAGTACGACTCAAAAAGTTTAGATGTTTTTAAGTTTTTACCGTAATGTTGTGATGATTTAAAAGTTTCAACAGAAGAATTATTTTTTAAAATTTTATAATCCTCAAAATTATTTAACACATCACTTATGATATCTTCATTAAAATCATTTGCAGTAAATACAATGTTTAAATCAGTACAAGCGGTAAACCTGTAGTGTTTATTATTTAACGTATCTAAATAGGTTTGTTTTTTTATTGAATCGGATAACTCATCTTTAGTATATGTTTTTTTAAAATAAATCGATTCTTCCTCAACAGGTGTGTCATATTCGATAAGGTCAACAACATTTAAATTTATATCACTATTGAATAGTATTTTATAATATGATATAAATAATTTAGATAAGTTAATTGGTGTTTTATGTGTGGTATTTCCTCTAACGACTATGAAGTTACTGTTGTTTATTACTTGTATGTTTGTTTTATGGTTTTTAGTTTCTTTTTCTATCTCAAGAATTACCTTATTAACTAATAGATTAGTTAAGTCTTCACCTCTTGAATAGGTTTGTACTATGTAGTTTGACATATTAAATGACTTTTAAATATTTATTAAGTGTAGTATAGAAAAAAAAAGTTGAATGATAAATACAAATCGGTATTTAAAATGGTTAATAAACTTTTTTATGAGTATTTATAAAGTAACATAAACCCTTTGAACAACACCAATGGCTAAAAACATTATAATAGTACCAAAACCCACAGGTACAACAATTCCATATATTATTTTTGAGAACACAAATGGTGACTTAATTTCATTAAATGTCCATGATAATGGTACGTTAACATTTTCAGGTGCAACTCATGGAGATAACTTAGTGGTTATTGATGAGGATAGAGTTAATATCAAAGGTTCAATGATTTTAGGTAATGACGTTGGATTTAATGGTGTTATGTCAATTACAGATACTGGTGGGTGGAAAGGTAGTACCCAAGGGCTAAAAGGTAATCATGGTGTTGACGGGGATAAGGGTATAAAAGGAATACAAGGACCACAAGGGCCTACGGGAAGTAGAGGTTCAACTACTAATGGACCACAAGGAGATAAAGGTAGAAAAGGGTTAAAGGGTCTAAAAGGTAGATTAGGTACTATTGGTACCAGTTGGACGTTTCAGACTGGTGGAGATAAAGGATTAAAGGGTATCCAAGGGCCAACATCTACAGAAGTAGGACCACAAGGTGATAAAGGTAATCGTGGAGTTAAGGGTGAGATAGGTATTAAAGGTGCCGTTGGTATAAAGGCGAGCCAAGGACCTATAGGTACACAAGGTTCAGATTCAGATAAAGGTATTGTTGGTGACAAAGGTAATAAGGGTTTAAAGGGAATACAAGGACCTAAAGGTGTTAAAGGTGTTGAAGGTGAAAAAGGTCAAAAAGGTTTACTTGGTCCACAAGGACCGGTGTCACAATCAGGAGATGTAGCCGATAAAGGTCTTAAAGGTCTTAAGGGTATACAGGGTACTAAAGGACCTAAAGGGTTAGTGGGTACTCAAGGTCTTCAAGGACCTATAGCCAGTGTCGGTTCACAAGGACCAATAGGACCAAAAGGTCCAACAGGGCAAAAAGGTATAAAAGGTCTTATAGGGGTTAAGGGTCTTAAGGGGGTAAAAGGTATTAAAGGAGTAAAAGGTCACAAAGGTTTAGTTGCCGTTAGTGGAGACAATGGTCAACAAGGTCCGATTGGTACTCAAGGACCTATAGGTTATAAAGGCGATAAAGGTCTTAAAGGTCTATTAGGGTTAGAAGGGCCAAAAGGATTTAAAGGGCCTCAAGCCAGTACAACTATTCAAGGACCACAAGGACCACAAGGATTACAAGGAAATACCTCAACCGATAAAGGAATTAAAGGTCAAAAAGGTTTAAAGGGTATAAAGGGTGTAAAAGGTTTAAAACCTAATAGAGGTACTCAAGGAGGTATTGGTATACAAGCCTCACAAGGACCAACTGGTCCACAAGGACCTAAAGGTGACGATAAAGGTCAAAAAGGTCTAAAAGGTATTAAAGGAATTAAAGGTGTCAGAGGACCACTTGGTGGTCAAGGAGGTATTGGTAACCAAGGAAATATAGCGTCAACAGGTGACAAAGGTATAAAAGGTGTAGTTGGTCCAACACCATTTAAAGGTCTTAAAGGACTTAAAGGTAATAAAGGATTAAAGGGTCCTAAAAATTCACAAGGTCTACAAGGACCAACAGGTAATGGGGCATCTTTAGGTAATAAAGGTAATCGAGGTACGACTTCAACCGATAAGGGACTTAAGGGACCTAAAGGTTTAAAGGGTATTGAAGGACCTAAAGGGCCTATTGGACCACAAGGACCACAATCAAGTACGGGTACTGTAGGTAACCAAGGACCACAGGGTGACCAAGGACCACAAGGTCCAACATCTACAGATAAAGGAATTAAAGGTCAAAAAGGTTTAAAAGGTATTAAACCTAGTCGAGGAACTCAAGGTGGTGCGGGTGCACAAGGTGGTAAAGGACCACAAGGACCAACAGGAAATAGAGGTGGTACTGGTGTGTCATCCTCTAAAGGAAATAGAGGACCACAATCCACCGAAAAAGGACTTAAGGGTCCAGATGGTCAACGAGGAAAAACCTCAACAGATAAAGGTCAAAAAGGTCCAGAAGGTGGTAGAGGTACTCAAGCTGCTCAAGGAGCACAAGGACCAGCAAGTACTGATAGAGGACCGATAGGTAATCAAGGACCAAACGGACCACAATCTACAGATAAAGGACAAAAGGGACCACAAGGTACTCAAGGTAGTCAAGCCGCAGGTGGACCAACAGGTCCACAAGGACCAACTAATAATACTAAAGGACATAAAGGTCTAAAAGGTTTAAAGGGATTAAAAGGGAATAGAGGACCTAATGGTTCACGAGGAGCCATTGGTTTGACATCTACAGTAAAGGGTTATAAAGGAATTACTAGTACAACTAAAGGTATTAAAGGTCAGAAAGGTTATAAGGGACCTAAAGGTCCAAGAGGTAATGATGGACCAAGAGGTGCTCAAGGTACTATTTCAACAGTAAAAGGTGCTAAAGGTCCAAATAATACTGAAAAAGGATTTAAAGGGCCAAAAGGGCTTAAAGGTCTAAAAGGACCATTAGGTGTACAAGGCCCACAAGGGGCAAGAGGAACAACTTCAACAGTAAAAGGATTTAAAGGACCCGCTAATTCTACTAAAGGACCTAAAGGTTTTAAAGGACCAAAAGGACCTAGAGGTGGTATAGGGTCACAAGGTTCTGGCGGACCAAGAGGTGCCAATTCATCAGTTCAAGGACCACAAGGACCAACTAATTCTACTAAAGGACAAAAAGGGGTTAAGGGTCCAGAAGGACCAACAGGTTTAAAAGGTATTAAAGGTCCACAAGGACCAAGAGGTACTGATTCAACGGTAAAAGGATTCATAGGGGCTACTAGTGGAGCAAAAGGACTTAAAGGTCCAAAAGGATATAAAGGTCCAAAAGGAAATAGAGGACCACAAGGTTCTGGTGGAACAAGAGGTACCGAGTCAACAGTTAAAGGGCCACAAGGACCAGCTAGTAGTGTAAGAGGACCGCAAGGTGGAACAGGTGCGGATGGTAACAAGGGAATTAAAGGTCGTAAAGGACCACAAGGACCACAAGGTGCACAATCTACAGATAAAGGTGTTAAAGGTTTTATCGGTACATCAAAAGGACTTAAGGGACCTAAAGGACCTAAAGGACCTAAAGGAAATAGAGGGCCACAAGGGCCAAAAGGATTAAGAGGAGCCCAATCTACAGATAAAGGGCCAAAAGGTTTTAAAGGAATAAAGGGACCACAAGGACCAACAGGACCCGGAGGTTTGTCAGGTAGTGGAGGTCCGGGCGGTGGAGGTGGACCAGGTGGACCAACAGGACCAGGTGGACCAACAGGACCAACAAGTACAGAAAAAGGTTTAAAAGGAATTAAAGGTCATAAAGGAATTAAAGGACCACAAGGTACAAGTGGACCACAAGGGCCACAGGGTTTTCAATCTTTATTTACGGGACCTGTAGGGCCCACAGGTAATATTATAGGTCCAACAGGTGCGGGTGGACCAACAGGACCAGCAAGTACAGAGAGGGGTCTACAAGGACCACAAGGTGCTACCTCAACAGTTAAAGGTAAAAAAGGTCCGAGAGGATTCCAAGGACCGCAAGGTGGAACAGGTGCGGATGGTCCAATAGGTTTCAAAGGCCCTAAAGGTGACCAAGGTAATAAGGGTATAAAGGGACCGCAAGGCCCAACAGGTACGGGTGGACCGACAGGTCCAAAAGGTCCACGAGGTCTACAAGGTCTACAAGGTCCACAAGGTCCTGCGTCTGATAAAAGATTAAAAAATAACATTAAATCTCTAAAAGGTAATTTAAGTAAGTTAAAATTAATTAATGGTGTTAAGTTTACATGGAAGGGTGGAGCAACTAAGTTTGATGGTAGTGTAGGTGATGATTACGGATTTATCGCTCAAGATATTCAAAAAGTAATACCTGAAGTTGTATTTAATAGTGAGAGTGGTTATTTAAAACTTGATTACGGTAAATTAGTAGCCATTGGTATTGGTTCTATACAAGAACAACATACACGTATTGAAAGTATAAAAGATAGGGTTAATATATTAAAATCAAAAATTTTAAATGGGTAGAGACATTAAAATAAATCCAACAGGAGGTACAATTAATTTTTCAGGTACTAATGCTAGTATGATTAATATAGCATATGGTAGCGGAGAATTGAATTTTAACACACACTTAGGTAATGATTTTAAAATCACTTCAAGTTTAGAGTTAGATAATATGAAGTTTATGCCGTCTGTTTCAGTAAAGAAACAGAATAGTGATGAATTAATTGATAACTCAGGTAATTGGAAAGGTTACCCTATGAATATGATTGGACCCACTGGTGTTCAAGGACCTCAGGGACCGACAGGTCTTAAAGGTAATAGAGATGGTGATGGTGAAAAAGGTTTAAAAGGTCAAAAAGGATTAAAAGGTATAACCTCTACAGAACAAGGACCAACAGGTGAACAAGGAACTAAAGGGTTAAAAGGTATCAAAGGTGAGAAGGATGTCTCAGGACCATTAGGTCCCGTGGGAATTAAAGGTCAAATAGGCCCACAAGGTGTAATCGGACCTGCGGGTCCTGACTCATTAAAGGGGTCTATAGGTACACAAGGATTTAAAGGATTCAAAGGTAATAAAGGTATAAAAGGTTTAATTGGTGATTCACTAAAAGGACCTACAGGATTATCCGCCAGTAAAGGTAACCAAGGACCAACAGGTACAAATAAAGGTGAGATTGGACCCAAGGGTGAAGTAGGTGTAAAAGGACCTCAAGGACCAATTGGGATTACCTCAAATGTAGATGTTTATGTTTTCTATGACGCGACATCGATGCCAAGTGATAAAGCTAAAGAAGCCTCTCAGAGTGTTAGAGATTGGTTCCAAACAGTAAATGGTGATGGTGATATTAATAAATTATACGAGGGCGTAATTGGTAAAAACAATAATAACGGTGAAAACTGGTTATGGTGGGCATCCTATCCATATCTTGGTTCACTCAGTGGGGGTACATTGAGTGACGGAACACCATTGAGTGAATTTAATAGTGCGGTACCTAACGCAACTTATCAATCTGATTATTGTCAGTCTAATTCAGGTGGTAATTGTGTACCAAGAAATTCACAATTTAATGATGGTGAAACAATATACAGAAGAATTAACAGAGGTGTTAATTTAGATACAGGTGCAGCTGAATCCATATCTCAGGGTGTACCTTTTGACCATAGTAATTTAAATAATACAGAAACATCAGGACAAGGTTCATTTGGTGGTGATAATACTAACTATTTGGTAATTATTGTTGCGGATGAGTCAGACGGTATTGTTGGTCTATATCATGGACAGTTAGGTGGAACACCAACCAACGCCACTAAGAGTGACTTATTTAATAAACCATTTGAATTGAATGGTAATTATTGGAATAATAATGCAGGTGATGAATATACAAATAGGTATTTACACGATTACTGTTCATATGTTCAAGTATATGAAGATATAAAAAGTAATCGAGGGGGTAATGCTCAAGGTTTAGTTTATCCAGTTGTAAACCCACTTAGAGGTACTTCAACTTATGCGTTTGTTCAACATGCAGTAGCAGCAATTGAGGGTAGTACCATCACTAGTAATGAGTTTTTAAATAGATATGGTGATAACATAACTTCAGTTGGTCCTGAGAATTTAAATTTAAGTGCGTTAATAACGACAAATGTTTATTCTTCTCTTTCGTCTGAAACTTGTTATACAAATTTAGAAAGTAGTTTTAAAAATGGTCCAGGTCTAAAACATTTTGGTTTTGATGTTGACCCTACTGTTGATAATTTTACTGAATCCGTTGTTACAAATGCTTTAACGTCTTTTCTAAGACAACAAGGTGAAACTGGTGATGAAGGTAATAAAGGAATTGTTGGTGATGATAAAGGAACTAAAGGATTAAAAGGTTTAAAAGGGTTAAAAGGACTTAAAGGAGCGAAGGGACCTGATACCGATGGTGGGACAAAAGGTATAATAGGTGAAAAAGGACCCGTGGGTGTTGATGGACCTGTTGGTAATTTAAAAGGACCAAAAGGTGAAGTTGGTGTTGTTGGACCAAAAGGAATTAAAGGACCTGATGGTTCCATAGGTAGTTCACCTAAAGGTCAAATAGGGACTGACGGAGACCAAGGTCCAAATGGGGGTAGAGGTAATACTTCTACTGATAAAGGTGAAAAAGGTTTAAAGGGTCAAAGAGGTAATAAGGGTCTTAAAGGTATTAAAGGTATCAAAGGTCTAATAGCTAGCCAAGGAGACGTAGGGCCAACAGGTCCTCAATCCGATAAAGGTCCGACCGGTAATAAAGGTGATAAAGGTCTTAAAGGTTTAAAAGGTCGAAAAGGATTACTTGGTCCACAAGGACCACAAGGAATAATCGCTGACCAAGGAGCTCAAGGTCCAGTATCACAAGATGGTGAGGGAGCGGATAAAGGTCTTAAAGGACTTAAAGGATTAAAAGGGTTAAAAGGTAAAAAGGGTATTGATGGGACAAAAGGACCTCAAGGGCCAACAAGCCAAGGTAATGAGTTAGGACCTACAGGGGAAAAGGGTCAAAGAGGACCACAGGGAGATAAAGGTAATAAAGGTTATAAAGGATTAAAAGGTAAGAAAGGTGTTAAGGGACCTAAAGGACCTAAAGGTTTAATTGCAAGTCAAGGTGATGGAGGTCCACAAGGACCAACGGGACCAGTGGCGGACCAAGGTAATAAAGGACTTAAAGGACTAAAAGGTAATAAAGGCTTTAAAGGTTTAAAAGGTTTAATAGGACCTCAAGGTAATAAAGGACTTAAAGCTAGTCAAGGACCAACAGGACCACAAGGACCTGTTAGTACTAAAGGAGATAAGGGACTCAAAGGTATTAAAGGTTTAAAAGGTTTAAAAGGACCTCAAGGGGTTAAAGGACAAAAGGGTTATAAAGGATTAAAAGGTGTGACAGGGGACAAAGGTCTTATAAGTACATCTACAGGTGATAAAGGTATTAAAGGTCAAAAAGGTTTTAGAGATACTGACGGAGATAAAGGAATCAAAGGACAAAAAGGATATAAAGGTCCTCAAGGTGGTAGAGGAACAACTTCAACAGTTAAAGGACTTAAAGGATTAAAAGGTATTAAAGGTTTAAGAGCCGATGATGGTTTAAAAGGAAGTAAAGGTCTCATTGGAATAAAGGGACCACAAGGTCCTCAAGGTGGTAGAGGTACAACGACTGGAGGTTCAGGAGATACAGGACCAACAGGACCAGGTGGGCCAGCAGCATTTAAAGGACTCAAAGGTGTTAAAGGTTATAAAGGACCAAAGGGACCACAAGGACCTAAAGGTACTCAAAGTACCGATACAGGACTAACAGGACCAACAGGGTTAGGTGGACCAACCGCATATAAGGGACTTAAAGGTCAAAAAGGTATTAAAGGAGCCTTTGGACCCAAAGGTCCGATAGGTTCTGCTACCGGAGCGAAAGGACCAAAAGGGTTCGTAGGACCAACAGGACCGGTAGCATCCAAAGGTATTAAAGGGTTCAAAGGACCAAAAGGTTATAAGGGACCAAAAGGACCTAAAGGGCCGACAACAGGTGCGGTAGGACCAACAGGACCAACAGGGCCAGTAGCACTCAAAGGTTATAAAGGTTTAAAAGGACCTAAAGGACCAAAAGGATATAAAGGACCTTTAGGTCCACAAGGTACTACTACAGGTACTGTTGGAGATAAAGGACCTCAAGGTGCTCAGGGTGGTGGAGGATTGTTAGCCGATAAAGGTCTAAAAGGACCAAAAGGATATAAAGGACCAAAAGGTCCACAAGGTCTACAAGGGCCACAATCAGGACCAACAGGTCCAACAGGAGCAGGTGGGCCAGCAGCATTTAAAGGTATTAAAGGACCAAAAGGGCCAAAAGGTTATAAAGGACCTTTAGGTCCACAAGGTAATAGTTCTACAGTTAAAGGTTACAAAGGACCTAAAGGAGCTAAAGGTTTAATTTCAAGTAAAGGTGATAAAGGTTTTAAAGGGTTAAAAGGACCTAAAGGAGCATTAGGTCCACAAGGACCACAAGGACCACAATCAGGGCCAACAGGACCAACAGGACCAGGTGGGCCAGCAGCATTCAAAGGTTATAAAGGACCAGTAGGACCTACAGGTTATAAAGGTGTTGGAGGTCAACAAGGACCTACAAGTACTGACAGAGGAGCCCAAGGACCACAAGGTGGTAGTTCAGCTGTCAAGGGACCAAAAGGACCAAGAGGTCCACAAGGTCTACAAGGTGGTGGTGGGCCGAGAGGACCACAAGGTGCAGGTTCCACTTCACCAGGGCCGATAGGTCCAACTAATACTCAAAACGGACCAACAGGGTTTAAAGGACAAAAAGGTCGTAAAGGTCTTATAGGACCTAGAGGGCCACAAGGACCAAAAGGGTCACAGTATACAAAAGAAGGGTCTGTTGGACCACAAGGACCAAGAGGTGCACAATCTACAGTAAAAGGTTATAAAGGTCCTATAGGTGGACAAGGTCCACTTGGACCGACAGGACCTAAAGGTTATAAAGGTCTTAAAGGACCACAAGGTAGAGACGGTAAAGACGGACCACAAGGACCGGCTGGTAAAGAAGGGCCACAAGGACCTACAGGTCAAAAAGGACCACAAGGGCCACAAGCGGCAGGTGGTGCTGTGGGTGATAAAGGTTTTAAAGGTATTAAAGGACCAAAAGGACCAACTGCGTCTAGTTGTTTTTCTCATACTATACTATTGAGAAGAGAGGGGGACTGTAGTATTTGTGATGGAAAGCAGGAACCGTGTGGAAGTGGAGCACAATTGACACTTTATTCCCCAACTTCAGGACAATTCACGAATAGTTCTTATTTATATACTAATAATACATGTACGGTATGTAACAACCTTGCTACATTTTGTAAAGCTGCTAGAAGTGGATTGTATACTATTTGGGACGGTGGGTTAAGTAGTGGGTCTATGTTCCATTGGGCAGCTAATGGTGGTAACTGTAGTTTAAGTGAATGTGGTGAATGTAGAAGTTCTGATGAAAGAATGAAGTTAGGTATTAAAACTATAGGTGACTCATTAAATAAACTTTTGAAAATTAATGTTACGGAATACGATTGGAATGAAAAATATTCAGGATACGATTTCTTAAAAGAAAGACAAAAGTTACACTCAATTGGTATGATAGCTCAAGAAATAAATTTAATATACCCTGAAGTGGTATATAGAAGAGATGATGGTTATTTAGCTATTAAATATTATAAATTAAATTCATTAATTATTGAAGCGATTAAAACTCACCAAGTATTTATTGAAGATATAGGTGAACAAATAAACTGGTTAAGAACACAAATAGATTAATGGCTAATATTATAATATATCCTACGGGAAGTACATCGAACACCAATCCACATATAATTTTTAGTGGTTCAGGTAATAGTTATGCTATTGAAATAGATAATTCAGGTGATTTAATATTTAAGTCTTCAACTAATATTTTTAAAGTCTCTGATAGTAATACTCCGTTATCATTACCTGCTGAGGCCAATGTTGTTAATAGTGAACTTTATGTTGGTAGTATGATGGTGGTTGATTCCGGAGGTCATTGGGTAGGTCAACTAGAAGGTTTAAAAGGTCAAAAAGGACTTAAAGGTCTTAGAGGTAGAGATGGTATAGAAGGGACTAAAGGTAATAAAGGTAAAACGGGTATTGTTGGACCTACAGGTGATAAAGGTGATTTTGGTATTAAAGGTGGTATAGGTTCTGACGGACTAAAAGGTATTAAAGGTGAGTTATCAGTTAAAGGAGATAAAGGTGACCGAGGAATACAAGGAAATAAAGGTGAAGTTGGACCAAAAGGATTGAAAGGATTAAAACCTTCAGAATCTACCAAAGGTTTAAAAGGTCCTACAGGATTAAAAGGGATTACATCTACCGATAAAGGACAACAAGGACCAACAGGACTTAAAGGAATTAAAGGTATTAAAGGGTTAAAGCCAGACCAAGGAGCGCAGGGTAATATTGGAGGTGATTCACCTCAAGGACCTACCGGTCTAAAAGGTCCACAATCTTCTGATAAAGGTCAGAAAGGATTTAAAGGTATTAAGGGAGTTAAAGGTCAAAAAGGTATTCTTGGGGTACAAGGACCTCAAGGTGAGAAAGGTATAAGAGCCACAGATGGTGATACGGGGCCACAAGGACCAACAGGACCTAATGCCGATAAAGGACCTATTGGTAACAAAGGTATAAAAGGTCTTACAGGACCACAAGGTCCGCAAGGTCCCGATGGTATTATAGGTGTACAAGGACCTAATGGGGACTTAGGGCCTCAAGGACCGCAATCCACAGACAAAGGTGATAAAGGTATTAAGGGTATCAAAGGTATTAAGGGAGTAAAAGGTCCTAAACAAAGTAGAGGTGTAATAGGTACACAAGGTGAGAAAGGATTTATTGGGCCACAGGGACCAACAGGGCCAGGTGGACCCGCAGCCGTTAAAGGACCCACAGGTCCTCAAGGACCGGTCGGACCCAAAGGTTTCAATGGTAATAGAGGGTCACAAGGGGATTCACTAAAAGGACCAACAGGTTCTGGTGGGGACAATGGTCCACAAGGACCAACAAGTACAGATAAAGGTACCAAAGGTTTAAAAGGTCTTATTGGTATAAAAGGGATTAAAGGATTAATTGGTCCACAATCTTCAACTAGTTCAGGACCACAAGGTCCGACAGGGCCACAGGGACCAACAGGACCAGCAAGTGCCGATAAAGGACTAAAGGGTCCAAATGGTAATAAAGGTTTCAGAGGACCTCAGGGACCTCAGGGACCACAAGGTAATAATGAAAAAGGACTTATAGGTGATGTTGCCGATGGTGGAGATATTGGTCCGGTAAGTTCGGATAAGGGTCTACAAGGACCGACAGGTGATAAGGGACCTAAAGGATTTCAAGGACCACAAGGTACAATTGGTACTTCACCTAAAGGAGCGAGAGGGGTACAAGGACCAATAGGTCCTAACGCGGAACAAGGTCCAAGTGGTGTACCCACAAATAAAGGTAATAAAGGTTTAAAAGGTATCAAAGGACCGAAAGGTACAGATGGGCCGAGAGGAACTATTGGAAATAGTATAACGGGACCAACAGGACCCAACGGACCAACAGGTCCTAATAATACCGATAAAGGACTTAAAGGTCCACAAGGACCAACAGGTCCAACTAATACTGATAAAGGAACACAAGGACCAAAAGGTCCTAGAGGTAATCAAGGTGGACAAGGACCTCAAGGTCCGACAGGACCAAAGGGAACTACCGGTGGACAAGGACCGACAGGTCCATCAAGTACTGATAAAGGTATTAAAGGGCAAAAAGGTTATAAAGGCACTAAAGGACCTAACGGACCAACAGGACCAACAGGACCAAAAGGTACTCAAAATACAACCACAGGTGATAAAGGACCAACAAGTACGGATAAAGGTCAAAAAGGACTAAAAGGTCCAAAAGGATTACAAATTGGTAGAGGTGGACAAGGGCCACAAGGGGCAAAGGCTTCAGGAGGAGCGACAGGTCCAACAGGACCACAAGGTCCAGCAAGTACTGATAGAGGACCGATAGGACCAAAAGGACCACAAGGTAACGATGGACCAAGAGGGCCACAAGGTTCAGCGTCGTCACAAGGTAATGTAGGACCAACAGGACCAGGTGGACCCGCAGGAAATACTGCAGGACCAAAAGGACCAATAGGTCCAAGACAATCACAAGGTGATAGAGGTCCACAAGGAGCGAAGGCTTCAGGAGGAGCGACAGGTCCAACAGGACCACAAGGTCCAGCAAGTACTGATAGGGGTGTTCAAGGTGAAATCGGTTCACAAGCCAGTAGGGGACCACAAGGTTCAGCATCAGGACAAGGGGCTACAGGACCAACAGGACCAGGTGGACCAACAGGACCCGCGAGTTCTGATAAAGGTAATAAAGGAATAAAAGGACCATTTATAGGTCAATCTAGTGATAAAGGTTTTAAAGGTATTAAAGGTTCACGACCTTCAGGGGGATTAACAGGGCCAACAGGTCCAACTAGTACAGAGAGAGGACCACAAGGACAAAAAGGGCCAAGAGGACCACAAGGTTCAAGAGGACTACAAGGAGCAAAGGCTTCAGGAGGAGCGACAGGTCCAACAGGTGCTCAAGGACCGGCAAGTTCCGATAAAGGTAATAAAGGTTATAAGGGAATTGATGGACCACAAGGACCAACTGGACCAAAAGGACCGACAAATTCAACAGGTGCACAAGGTGGAACGGGACCAACAGGACCAGCGGGTAACGACCCAGGACCAAGAGGTAATCAAGGACCAAGAGGACCACAAGGTTTAGGAGGACCCCAAGGACCAAAGGCTTCAGGCGGGGCGACAGGTCCCATAGGGAAAACTGGTGCTAATAGTACAGAAAAAGGACCGAGAGGTTCGATTGGTACACAGGGACCAAAAGGTTATAAAGGTCTAATAGGTACACAGGGCCCAACAGGTCCAACAGGTTATAAAGGTTATAAAGGTCTTAAAGGACCTAAAGGACCAAAAGGTTACAAAGGACCGAGAGGTGGACAAGGACCGCTAGGAATTAGAGGACCACAAGGGTTTGGTGGTATTGATGGGGAAAAAGGACCTATAGGACCTCAGGGAACGGATAAAGGTTTAAAAGGGCCAAAAGGACCAAAAGGTGCCGTAGGTAATAAAGGTTTAAAAGGACCAAAAGGTTACCGAGGACCACAAGGACCAACTGGACCAACAGGTTCGGCGGGACAACAAGGTGGAGGAGGAGCCCAAGGACCGGCAGGACCAACAGGTAATAAAGGTATTAGGGGACCACAAGGACCAAAAGGAATAAAAGGGCCACAAGGACCAAAAGGACGAAAAGGTGCTGTAGGTAATAAAGGTACTAAAGGGCCAGGTGGTCTTCAAGGGGCGACAGGTCCAACAGGGGCGCAAGGACCTGTCGGTAGTACTTCAGATAAGAGATTGAAGAATGACATTAGAAGTATTGAAACACCTTTAAGTAAAGTTTTAAATCTAAGAGGTGTTGAATATATTTGGAGAAAAGAAGGTATTAACGGTGAGATTCTTGAAGAAGGAGGTAGTAAAGATATTGGTGTTATCGCACAAGAAGTTAAAGAAATAATACCCGAATTAATTGGTGGTTCAGAAAAACACGGTTACAAAGTCAGTTATGAGGAAATGATATCAATACTGTTCGAAGCAATTAAGGAACAAGAATCGATATTAGATGTAAAGGAAAGTGAACTAACTGAATTAGAGGAAAAGTTTAAACGTAATCAATAATCATATCATTTAAATACTTTTTAACTAAAGTATGGTCGGCATAATCATAATAACTTCTACTCATTGAGGCACCTTCAATTACTTCCTCAGTAATCATTTCTTTAGTGAGGTCTTCAAAGTCACCATAATAGTCAAATGCATTTCTATAATCATCTAATTGATAGTCATCATTAAAAATTGAACTAAATAAAAAAGGTATGAATTTGGTAACTTCAATGATGTAGTTATATATAGTTTTCTCCTCACCTTTACTATTCTTTATGGTCTTAGATTCCCAATCACCACTATTATCTATCTCCAATAAACTTCTAACTTCACTCATTATTTCGTTATACTTTTCATCGGTATACGCAGTATTATATGAGTTATGGTGAAGTGAATATAAATTACTTGAAACTTCAGAAGCTTCATCTAATAAAACTTTAGTAGATGTTTCATCTTCTTCTAAAATATCCATTACTAACATAGGGTCTGTAACATCAACATAATCAGGATGACCTTGGTCTTCGGCGATATTTTCTAATAATTCAGTTTCGGGAGAAATCTGAGTTCCATATAATTCTTGAGATATTGATTTGGCAAGTAAGAACTTATTTTTTTCATTTAACTCTTCAATAACATCGGTATACAAATTTTGAGTAACATCTTGAAATGGTTCGAACCAATCATCTTCACCTAAAATATTTTTAACAAGTTCTGATGATGACATTTCACGATTACCGTCATCTGATTTAAAAAAACTACTTAAGTCTGACCTCTCACCAAGAGTTAAAAAATATTTATCACCTTTTTTAGTTATATCACTATAAGTGGAAACAATGTTATCGATAGTTTTTGTACGGTCATCAATATAACTCTTTCTTAGATAAGTCATTGGAAACATTTCAATAACACTTTCGTATGTGTCGGAGTTTTGAAGTAACCCAAACCTTTCTAACAAATCAAAAAAACTATCCTTATCTCCATTGAGATAACGGTTGATAAAGTCTTCAACCTCACCTGAACCTCCCGATAGTATATCGATAATTTTTTCTTTCATAACAAGTTATTTACATATAAATATAAAAAAAGGTGAGTTTTACCTCACCTATTTACCCCAATCCCTTATTTTATTTAATTACTTCTTATCGTAATACTTTTCAACCGTCTTTTTGATGGCTTCTTTAACAGTTTGAGTGTTTGTACTTTTAACAGTTTGTGAACTTTGTTTTGTTTGGTTTTTGTTTTTGTTTTTACATCCGCATCCCATAGTTGATATTTTTTTAGTAAAGTTTATAATAATAAATATAAGTAACCATGAATTAATGTAATAATCGGTTTTTATTTATATTTATGATAAAAGTACAATATTATGAATCTTAGTCAAGTTTTATTAGAAAGTAGGAAGGATGATTTTTTAAGAATGTTTAGAGACAAGTTTTCTGACGAACAACTTAAAAAAGTTTTTACCCTATCTAGACAATTAGCCCCTAATCAAAAATTCCTTACATTTTTAGGTAAAGTTATACCTACAGAAAATTTTGATGAGAATTTAAGTAAAGCTGAAAAAGTAGTTGAGAAATTTATTAAGTACCAACAAGCTCTACAACAAAAAGATATTAATCAATTTAAAACTTTAGATGAGATAATAACTGCTATTAATAATCATGAGAATAAAGTTAGACGTACAGTTAAATCTGTTGATGGTGCTGATGTTGTTTATGAAGATGACCGATTTACGGTTGTAACTCCTCAAACACATAAGGCGAGTTGTTATTATGGTGCTGGTACTAAGTGGTGTACTGCCTCTATGAATGGTTCTTCACATTTCGATAACTACAATGTAGATGGTAAACTTTTCTATATCTTAGATAAAAAAGCAAAAAGTAATGACAAATATTATAAAGTGGCTTTATTACAAAAATATGATGGAGATAAAACATTCTATGATGCACCTGATAAATCTTTTAAAGATGGGTGGATATTAGGTACTCCAGAATATGATGAAATTCAAAACGCGATTGATAAATACATTAATACTAACTACCAAAGAGAGATTAATATCTTTAAAGATAAAGAGGCGGCTAGACTTGAAAGAGAAAGATTAAGAAAAGTGGCTGAAAGACGTAGAATTGCTCAGTTAAGGGCTGATGCGGATGAAAGAAAAGAAGAGGATTCATGGAATTTAGAAAACGAACCTGACCAACAAGCTATAGAGGCTAATGCGGTATTTGAAGTTATGGTTGATGAGTACGGTGTATCTGTTGATGAAGAAGAAGGTGAAAGTATATATGATTTAATCCCGTCACAGTATAGTCATTATGATTTACCAACATTTGAATGGGTAGGTGATGATGATACTGGAATAACCTTTGCTGTTGGTACGTGGGATGAAGTATGGCAAGCGGCTAAAGAATATATGGAAGGACTATGGGATGACCAAGGGGCTGACGGATGGAGCAGCTCGTTTATTGAAAGTCATATTGATGAGCAGGAAGTTAGAGATTATTTTTATGATATGTTTGAAGATGATGTAAATAATAATTATGAATCATATTTTGATACAGACGAATTACCACTATCAGACGAACAAGAATCTCAAGTAGCCAAATTAAAAGAAGAGGCAGAAGAGTTAGATGAGATAACTAGAAATGTAGATGACGTATATAATGAAGATGAGGTAGAATTAGCTGAAGATAGATGGAATGAAATAGATGATGAAATAACAGATATTGAATCTGACCCTGAAGGTGAACCGACAGAGGAACAAATTGAAGATATGGTAAATAGTAGAGTTAATGATGTCATGTATGATATGATGGCTAGTATGACCGATTATGGTTTAGATATAAGTGACTATGTCGATAAAGATGCGTTATTTGAGTCAGCAATTGATAGCGATGGTGTGGGTAATTCTCTTAGTAGTTACGATGGAGTAGATAATGAAGTAATGATAGGTGATACTTGGTATCACGTCTTTAGAACAGAATAATGAAGTTATTAAATTTAATAGAAGGTAGAAGAGAAGATATACTCAATCGTTTTGATGAGAACCCTGAGTTACGCAAAACAATAGAGGAGTTCTTAGACCATGAATTCAATAAGAAAACAAATTATAAATATGTAAATTGGGTACTTAAGAGAAATTTTGATGACTTCGGTAATACAATTATTTCTTTAGATAGTGCAATTAATTGGGTTGAAAAATTTGATAGAGTAAGGAAAAACTTACAATACAAAGATATTAATCAATATAAAAACATTCAGGACCTTATCGATACGTTAGAGGTTTACGGTGACACAAAAAGTGAAGAAAAAACTAAAGTAGAAGCGGGTACCTCAAAGATATATGAGGACTCTGAAGTTTTAATAGTTAAACCACTTACTCAAAAATCATCATGTTATTATGGTCAGGGTACCAAATGGTGTACGTCAGCCACATCTGGTGGTAACGCATTTAGAGCCTATAATGATAGAGGTCCTTTGTATTATTTTATATTTAAAAATTTAAATAAAGATAATGATTATTATAAAATCGCCATTCATTATAATGTAGCTGAGGATAGGTACTCACTTTTTGATGCTAAAGATAATTTTAATTCTAATCTATTAGGTTTTTTATCTACTAATTCAGCTTTCAATTCGATTGAAAAAGATATTGAAGAAAATCATAAAGTTGATGAATCTAAAAGTTTAGAGATTATGTTAATTAAACTTATTAGAGAAAATAAGTTTAATTTTAGTAAAATTAGAAAATATGTTTTATACGATAAGTTAGTTAATATAATTGGTGATGATAAAGGTACGAGACCACTTGTAGTCGGTTGGTATGGTGAAAAACGTATTATGATTAAAGTAAGTGATAACGATGAGGAAATAGAATTTAGGGAATTAAGAAACAGTACTCCAAATTATGTTTATGATAGGAGACCTCTATATGAAATGGTAGAATATCTTGAGTCTAAATCGGACCCATATGATTTAGCACACTTATTAAGTCAAAATACTATACATACTAATTATAAAGTTATTAGAGATATATTTAATTTCTTTATTGAAGAATTACATGAAGAGTTAAGTGTGGGTAATCAAGAAGGTTTTAAGTTTTGGAACCCTGTAAACTCACATTCAAATTACCGTTTTGAAAGTAGAAATCCTGATAATGCTTACATTAAATTTTTAAATTATATAACTCAAAAAACAAATGAAGGGGAACCAGCCAGTAAGAGAGATTTCTTAATTAATGTCTTAGAAAAAGACCCTGAAGAAGTAGTATTTTCAGGATATCTCTCAACAATGTTCAGTTCAATGAAAGATGCTGGACTCGTTAGTCTTTACAGAGCCAACACTTCGCCTTATTTTAGGTACAAGCTTGGCCCCAACCACAATGTTTGGGAAAAAGGAAGACTAAAGAGAATATGAGATTAGATACCAATTGGATTTTACAAGAACCTATAGATTTAGAGCATAAGCAATATGTTCTACTAGATTATATCAATAAAGTTGATAAGGACTTTGATGAATTTAAGTTATACCCATCCTTCCAAGAATTGTCATTACATTTAGCTAACGTTGGTTCAATTAAGGACCGTTCTAAATATATTACACTTAATAGGGAACCAGATGATATTGATGACGAAATATTATTAGATGATTTGGTGTATAATAATTTAAGACATAATAAAGAAACTAAAGAAGAAATATCAAAGATTATAAAGTTTTCTCAGAGTAGATTAACGGATTTATTCTTAATAGGTAAATCTATATGGACATTACTATATGATAATGTTTCAATACGAATTGTCTTTAATGACCTTAAAAAAACAAATACTAAACCAGGTATAGGGTTTTTTTATATTGTGTATGATGAGTTATTACATGTTTATCAATATAGAATTAATACATACACTAAAACAACTAATGAAAATAAATGTAAAGTAGATTTAATTTATAAAGGTGACGTGATAGACGTAACCGATAAAAAAAGTCTAATTAATTTAATTAGAAGTAAAGCTATTATTTTCAATGAAAAAAAATCAGAAAAGTTTTTAAACCAGATAGAAGATTCATATCCTATTTTTAGGGTTAGGTACGAAGAAAAATTTCCGTTAGAAGGTTCTATTTTATCTATAGCTAAGAGAAAGGTTATGAACTATATTTTTCAAACAATTAAAATTCAAGAATTAAAGTCCTAAGATGAGTAACATTAAACTTAAAAAACCTGACCATATAGTATGGGACGAAGAAACTCAAAAATATAACGCCAATATATTACCTTATGGGAGTAGTGTATCGGCGCCTGTTATTAAAATAGAAGATATTTCATCCTACAAACAAAAAAATGTACAAAAAATACAGAAAAAATTCAATAAAAAATACCAAGAATTAGTAGATGAATATAATAATTTAGTTGATGAAGTTAAATTAAATCAAATAGTGTATGAGTCTAAATTTTCTTTTGAGCCAATAATAGGTCATATTTATCATCTTTATTATGGAAATGATGGAAAATATTTCTTATCATTAATAGAACCTGAAATGTGGAATCAAGAATTTGTTTTAAGTGTTGAACTAAATTCTGAACATAAATGGGTCTTAATAAAAAAACCTCAAAACTAATGAAACTTCAAAACCCGATAGACGTTAATATTACAGATAAAACTGTATCAGTTCTTTTAGCGGGTGGTTTGGGTAATATGATGTTTCAGACAGCAACCTTAATGGTCTACGCCAAAGAAATGAGTTACGACCCAATCGTTGGTTATTGGACGACACATCAATCGGAAAGTTCTAAATTTAATAAACATCTTAATCGAAATGGTAGAAATATACATTTTGACCCATGGGGTGGACATATATTAAAAGACCCACATATATCATTTGGAGACGTTTACCCTAAGTTACCATGGTTTGATAGTAGACCTAACGCCTTTGAGTGGTGGTTTGACCAAAGTTTAGGGTGGGATATAGATACTGGTGAAGGTGGAGTGTACTACGATTTAAAACAAAAAGTAAAACCACCTTACCTATTTCAGGGTTACTTTTTTAATAAATTGTATTGGCATCACGAGAGGGATTATATTTTAGAAATATTCGAACCTGATGAAAATATAACAAATTATATTGAATACAATTATGGTAGTTTATTTAAAAATAGTATATCCTTACATCTAAGAATGGGTGGAGGTAGACAAGATAATTTTTTTGATATAAAATTAATACCTGAAGAATGGGTTATTAAAATTTTAAATAATGAGAGTGAGGGACATAAAGTACTTGTGTTTTCAGATAATTTAGAATCTGCCAAAAATTTCGTAAACAAATTAGGGTTTCCTAAGGAAAAGTTTGTTTATATTGATGAAGACCCGTATATTGCGGTTCATATGATGAGTATGTGTGATAAACACATATTATCAAATTCAACGTTATCATTTTGGGGTGCGTATCTTGATAAAAAACAAGAAAATGAGTATACTTTTATTCATGAAAGTTTTTTTGAAAGACATCCTTATAGTATGATACCTTACAATAAATGGAAAATTAATAATTAAATGATAATACTATGAGTGAAAAATTTGAAATACCAACAGAACGTATGAATATGTTAACAGGTAAACTTAGGGTACCTATTCATATCAATTACATATCGGATTATATTTTATGTGAGTCTACAGAAAAAACTAGAATAATTTTAAAACAATTAATTAATAGAGACTTAATAGAGGTTAGTAAACACGCTGATGACTATTATGTTTTAAAAGCTAAAGGTAATGAGTAAAGAATTAGTATCACACCCTGACCATTATGGTGGTGAAGATAACCCATATGAGGTTATAAAAATAGCAGAAGCTACAGGGTTAGATGAAGATGCATATCTATTTAACGTATTAAAGTATATAGTTAGAAGTGGAAAAAAAGATGACAACCCACCTGTACAAGATTTAAAAAAAGCGTTATTTTATTTAGATAGAAGAATTAAAACAATTGAACAAAATGGAGAAGAATAAAATTTATTGCGGTGATGGCCGTAAACTTATGTCGGAGATGTCCGAAAAAACTGTAGACTTAGTTGTTACTAGTCCACCTTATGGTGTTGGTATCGATTATGATAGTTGGGATGATGATAAAGAAATAGCCGAGTACTGGAAATTTACAAGAGAATGGTTAAGAGAGACTTATCGAGTACTTAAAGACGATGGTCGTATAGCACTAAACATTCCTTACGAAATTAACAGACAAAAAAAAGGTGGTAGAATATATTTTTCTGCTGAATTTTGGATGATAATGAAAGAGATTGGGTTTGGTTTCTTTGGTATTGTAGATTTAGAAGAAGATTCCCCACATCGTTCAAAAACAACTGCTTGGGGTAGTTGGATGAGCCCGTCTTCACCATATATCTATAATCCTAAGGAGTGTGTGATTCTTGCTTATAAGAAAAAACATAAGAAAGATATTAAAGGAACTCCTCAATGGAAAGGTGAGTTTCAAATGGTTCCTAATGAAAAAATTGAAGGTGAGTTTAGAAAGAAGTTAGTCTATGAGGATAAAGATAAAAAAGATTTTATGTCTTTAGTCTTTGGTCAGTGGAATTATTTTGCGGATACAAGACAAAAAACAAAGGCGACATTTTCATTGGATATACCATATAGAGCGATTAAAATTCTTTCATATAAGGAAGACGTAGTTATGGACCCATTTAATGGGAGTGGGACAACTTGTTTAGCTGCGGAAATGTTAGGTAGACCTTGGATTGGTATGGATATAAGTAAAAATTACTGTGAAGTCGCCAGAGAAAGATTAAAAGAGTACCAAACTGAACAAAAACAGTTGAAGTTAGTTTTAGATGAACATACGAGAAATTAGTATTAAGAACCACGACTCAATCACTATAGTAACAACTGATGGTCATGTAAAAACATTTAAAAAAGGAAGTCTAAGTAACCCTAAAAAAGTGTGGTTTGATAATATCATCGCATGTTCAATATCATTAATGAGTGAAACCCCTACAAAGTGAGGGGTTTTTTGTTATTATAGATATTTATTAATAAAAGTTTTTATGTCAAAGTTATTTATAAATGAATCGGAAGAGTCTCAAATACGTAAAATGTATTTAATTGAAAGTGACTCTGACAAAAAAGATGGTACGATAATGAAGGCCAGTCAAAACTTTTGGGACCATATTAAATTTGAAGAAGGTGACCCCAAAAAACCAATTGGTAACATAAAGGAGCCAGTATTAAAGACTTATAAAGACACAAGTGGAGTTTTAACTATCGGTTATGGACACACTGGTAGTGATGTAAAACGTGGTTTAGTGATAGATAAAAAAACTGCGTTAGAGTTACTTTATAAAGATGCTTCGGAGGCTGCCGACTGCGTTAGAAGATTTTTAGGGGAATGGAAAGATAAAGGATTAAAAACGTATATGTTAACTCAAGGACAATTTGATTCGTTAATATCATTAGTTTTTAATACTGGATGTGATTCAGTTAGAATGTCAAGATTTATACAATATGTTAAATCTGGTCAAAATAAAAAAGCGGCAGAAAGTATTTTATCATATAAGTCCTCGAATGATGGTCTTAAGAATAGAAGAACAAAAGAAAAAAATATGTTTATATCATGAAAAAATTAATTAAAGAATCAGGATTAAGAAATATCAACGATTTATCTAAGAGATATGAGAAAGCTAAAATATATTTTCATCAAGATTTAGACGGTGTTACGACTGCCTTAGCTATGAAAAATTATTTAGAGAATAATGGAATTAAAGTTGTTGATTCTGAAATAATACAATACGGTGATAAGGAATTTGCGGTAAAGAAACAAGATGCTAAAGGTGATACGATGCCGGTTTTAGTTGATTTCGCACATGGAAAGCCGATGTTTGTTGTACATACAGACCATCATGATAGTCAAACAGGTGTGGAAGGCGACACATCAACATCATTCAGGTCGTCACGTTCAAATGTTGAGACTTTATCTCAAATAATGTCACCAAGTGATATCTTTACTGCCGATGATATTAGATTAATATCTACAGTCGATTCTGCAGATTTTGCTAAGTATGGGTTAGAACCACAAGATATAATGAATTTTGTATTTAAATTACAAAAAGATAAGTCATTACAGAAAAATAAAATGGCCTTAGGTTTAGCAACTAACAAACTTATGTTAGCTTATAAGAATAAACCAGGTTTTATGGAAGATTTAGTAATGACATCTCAACCATCACTATTAAACATATTTCAAAACATTAATAGATTAGCTGCTGAAAAGGGGTATGCGTTACCTGAAGAGATGGCTTTAAATCAAAAAGATTATGTACAGAAACAAAAAGATAGTGATAAAGTTTATGTTGATGACGGAATTATAGTACAATACGGAGGAGGTTCAATGTTTAAACCAGGTTCTTATGACCGTTATACTCCATTTAAAAATAATCCTGAAGCTGACTTTATAGTAATCGCTTGGCCAATGGGGTTAGTACAAGCGTCATGTAACCCATTTAAAGGTGAGAGAGAATTGAAAGGTGTTAACTTAGGTGATATAGCTCAAGAAGTATTAAGTAAATGGGAGAGTCAATTAAGAGAAAAGATAATTCCTTTATCTACTATCAAATGGATATCAGAAGGTAATAAACAATTTGGAGATGAGTCAGTTGGTTTCACTAATGCGGATTTAGAAGCCTTTTATGGTGATAAGGTTCGTTCAATGGATGGGGGTGATGACTATATGGAAAAATTAAAAGATATTATGGACAAACCATCTACTAAGTTAACTGAAGATGAGTGGGCTATATTAGATAAGTTAGGTGTACCGGCATGGGAAATGATTCAAGCTAACTCAGGTGGACACAAATGTATTACAAACATATCTGCGTTAAATTACTTCGGAAGAGGTAAGAGAAAACCTGAAGGTAAGTACAAGTATAGTAAAGATAGAGGTGATTCACCATATGTTAAGTTTGTTAAGATGATTCAAAAAGAGTTCGTAAGAAAACTTAAAGAAAAAATAAATGAATCAAAAGGATTAAATGAACAAGCAGACAAGGCTGAATTAGTCGATGCTGATAGTAATCAATTATTAGTTAATATTAACAATATTGAAGGTGACATCGAAAGAAGTGACCGTAAAAATATGAGATTTAAACAAGATGTTGAGTCATTTCAGATTGGATTATCTTTATTAGGTTATGAATTACCGGTGTATGGTGTCGATGGGTTATTCGGGCCCGAAACAGAAAGAGCGTTAAATAAATTTAAGAGAGACAACAAATTAGAGGAAAACGGGATTTTTTCTACAGGAACTAAAGATTTAATGTATAATAAATTAAAAAATGAAAATATAGAAGATAAGGATATAGAAAAATATACATATTCAAGTAAGGAGTTTACTACATTAGATGGTAAGATAACTCATACGTACTCAGGTAAAGCATCTAAAGGAATACAAAGATTAATTGATACTATGATTGAGAACGGTATTACAGACCCAGTCGCACAAATTGGTATGTTAGCGGTAATAGGTAAAGAAACTCATTTTATTAATAAAAAAGAAAGAGGTTATCATAATACATCTAATCGTAGAATTAATAAAATATTTTCAAAAACTAGAAAGATGTCTGATTCAGAATTAAATGATTTAAAGAGAGACTATGATAAGTTTTTTAATTTAGTATATAATGGTAGAATTGGTAATAATAATAAAAATGATGGTTCAAAATACGTTGGTAGAGGTTATAACCAATTAACGGGTAAAGCTAATTATCAAAAATATGGAAATAAAGTTGGTATTGATATCGTTAGTGACCCTGATAAGATGTTAGATGATAAAACAGCTGCCGAAGTTGCTGTAAAATTCTTAATGAGTAAAGGTGTACCTGAGTTTAGTAACCCTAAAGAGTCTACATTATATTTTGCTGATGTTAATTCAGGAAGTCCTAAGAGAAGAGCTAGAGAACACTCAATTGAAGAATTACAAAAATTTGATATAGCTTAAAACAATTAAGACAACTTTAAAATAAAGATAAGGAGACGATGTCTCCTTTTTTTATGCCTTGTTCTTCACAAAAACCACCAAAGACCTCTAAAACTGTATCACCAAATCCTTGATATGATTCACAATTTTTCTTATCATTACATGGTTGACAGTTAGAATGAATTTTAGTTATTGTTGTTCCATCTATGAAAATAATGTCTAATGGTATAATACAATTATACATCCAAAAACTTTGTTCGGTACGTTCAGGCATAAAAAATAACATACCATCAAAGGACTCATCAAATCTTTTTCCCATCATTCCATCAGTTATGGATTTTTTAGTGGAAGAAACTTTGACTTTTAAAATATTATTTTCTATGATTACTTTCATACTAATAAATATCCAATAAAACTAATAATGAAAAAATACGCAGGAATAATCGTAAGATGTGATAATAAGGTGTTACTTTGTAAAAGAAACTCACAAACAACTCTACCAGGTTTTTGGTCATGTCCCGCAGGTAGTGTGGAAGAAGATGAGCCAACTAAAGACGCTGCGATTAGAGAGTTTATAGAAGAGACTGATTTACCTGTGTTAGGAGACATAGAGTTTGCCGCGGTAATAAAAAGGTATAACAGAGACGGAAGTAAAGTTAAAGGTATGTTTTATACCTACCTTATGGATGTTGAAGAAGAGATGTTTCCTGATTTAGAAAACGCTTATGATGGGGACGAACACACGGAATGTGGGTATTTTGGTAAAGATGAATTACCCGAACCAATGACAAAACAATTTAATAAACTTATAAAAATAATTTTAAAATGAACAAATTAGTAAATATGTTAAGAACATCTGCACAGGCAGATAAAGCAAAGGCATTATTATCACTTGAACTACTTGGTAGTAAAGCAGTAGGAATCGGAGACCACTCAACAGGGGACTTCTATAAAAACGCTGAAGAGGCGTTAGTAATGTTAGTAGACGCGGACGATAGATTAAGTGCTTTAGATAAGTATTTTGATTCTAATGGAGTAATTATAGGGTAAATATCCAATAATTTTAATACAAAACACAAAAAAACCCTTAAAGGGCTTGTCTGAGAGTAATTTTTTTGTATATTTGTATAACTTTTGAGATTTATTGGAGTATTTATATCTTACCCAACAGAAAATCAGAAAGTTTTTAAAAAAAAGTTTGACAGATTAAAAAATTTGTTGTAGTTTTGTAAAACAATTCAGTAAGAGTACTGAAGACGTTCTTTGAAAATATTAGTAAGTGTCACCTTAACCATCACAGTTTGTGAAAGGAATACAAAAGATTAACCCCTTTTTCTTAAACGGTTAAGTATGACATTTGACGGCGGTTTAGCGTCGTTAGATAACCCCAGCAATGGGACTAAAGGGATTGAAACGAGAATAGTACATCGTGAATATTCGCAGAGTTTACTCTGACAACTAAACAAAGTGGCTACGGTCAAGACCCTAAGGGCAACTGCTAAAGGGACGAGACCACTCTGAGTCCGTGGAATATCAGAGTTGAGATAGTGATATCAATAGGAAAAGCTACAGGTGACGGTTCGACACACCCTGTCAGGTGTTGTAGGGCTGAGTACCAGTACAAAGGAATTCCGATACGATAAGTTAACGTATTCCTGAAGTACCGTAAGTTGACAGACTTACAGAGAGGTGTGAAGCATTTTGTTTTCAAAAGAAACGAAACTTCTCCCGAAGCACATCTTTCTCATTTCCATCGTTACTTTTACTAAAACTAAAAGAGAGCAAAAGTTCTTCGGGCGTTGACAACGAAAGGTGTCTAACACTTCGAGTCAATAGACTAACGAAGTCATCGGTAGACCGCAAGTCTCCTGATGTCAATTATCAAATACCTGGTGGGATGGCCGTCCCTTAGTGAACTCGCAAGGTTTGACAGAGTAAAGTAGTAGTTGAGTAGTTGTTAACGAAAAGAGTGGTTCACTCAAATAACCGACACTGACTTGATACTTTCGGCAACGAGAGTGGATACATGAGCAACCGATATAGGGTAATCTCACTAAAGACAAGTCACCATAAACGTGTAATCTCAGCGTTCTATACTCTATTATATATCTTCCTTAACCTCAGTTCTAACCGACTGAGGTTTTTTTATGCTAAATAATTTGTGTAAGTCAATACTATTCACTATATTTGTATAAATAAAAAAATAAAATTATGGAAGGAATTATCACATTAGTCATTATCGGTTTCGTTTTAACGTTTGGTTCACAATTACTAAAAGGTGTTGGAAATATCTTCTCAGCTTCAGGTAGGATTGGAGGTTGGGTAATTGGAATTATTTTAGTTTCATTTTTATTAAAGACTGTTGTATTTTCACCTAAACCTGTAGAACCTGGTAGTGTAGAACATTTTATAGAGGACACAGGTGCTGTTGGAGCTACTCTTGTTAATGGTGTTATTATGTTTGACGGTGATAAGTACAAATGGAATGAGTCCATTTCGGATTACGAATGGGTTGAGTAAAATCATTCAATTTATTAGGTCAAGTCATTAATTTTAATTATATTTGTTATATGGAAAAAGGAGATAAAATAAAAGATATTAAAAACGGTTCAATACACATTATTGAATCTATTGAGTCATTTGATGACAACACTGTAATTTTTACTGAGGATAGTAAATGTTTACCAATTAATGAAGTTAAGGAATACGGGTTTCTTGATATAATTTATGAAAAATGGTTTATAAACAGAGTGAAAATAAGTGAGGAAAAAAGACTTAAAAATGAAATGTTAAAAGTATTAAATTATAACCCATTAAATTCTAATGAAGACAATTAAAATAGAACATCCAAAGTTTGGAATCTTACAGGAAAAGGTTTTTGAAGATAAGACACAGTTTAAAATCTATCTTAAAATGGTACATTCTTGTTTGGAACTTAAAGAGGATTTAACTACATCAAATGGTAATGATTTCCTTCTTCACATACCGTACGATTTATTAAGGTCTTCAATGGTAATAGGTGATGTTCAAAAAATCAGTTTAGCCGAGTATGCAATTCAAAAATCTAAAACACAATAAAAATGGTAAAAATAATTAATAATTTATGGAGTATGATTAAAATGGTTATTATTTTAATCTTTATGTTAGTAGGTGTTCATTTTGTAGGAACAGAAAAACTAGTAGAAACAGGTCTTATTTGTCTTGGATTCTACTTCTCATATAAACTCATAGAATTATTATCTGTGTACCTTAAAAACAAGATAAACGGGGTTAAAATGGATAAGACCGTTAAGGTTGTTGAGGAAATTAATCCTGAGATTAAATATATTGAAGGTTTAATCAACGAGATTAAGAAAAAAGCTAAAAAAACTGTTAAGGATAAGAATACTTTAGACCTATTAGGTATTAAACTAAAACAACTTAAAAATGTTTAAGGTAGGTGATTATGTAATACCACGAGATAGTAAGACTATAAAGGTAATTAATGAGATAGAAGAAATTGAAAACCAATTTATTATTTACATGACAGATAATAGTTCTTATCATATTTCACAACTACTAACTTTAAATGAAGTGGTAAAAAAAGATAAACATTATAAAGAAAGTTTTAAATTATGAGTGAAAAAAAAGAAATTGTAGGGTTCACAGCAGGTAATTTTGATTTAATGCATCCGGGTTACATTTACACATTTGAAGACGCAAGAAAACATTGTGATAAATTCATTGTGTTTTTACAAAGAGACCCATCGTTACATAGAAAATCCAAGTACAAACCAGTGGTTCCATTATATGAAAGATATAGAACCTTAATGGCAATTCAATATATTGATGAGGTTTATGTGTATCAAACTGAAGAAGAATTGTATGATTTAATTAAATTCTTTGAACCTGATATTAGAATTCTTGGTGAAGATTATATTGGTAAATCATTTACGGGTGATGACTTACCACCAAAGGTAATCTACACGAGTAGAGCACATGGATGGTCAACAACAAGAATGAAAGATATGATTGCGATGCAAACTATTAAACAGAACCCTGAGGTTATTGAAGATGCAAATTATTTTGAACGTAAATTAGGTATGGATGATTGATGATATTAAACATATGCCAAATCAAAAGTGGCACAAAATTATAAGTTTTATTAAATCAGGTGTTAGAATTATTGGTTACGGTTTTATTCCTTTTAACTTGATTATCGCTTGTATTATACTTATAGTTAGTGAAGTAATAGGAATCATTGAAGAAATGGTTTAGAGGTGAAGGAAAGATAGATTTTCTTATTAGATTAAATGAGATGGTGGAGTAGTCCGATAGCCAAAGTCGGTCCCTAAAGGTGGAGAGAAATCTTCACCTTTTTTAATTAATAATCTACAATTTTACTAATATAACTATATTTATAATAAAATACCAACGGATATGTCAAACATAATAATAACTGAATCACAATTACGTAAATTAAAGTCAAACATTAAAGAGGGTTCTCATGATGGTTCTTATATGGCAAAACAACAATTATTTACAATAGCCACACTAGCATATAAAATGTGGGAACAAATGGAAGAAGGTGAACAACTTGATGATTGGATGGAAAGTAAAATTGCTCAATCAGAACAGAGTGTTGTTTCAGTTGTAAAATCTTTCATGTACGATGAGGCTGAGGAAGAGCTAAAAGGTATGGAAAAACTGAATTATGACGAGTTAGTTATCGGAACTTAATTTAAATAATATATTGACAAATACTAACCTTTCTTCTATTTTAGGAGAAAGGTTTTTTAATGCCTTAAAAATACTAAAAAATAATATAAGATGATAAAATTAACGTTTAATACAAAAAAACATACTTTGGTTTATAAACCTGACATGGAAAAGACTCATGTTGTTGAATATCCAAATGTGACAACAATTAAAGATGATGGGAATAACTATTACGAAGTTAGACAAAAACAAGAACCTGCGGGTCCGAGTGTTCCAATTATTAGAGTACCACAACAATCAACTATTATTGAATACTTACACTCATAAGTAAAATGAATAGTATTGATAAACAATATAACGAATTACTATCTACTATTTTAGAACATGGTGTAGATAAATCAGATAGGACTGGTACGGGTACTAAGTCTATTTTTGGTTACACTATAAGACATAATATGAAAGAAGGGTTTCCTCTTCTTACCACTAAGAAGATGGCAGTCAAAACTATGATGACTGAGTTAAAATGGTTTCTAAAAGGTGATACTAATATCAAATACTTAGTTGATAATAATTGTCATATATGGAATGGTGATGCTTTCAAAAACTATATTAGTAAAACTAATGAGTATAAAGGTAATTGGCCTGATACTATGGATGAGTTTATTGAACGAATCAAAACCGATGATGAATTTGCGAAGATATGGGGAGAGTTAGGTCCTGTATATGGTGCTCAGTGGAGAGGATGGTTTCAAGAAGGTGAGCAAGTATTTGAAGGGGATACGTTACAAGTTTATAACGAAAAAAGTGTTGACCAAATTAAAAATTTACTTGAACAACTTAAAAGGAATCCAGACTCAAGAAGGTTAATGGTTAGTGCTTGGAATGTTGGTGAGTTAGATTTAATGACTTTACCTCCATGTCATTATGGGTTTCAAATATATACTAGATTATTAACTGACAAAGAGAGATATGAATACTGGTTCAAAAATAATTATGAGACAGGTATGGAAAGATATTTCGACCCTAAAAACCTCCCTAATTTTGACGACACAAGACATGAACCAACACCAAAGAGAGCGATATCATTAATGTGGAACCAAAGGTCGGTAGATACATTCTTAGGGTTACCATTTAATATTTCTTCATATGCTACTTTACTTATGTTAATTGCAAAAGAGGTACATATGATACCAGACCAATTAATAGGTAATTTAGGTGATGTCCATTTATATCAAAATCATTTAAATCAGGCTAAAGAACAGATTAAGAGAGAAGGTTATGATTTACCACATATTAACTTTAAAAGTGTTAATTTATTAGGTGGTGAATTCAACTATGAATTAATAAATTATAATTATAAACCAACTATTAAAGCTCCATTAAGTAATTAAACGATGTTAAGTAAACAAATTCTTATTGATAATATTGAAAGAGATGATGTGTGGGATAGTGCTAAACACCTTTACGCGTCTACCTTACTTAAAGAATATGATTCGGATTCAGTAAGAAAGTTTTTATTTGATAAGTTTAAAGATACTGGTGATTATTATTATTGTTCTATCTTAAAAGGAGAAGGCGATGGAGAAAAACGTAATTAACTTCATCCAAAGATACTATACGTTTGAGATAAACAGTAGTAAAGAGATATTTTTAAGGGATGTGTTCGAAGATAATACTGAAACCCATACTGTCGATATAAACTCAAGGGTTAAATTTGTGTGGGGTAGAGCTAAAAACGTTACGGGTGTTGATTTACGTAATAAAGAGTTTACTCATATACAAAAAATAATAAGAGAAGTTTTTAGGTCTAAACAAAGCATAGACTTTTATAATTTTATGGTTAATGAAATACATGAACAGGAAGAATGGGGAGGTATAGTTATACCATTAAAAGATTTACAATGTGAGTTTCCTAATTTATACGGTGATAATTTGAGTAAAATAATTACCGAAAATATTAAAAAAGATGAATAGAAATTATAATGATTTAAAAAGGGTAATTGGTAATTACAAAAAGATAATAGTTACGGGTCCTCACGGTGCGGGTAATAAAATATGTACTAAGATTATTTCTCATGATTTTAACTTAAAAGAAAAAAGAGCAGAATATGCGTGGGATTTAAATAAATATAATGAGGATGACGGGTTATTAAAATTTCATAAAGATAATAAAGATAATGAATTTATTTCTTTTACCCCATCACAATCAGGTCATTTACATAGAATAAAAGATATGTTAAAAGATGTCTTAGTTGTTTTTATGTATAAAGACATAAATAGTATTGAAAGATATACTGAAAGAAATCCATTCGTCAAAGACCAAAGTCATAACTATGAGTGGGGGGTTTATAGACAGATGGTGATGGAAGACTTCCCTGAGAGTTCAGGTTACCTTAGAAAAAGTATTGAACAATTAACCTATCATATATGGGAAAACCACCAAAGAAATTTAATACCGAATTGGGTTGAAATTAATCATAACTCTTTAGAGGGTCACGAATTATGGATTAGTAAAGAAGACCGAAAAGAATTTAAAGAGTGGCAAACTACATTTTAGATATATTTATCTGTAATGAAACTACTTAAACTCTTAGAAAATATAGTTCACGAACGATACAGTGGTGTTGACATAAAAATGTTTGCGCTATTTGCTGACATATTTAGTGACTTAATTAAAGGTCTAAATATGGGTATGTTAGATGAGGTATATCAAGACTTATCACAAAAGTATGAAGGAACAAAAAAACAATTACCATTAGAATATTTCTACGATTTTCTTATTAAGAATAAAGATTATTTCTCAAAGGAAAAGGAATCGTTACAGGAAAACGAAAAACAAAAAGATTTATTATTTAAGTATTGGGACGACAAAGGTGTTGAATCTACACCTATTTACCATTATTTAGGGTTGGATATTTCTAATAAAGAGGATAAAGATAAAATATTAACTTATAAAATTGAGTACTTTGGTGGAATTCATAATCTTTACGAGAAAATTAAAAAAGAATTAAAGGTCGGTGAACCATTTAGTTATGTTCAAGCTGGTTATGAGATTGAGGGAATTATTAGTGAGGTGATTATGGACGTTTATACGGGTCAGACCCATCATCCCTTATCATCGGACATATCAGAATATAATGTGTATTATGATGTTATGGTTACAATTAATGGTGAAAACTCATCTGTAACTTTAATGAATGATGGTGAAACTTATATGTTAGGTGATTTATGGAATAATAACGATAATGTACCTGAGAGTGTTAAGGGTGTTTTGGATGAAATAGGTTATGAAATTGGTGATGTACTTAGAGATTATGTGGATAGTATAACACAGCCATATGGTTTAGATTCAGATAGTATCGATTACAACATAGTTAATGAAAATAGTTTCAAATCCATTTATAACTCTAAATCGCTGTCTAACCATCCTAAATTAGGACATAGCGCTACTTTTAGTGAAAATCGAACAAAAAAAGGTTGATTAATTCCATTATTTATTTTAAGTTTGTAGAAAATAAATAATCTTATGCGAATTACTGAAACAATCTTCACCTACCTACAAACATGTGTTTACCCCTTTGAGACCGTAAAAGTCGGTGATGTTACCGCTTTGAACAAATATCCTGATATGGATGATGTTTTATCGTGGTTACGTAACCAACACATTTATATTACCGCCTTACCTTTTAGAGATGCGAGCGAAGGTCCTGAACTTTCTTATTATTACTCAGTTATAGACTTAAATGATTTTGGACAGGAGGAGGATATTCTTTGTGACGAAACTAACTTAGGTGTTTCTGATTTGGATTACGATACGTTTGAAGGGGCATTAATTTCAGGTGTGGAGAGTTACCTCAGTTATAAATCCAAAGATTTAAAGTGGAAACGTGAGTTAATGTTTGGTGATAAAATTGGTGAAAAATTAACTTAAAACTTTTCAGAAGACACTAATTCTCTTGCCTGTTCTTCAGTATTGTAAGCGAATTCCCATATCAAAATACGTCTATGTGGGTCGAATGTGAATTTAGCGTGAGAACCTTCATTAATTTCCCATCCAGGATGTTGGTTTAATAGTCTATAACATACTTCTTCCATTTGGTCTGAAGTTTGTATAGTATTACCATTAACGTCATCGTTTGTGTCGTGAATCCAACCACTATCTCCACCAGCGTCTACATTAACTTCTAATATGTCGGACCCTTCATCGTTTAAGTAATCAAAGATAGGTTTAAATTCTTCTGGTTCTTCTTCCTCATCTATTACTACTTCATTAATGGGTTCGGTACCGTAAACTGTGTAGGTTCCGAATATTTCAACACTTCTATATTCAGAGTTAATTTCAACTTCATAAGTGTAGTATTCACTACCTGTCTCTTCGTGCCAAGTATTATCACCGACAGCCTCTTCAACATACTCACTAAGTTCACGTTCAATAGGAATTAAGAAACTTTTTGGACTACCACTATTTTGATAACCACAATAATACCCATCTTGATAGATTGAGAAGGCTTCATCAAACTCCATAACGGCTTTTTTACACCCTGATTTTAAGAATGCCGGATTAATTAAATTAAATAGTACTTTGTATTTCTGTTCCATGATAGTTTTTATATATAAATATTAGTCAGTGAACTTTAATTTCATAGTTTTCATCATCCATAAGGGTTTTTCTTTATTATTTAAAGCATCTACCCATTCTTTTGCTGATGGAATATAGTTATTACAATCTTCTTTAACGTGTTGTTCACCTATGTAACGAACAAAAACTTCTTTACCGTCTGAATTTAAGAATGACTCACCAAAGGTTTTCTCACATTCAAAGATACCTTCTGAATGGTGTCTAAATATTCGATGAAAAGATGTTCCAATCCATGATTTAGTTTCATCAAACCAATTATGTATATGTAAATAATCTTCAGGTTTCCCACCAAACTTTTTAGCGGATGATTTAGAGTGTAAAATAGGGTGTGCCATATCTTTTAATTTTAGTTAGTAATAAGTATAAATAAACAATTAACTATACACTAAAGTATCTTATTTAATACTTTTTAAAAAAATACATCATGAAAAAACAAAACAAATTTAAAGAATTACTTGTTGATAAACCTGATATTGTAATAATAATAACAGACCAAGAGAGAGCCACTCAATACTTTCCTGAAGGGTGGGAACGAAAAAATCTACCAACACTAACTAAATTAAAAGATAATGGTTTCACCTTTGATAAGGCCTTTTGTAATAGTTGTATGTGTACACCGAGTAGAGCCACTTTATTTACTGGTACGTACCCATCACAACATCAATGTACTGAAACACTAACAACAGGTGGTATATATTCACCTGGTGAAATACAATTAAATAATAAAAGTAATAACATTGGTAAGATGTTAGATAGTATCGGTTACGATGTACAGTACAGAGGTAAATGGCATTTAAGTAAAGGTGCTGATGGTGGTGACCCATTAGCTAAAGAAATATCACTTTATGGGTTTAAAGGTTGGGTTGGACCTGATGCGGGTGAAGATGCGAAACCTGAAAACTTTGGTGGGGGTTATCCAAATGCTGATGCAAGGTATGTGAAAGAAGGTATAGAGTATTTAGAACAGGTAAGAATCAGTAGACAAAAGGGTGAACCAAGAAAACCTTATTGTTTAGTATTAAGTTTAGTAAATCCTCATGATGTGTTAGGTTATCCAAAGTCAGTACAATTTGGTTATACTCCCGATGAATATACTGGTAGAACTATTACCGACTTACCACCTACAGTTACGGAACAGTTACTTAAAAATGGTAAACCTATGGCTCAACTACAAACAAACATTGCTGCCGATGGTTTATTAGGTGTCTTACGAAATGATGATATGAAATTAAATTACTTAAATTTTTACGCATACTTACTAACTAAGATTGATGGTGAAATTGGTAAATTTATTGATGTACTTTATGATGATACCAAAGGTAGTAGACTTGCTGATGACGCGGTAGTTATACGATTGGCGGACCACGGAGAAATGGGGATGTCACATGGTGGTATGAGACAAAAGGCTTTTGTTGCTTATGAAGAAGCGTTAAGAATACCTATGGTAATATCAAACCCTATTGTGTTTAACAAAAAAGAATCGTCAGATGAGTTAGCGACACTCATTGACATATTTCCAACGATATCTGAGATTGTCGGGGTACCTAAAGATAGTAACGCTAGAGGTGAGAGTTTAATTCCAATAATTGAGGAAGGTAAATCAGTTCAAGATTCTATATTATTTACTTTTGATGATACTAAGTCGGGCTCAAATAACTTACCATCTTCTGTTAAAGCGACTAATAGATTAAGGGCAATCCGTACACACGATTGGAAGTACACATATTATTTCGATTCATTAGGTAGATATCAAAAAGAGTATGAGTTATATGACTTAGTTAATGATACTGAGGAATTACATAATTTAGCTTATAAACCTAAGTATAGAGAACAAAGGGAATACTTACATCAACAGTTGATGGAATTAGAAGAAAGAAAGTTAAGAGTCAATGAGGTATTTGTTAATAAAAATAACCAATACGAATATAAAACTTGGGTTGAAACAAATCCTAATTTTGAGACTTATGCTTACAATGATATAGAGGGTTATGAGAAGGAGAATTTTGATATAAACGAAGAAAAAAATACGGAAAAATAGAATAATATGTTAATCAAAATAATCATAGGTTCATTCTTAATTTCATGGATATTTATAATTTATGAAATTATAACCGCACCTTTATGTGATGAGTACGGCAATATAATAAATAAAGATAAAACAAAAAAACAAAAATGAAAAAACTATTAACAATGATGTTGGGATTACTCTTAATTGGATGTGCTCAACAAAACGATTTAACTTTCAATGAGATGGTAAATCAAACACAGAAAGCGGCAAAAAGTATTGATACTACCGCTTTATTTTATGAATCAACTGCAACTAAAGAATTAACGGGTGTTAAATCGGTATTCGCGGGTGTTAACAACACTACTATTGAGGTGTTGTGTGATTCTAATGGAAAGACAAAATCTAGAGTGATTAATTCTCCATTTATGGAGGATGAGGTAATTAAGTTACCTGTAAAACTTACACTAGAGGATGCTGAACAATTATTATTGGATGCGGGGTATGGTACAGGAGTTGAAGGAGTTGCTGATTGGTCTGAAGTGGTATTAAGAAGACCATTGGAACCGAGTTTTAACTTCTCACAATACATTTTCACAACTAGTAAAGGTTTTGTAAGTGTGGATGCTACCACAGGTAAAGTTAGTCCTGTAGGTGTTGAGGGTTGTCCATGTCCATTCAAAGACCCATGTATATGTCCTGAAAGTAACTTATCAACTATGTCTAATCAAACATGGAAAAACACATCAACAGATGTTTCTTTTAGAGTAGCTAAGGGTAATGCGCAAACAGGACACGAAGATTTTTCTCCACCTGAAGGGACAATATTACTACCAGGTGATACTTGGACTGTTAATGGTGGTGATTGGGGTTATATAGTTTTAGATATGCTGAATGGGACTACTTATCTTCCTCCAACAACCACAGTACATTTTAAGGAAACATCAGGTGATTATGCACCCATTGACCCTCCAGTTTCTATGGACAGTGGTAACAATCCAGATGGTATTTTAGGATTTAATAAATTAGGGGATAACTCATATGAGGTAAAATATATGAAATCATCGTTACCTGCTCCTTATACGACAGGATTAATTAATTGGACAAGTGGACAGTCTTCGGCAAAAACTACAACGTTTACACCTCCTGGTTCTGTTTGGACTCAAGATTATAATTTTAATGACACATTAAGATGGAAATCGGATGGAATATCAACGGTACAAAGTACACAACAAACAGGTGATTCAAAATACGGTTACAATTACGGAAGTAGAGCTTATCCAGTAAATGTTTTAGACTCTGATATGAAAACAGATGATAATGCTTATGGGGTTGGTATGAATGGTGTATGGCAAATTGATATAATGATAGGTTCCAATGGAGGTAGTGGAATTCCTGATAGTTTATTTTGTGAAACATTTTATCTTGCTGAAAGAGTAAATATGACATGGGATAACCAATATTATTTAGATGATAACCCAAAAGGAGGTAATCAAAAGTTTGGTCAATTTGGTAGAGAAATTGATATTATGGAAACTAAGTGGCAAGTTGAAGGACCTCAAGCTAACTTACCTAATGGTAATGATACTATTCCATCATCTCAAATGAGTTGGAACACCGAAGTATCAGGAGCAAAAGGATATAATAAATTAGAGGCTAAGTGGGAGGACATGTATAAAACACAATGGCCTAAACCAACAACTTACGCAACTTTTGGTGTTGCTATATTAGATGACGGTCTATATTTTTATGGGTATGATGATGAAGGTAACCAAGTTTATGCTGACGGACCAATTCAATCAAAGAATGATGATTATAAACAAACTGGACCTTTTGTTCCTTACATAGGAACATGGACGGACCAAAAAACAACAACATCACCAGGTGTTGAAGGTAATTTTTCTACTTCATATAAAAACTTTATTTATAAGAAAATAACAGAAGTTACAGGTAATCCAAAAAGTAATCCTGAAGGATTCGGACCAGGTTTAAAATAACTCCAAGATATTATTAAAATTAAGACCCTCATCAGAAATGGTGGGGGTTTTCTTTTATAGGTATATTTATGGATATGAAGTCATACTTAAGAAAAATAAAAGACACCTTACTTTATTATGATATACAACCGTTACTATTTTTTTGGGTTTGTAGTGATTTATTAAATAATATGGTATTATGGACAACACCGTCTTATTGGGAACTTGCCGGACAACCTAACACTTATTGGTTATATATGACGTATTTTGTGTTAAGTCTTTCAATGTTAGTAACTTTACATAATATCAAATGGTTATCGAGAGCGGTTACAGGTTACCTATTACTTACGTTATTCTCAACGATAAGGTATCTTGTTAATATTTTTAGTGAAACCGGAGAACCTTTTGGTGTGATGGATATTAAAAACTTAATTATTACAATGTGGTACGCATTTATGTGGTCCTTAATATTATTTAAATTAAAAAGAGAAATCTTATATAAATCTTTAAAAAAATGAGTGAACAAATAACAACTATTATTATTACTACATTAACAGTTGCGGGAGGGGCAGGAGCGTGGAAATTCTATGAGTTTTTAATTCGTAATAAGAGAGAAAAACAAAAAGAAGAATTATCTGAGCAGAACATGTATCGTGATGACTTACGTACTAGAGTTGAAAAACTTGAAAGTGATAAAGATGAATGTACTATGACATTAAGAGAGTTAAGTTCAGAATTATCCGCAATCAAAGTTAAGTTAGATTTTTTAGAAAGAGAAAATGATAGATTAAAGTATCGTTAATAGTTAACAATTGAAGGATAATTCGTATCTTTGTTTTATTATGAAAGAACTAATATTAAAATTGTCTGATATTGAAGAAATTAACTTCACAACAATCATCAATGAAATTATTGAGATTGATTGTAGAGAAGAGGCAAGTAAAATTATCGGTCACTATATAGATGGTGACTTTTTAATGCGTTTTAAGTTACTTGAAGTATACAGTAAGTATTTAACATCTGATTATGATGCGTTTATATTAGATGTGGATAATCTAAAGATAAAATTAATTAAAGAGAACTTAATTTCCGAAAACGGATGTTTCGGTGTGAATGTTGATGTGTAGGTAATGAAAGCAATTATAGCAGTAAACAATCTTGGTTTTATCGGTAAAGGTGATAAACTTTTATGGCACAATAAAAAAGATTTAAATCATTTCAAACGTATGACTTATGGTGATACGTTATTAGTCGGTTATCGTACCGCTCAAGCCCTACCCTTTTTACCCAACAGGGAGTTAATGATTGTTGATAAAAGGGACCATTCCGTTTTTCACTACTATAATTGTGATTGGTGTATCGGAGGTAAAAAAACATATGAGAGATTCTGTGATAAGTTTACGGAATTACACATATCTCATATTGATAATAATAAAATTGGGGATGTAACGTTTCCAAATCTTAGTAATTTAAATCCTGAATGTAAGATTTATAATTACAACTTTTAAACAATAAAAAATATGAAAAATTCATTACTATTATTAATCGTACTTCTAACGACAAGTTGTGCGACATTTACAGTATCAACATTAAACCATGACCCTATATATGATGACGAAAATTATTATGTAGTTGGAGACAATTTAAGGGTGGATACTTTAAATGAATTTCAATTTAGAAATAAACTAAGAACAGATATAGGTTTTAGATTAGACTTTGCAAGATATGCCTTGAGTCAACCAGTATCATTTGATTGGAATAACCGATTGTTAGGGAGACAGTATGATTACCGATATAATTCTTATTATTGGAATAGAGACCAAATGTGGAATGATTGGGCTTGGGGTTATACGGGCTGGAATTCTTGGGGTTCTCCTCATAGATGGTCACCATTTGGATATGATAGATGGGGATATGGAATCTACTATGGTTGGAATAACCACGGATGGGGATATAATGGGTACTATGGTAATGGATGGAATAATTATTACGGGTGGAACAATTACGGTCAAAATGGTTGGTACGGAAGACGAGGTAGAAATAATGTGTCGTATATCAACGGTCGAAGAGGTAGTACTATGACTATACGAGACAGAATAGGACAATCTTCAATGATAGAATCAACTAAACGTAGTGTTAAGGTTGATAATAAAAGAGAAAAGATTTATATTAATAATAATAGTCGACCTACCATTAACAATAATAGACCAAATAATAATAGACCGACCATTAATAATAATACAAGACCAAGAGTTAATAATAATACAAGACCAAGAGTTAATAATAGTCGTCCTGTAATTAATCGAAGTACACCGACAAGAACGAACAATAATCCAAGTAGAAATAACACTACTAATAATCGTAGAAAAAATTAAGATATCTTAAAAATGGACAAAAGAATAGAAGAGATACTCGATAAAGAAAATTTTAGACAATCTAATACAATTGAATTAATAGCAAGTGAGAACTTTGCGTCTGATTCAGTAATGAAATTGGCGGGTTCAATATTCACTAACAAATATGCTGAAGGATATCCTGGTAAAAGATATTACAATGGATGTGACCATATGGATGAGGTGGAGACACTTGCAATAGAAGAATTAAAAAAGTTATATAATTGTAACTTTGCTAATGTTCAACCACATTGTGGTGCAAACGCTAATACTGCGGTATTTCAAGCATTCCTAAAACCAGGTGATACAATACTTGGAATGGATTTAGCAAGTGGTGGTCACTTATCTCATGGAAGTAAACCTAATATTTCAGGTAAAGTATACGACGCTCATTCATATGGTGTGGATGATAATGGTTATTTAAACTATGATGATATACGAACTAAAGCGTTAGAAGTTAAACCTAAAATGGTTATTGCAGGTGCGAGTGCTTACTCAAGGATAATCGATTGGAAAAAGTTTAGAGAGATTGCTGATGAAGTAGGGGCGATACTTTTGGTGGATATGGCTCACTATTCAGGTCTTATTGCTGGAGGTGAGTACCCCAATCCAATTGAATATGCGGATGTAGTAACTTCAACGACACACAAAACACTTAGAGGACCAAGAGGTGGTATTATTATTTGGAACAATTCAGACTATACAAAGAAAATAAATGGAGCAATATTTCCTGGTACTCAGGGAGGACCATTAATGCATATAATCGCAGCAAAGGCTCAATGTTTCATAGAGGCAAACACAAGAGATTTTAAGGAGTATTGTATTAAAGTAAAAGAAAATGCAAAACATATGTGTGATATCTTCAGAGAAAATGATATACCGATTCTAACCGATGGTACCGATTCACATTTAATTTTAATTGATTTATCAACTAAGAAATATAGTGGAAGAGTAGTCGCTGATATGTTAGAAGAAAACGGTATTACAGTTAATAAGAATGGAATACCTAACGACCCTAGAAGTTTTGTAGAAACTAGTGGTATTCGAATAGGTACTGCAGCTGAAACAACGAGAGGTCACAGTATTGAGTGGTTCAAAGAATTGGCGATAGAAATAAGTAAAATAATAAATGAATAATAAAAGATGATAATAGTAGACCATAAAACATTTAAAGATAATAGAGGAAGTTATACTCCAATGGAGTTAGACATAATGGGAAAGGAATGGACACAATGTTCCATTTCAATTAATGATGGTAGATATACCTTTAGAGGTTTACATTACCAAACAGACCCACCACAAGAGAAATACGTTAAGGTTATTCGCGGTTCAATCATAGACATCGCCTATGATTTAGAAACTCATCAAACCCAATCCGTAATTGTAAATGAAGGAAATGCTGTTTATTTACATGATGAGTATGCTCACGGATTCTTAACTTTAGAACCTGACACAATCGTTGTTTATATGGTTAAGGGTGAATACTCTCCTGAGTCAGAACATTCGATTGTATGGAAAGAGATTCCTGAAGTTAAATCTATTATAGAAAAATATACAGATAATCCAATAATTTCAGACAAAGATAATGAAGGAAAATAAATTAACAACTCACCAAATATTTTTAAGAATTTCCATAGTTTTACTTACTACTTTGTGGTCTATAATTTTTATAGCTTCGTGTAATAATAGTAAAAATAAAGATGATTTAAGTTATATTGAGAAGGTTATAAAAAAACATAACAGTATCAAAGATTCTTGGACTAATGTTAAACATCCTACAGTTCCTAAACCAGCAAGTAGTCAGTCTACAGTTATTTATGGTGATAGTGTTAGGGTTATGCCTAAGATTAAAAAACAAATTAACGAGGACTCATTAAATAATGACACCAACATAATAGATTGGTTTATCGATGAAGGCGAATTATATATCTACACTAAGCAAGATTCAATTAAGGATGAAATCGAAAGATGGAATTATATTAGAAGTTTAGATGAAGAGGGCTGGGAGGAATAAGTGCGAGCCACTAACAGAAAGATTACATTGTTATAAATAGTTTAAGAAGATAAAACTAACTCAATTTTATAATGATTGTCAATTAAATCAAAAGAGCGGTTAACGGTATCAATGATATCAGACGAAAGAATCTCATAGAAATAGTCAGAAGTGAAACAATCATATTCTTCTTCCAACATTATATAAGTTTCAAACTCAATGACATCACTCATCGTAAAATCAATTAGGTTAGTGTCTACAAATAATAAAAGAGTGTCTTCGTGTATATCCCAATCAGTAAGCTCAGGATGTTTAGGATAAATAAGTTTATCAAACAATACATTAATCACTTCATGTGGAACTGCAAATGTTGTCATACATTAAGGGAGTGAGGACTTAAGTTTAGTTAGGTCCATAGAAAGATTATTAGGGACGTGTGAGGGGGTAAAAGAGGATTCAACAACATTAGTCTCATTAGCTAAGTCAAACATCGTCTTAACGTCTGTACCTACGTTATACACACCTGACAAATCTTTATTAATACAATCAATAATGAGAGTGGCGATAGTATCCACATAATCGAAGTTACCGACATAATCAATCCAAGCGTTATCATATACAAAAGGAGAGGGTTTATGGGAACAACGTATAAGAAGATAATCCTCAGACCTTAACTGAATAAGACCGTCAGATAATAACTTAGTATAACCGTACCAATTATTACAATGAACAGGGACATCATTCTCACTGGCGAAGGGAATGGAATTAGAATAAACATAATCAGTAGAAATATGAATAAGTTTAATAAAGTGTTCATTACAGTAATCAATTAACTTATCCACAAACTTACAGTTAACGTTCCAATGAAGTTCTCTATCTTTATCGTAAGTATCAGTATGTGAAATACAGTTAATAACAATATTATAATTAGATAAGATAAACTCATCGAGGTGGTCAATATCAAAACCATCCTTACTACGGGAAACATAATCCCAATTAGTCTGATTAATCAATTCGCGACCCAAGAGTCCATCACCAAGTACTAATACATTATTTTTCATATCTTACCATTTATGTCTACCTTCAAATCTTTCTTTTATACTATAACCAATATAGACTACAGAGCAACCTACTAATCCTACTATTATCATTATTTTTAAAGTTTTTTACCGTTAACACGTTTAAATATATTTTTAAGTATTAAATCAAGTACAACTATTTTAAAAAACACATCTCTGAATAAACGCCACGGTAATATAGTTAATACTTTCCACAGGGTCATCTTCATACTTCTAAGTACTATAACGGTTTTTGCTCCTTCCGTGACAGGTGTACCACCATGATAAGACAATATATGGTTAGAGTTATAATGTATGTAATGACCTGGCTTATATTTCTGAGGTTTATGTTCTAAATTAGCGAGAGGGAATTCAGTAGAACCACCTTTAAAGTTATTATTTAAATAAATAAGGGTAGTAGTAAAACTCCCATCATAATGAGGTATCATTTCGAGGAGGTCATCAGTATATCTAATAATGAATTTATCCCTATCAAATTTAAGACCTAACTGTTTCTCTAATAGTTTAATCCTATAGTCCATAATTTTCTTACCGTCACAATCATCTATGTCATCATAATTCGACTCATAAACAGAAAGGGAGATATCACCAAACTCAGTAGTAACATTAAACTTATCAGACTGTTCATACAAATCCTTCAATATTATCTGACACTCCCTAAGAGGTATTGCTCTACCAACTTTATAATTATACTTAAACATACATACAATATAAGTTATTTAATAGAGAAAGGAAATAAAGGTAATAAATTAATTCCATCCCCCTCACCCTAAAGGGACGTTCACTATCGTTCACTTTCAGTGTCTGAAATAAATCCATTCCCCTATTTCCCTGAAGAAGGTCATCTAAAGACTTATACTCATAACTTAGTAGGGTATAATAAAACAATATCATTACAGTACCCTAAAGGGTATATACACACATATGAAAACATTATACTATAAGAGAAAGAATACTATAGTATATAAACAATAACCCATAGGGTTAATTAACAATACTTCTACCACTTTCTCCCACTTTTGTAAGTCATTTTAAGACCTTATTCGTTGAGGTCATTTTGTCATGGTTTTAAAAAAGTAGTCCTACAGATACGTTGAGGTTTACTTATTTAATTCCTTAAGACTACGTCTCCCCCGCTATAGGGAATTAACCTCTATTATTTGCTAGAATATATAACTAGTAAATTAATACCCTCTATTAACCCCTAAACAGGGATTTATTGTCGATTTCATCGGTGAAATAAAGGATTTTCTTGTTTTACACTACTACAGGATGGTGGTAGAAAGTGGGGAAAGGGATTGTGCTGTCCCTAACGTCTAACTGACATTCTGACAAATCCTAATAAAATGGGATAAAGTTATTAACAAAATATCCCCTGACAGTGTGTCAGAGGTAATTTATAAAAAGTTATTAACAATTTTAATGGGGGATTAACTGTACCCCTTAATTAAAAGTTATTAACATATGGTGTTCACAACTAAGGGAAGGGTTATATATTTAAGGGTATGGAAGAAATCAGAGAATTCATAGAGAGTAGTTTCACCCCAAGGGTAGCTGAGGATATGAATGGTATCAAAGTAATATTCACCTCAACGGTTGGGGATGGGATAATATGGTTTGAACCTGCCAAGAGGGGATGGAGTAAGAAACCCCTATCTACAAATCAATATATAATTGTGGACGCTGACTTGAATCATGTACTGACATTCCTAAATAGATACTACCAATTGGATGAGTCCAACTACCA